GCTCCGTTAATTCGCCACACAATACCTATAGTATACACTCGTGACCGATGTCTTGCTTGACCTGGTAATTTTACAAATTTGCCCGGGACGCAGCCCAATCGCAAGCGCGACCGGGTCGTAGCGCGAAATGCTCGGCATCTGTTTCGTGTCGGTTATATTGTATTTCTTAAGCACCTGCTCCTGCTCGGCTTCATTTAATATAACGTGTTCGGGGACATACTGGTGCTCCAGTAGATTGAACTGGAGCCGGTCGAGAGAATGAATCACGATGAAAATCCGGTCCTTTTCCCAAATCTCGTTGAGAATATTGACGATGGTGTCATTGACCTCCTGTTTCATAACGATAATAAGGGTATCCGTGGGTTGAAGCGCCTGCTCTAAATAGAAGAGGTCGTCAATCATATGGTTGATATTCTCTCGGCGCAGTGTTTTGGCTAAATAATACTTGACATATACTTTGCGTGTAGGATGGACGTCCTTTTCGGTGGTAAGGAGCATATCCAGTTGGTTATTCGCATACATGGTCTGGACTTCCGCAACACCATAATCGGTGTAGTTGGATACATCCATTCCTTGTCGTGCGAGCAACTGAAGTAGAATATTGCGGGACTTGAATAATGTTGAAATGGTTCCACTGCTCACAACTGCGGATGCCATAATAATATGTAATGAATGTAATGAATGGAATGAAATGAATGGAATGAATGGAATGAATGTACTATATAATAACAAATCTTTATTATTCAATTTTGTCGACCGGCAATCTTGCCGGCCATCGACCGGCAATCTTATAGCTTAATTGATAATGTTTTCACGCCATCTGCGCCAGGAGCGGCTGGAGCGCCACCGAGACCGACGCCGGCTCCGCCTCCAGTCTGCGCCTGTCCAGTCCCTTGTGCGGCGGTAGCTGCGCCGACCTGCGGTTGTTGTTGTATCGGCATCATTCCAGCCATCGGCATTGTTGCGACAACTGGTATATTCATAGTAGGTATGTTCATCTGGCCGACCTGGCCGCCACCGCCGCCTGTCATTACACCGCTGTTGCCGCCGATGCTGCTGCTGCTGCTGCTTGACGCCGCGACTCCATATCGCGAACTCAAATAACTCTCAAGAACACCCGTCGGAATTTGCGGAATGAACTTATTCGAACCGGTGCGACCGCGTTCGCGTGGTCTACCCCCCCCTTCTTGAAATATCGACGAATATGCTGGCGATGACGGCGCACGCGGCGAATAATCCCCCCCGCTTTCTGGGAGATTCTCATCATTATCTCCATATTTATCAAGCATCTTCGCATTAAATGACGCAACCGCACCGCGCACACGACTCGCCCCTTCCTCGGCCCCTTCCTCCTCGGCCGTTGGCCAAGAACTTGTATATCCAGGGCTTTGTGGAACATAATCCGGGTCGCCCTCCATCTCTCGGCGTATCGCATCTAATTTCACGCGCTCGTCCATAAGTCGCGACATTTGGACCTTAAGGCGTTCTTCTTCCGCCACATTTCCTTCCCGCTTCGCGCGCCCAATTTCACCAGAAACGCGCTCGGTTTCCTTCGTATTGGTTTCAATATTCCGGACATTTTCAGCCATCGCCACATTTTCTGCTTCAATCCGGCTCTTCAACTTTCGTCGCCCGTATCGTTCCATAAGCGAAATAATCGCCAACACCCAGTTCAAAGGTTTGCGCATCTTACGCAGTTCTTCTACCATATCACTCGGTGAAATAGGTGTGTCGTCTGGATAGACGAGCATTTCCGACAACCATCCGTCGGGAAATCGTGTCGGGAAATCACCCATCCATTCGCGCCCACTAATCGCCCATATCTCGGTGGGTTCGCCATTTTTATCCAAAATAACGGATTCAAGAAGAAGGTCCTCACCGGTAACAGACAACGGTTCTGCGGCAGCCGCCGCGCCCGCACCCGCCGCGCCTCGTATCCGGCGCGCGATATCCGCCTTCAATGCGAATCGCCAACCTAAATTTCGAATATTTTGCCTAGTATCAATATCCAATTCCATAATAATTTCCTCGGGATGAATGTCCGGGTCAAATGCCCCACTCGCGCCCGCAGGAATAATACCCGCACTAGGTCGAGTATCGTATTCTTCCTCTTCTTCGCTACGACTTGGTAAATAAACGCGACTGCCAATTGCGGCTTCCTCTTCCTCGCCGTTTGCGGCAGAAGCAGAAGAAGCAGAAGCAGCGACATTCGTTTTAACGCGCGGCTTCAGTCCTGCGGCCACACGATTTCTCTCAATAATATCATCAACCCCCATTGCGCCGCGACCGTCCTTGATGACCTTGTAAACATTATTAGAATACGACATACTCGGGAGCTGGTCGATATTGTCCTCGGTAATAATACGCATCTGAACGTTCATAACAATCAACTCCTGCATAAGGAGTTTTAAACAGTACGGAATACGCACAATACTGAATGACCTACCGAACTTTGTCATATGAACGACACTGGCACCCGTCGCGCCTGCGCCGTCCGCGCCTCCCGCGTCCGTCAAACTTCCTGAAAACTGAATCGGCCCATCTACCATCGGGCTCATAAAAAGATTCTGGTTCGGGTTATATATCGCAATCATGCCCGATTTGTTACAAACCGCCATATGATATTCATCACCGCGCACCATTAGTGATTCATTCAAGAAATGCGCTGCGCCGTGCCCCAATATACCATCGCGCTCCATTTCACCTACACGAAGACCTCCGTCATTTGCGCGGCCTTGGACGGTCTGGCGCGTGAGTTGTGTTCGCGGGCCCTGTGAACGGTAATTGATTTTATCCTTCACCATCTGTTTCAGACGCATATAATAGGTGGGTCCGATGTAAATATCGCTCTTCACTTGCTCTCCCGTCATTCCATTGTATAACACCTCTGTCCCCGATGAATGATATCCATATCCGGTCAAAACAGACCCGAACGATTCGTGTTTGGTCCCGTTGTTCGTATATGCGGTACAATTGCCGAATCCGCCGTGAAGAACACACGCCTTCCCCATAAGCGACTCGATGAGTTGACCGATTGTCATGCGTGTCGGAATCGCGTGCGGGTTAATAATAATGTCGGGGCGAATCCCGTCCTTTGTAAAGGGCATATCCTTCTCCGGAATAATCAGCCCGACAGTCCCCTTCTGACCGCAACGAGAGCAGAACTTATCGCCAATGGCCGGAAGTCGTTCTTCGCGAATCCGGACTTTCCCGATGCGGAACCCGGTCTCGCCCTCCGTCATAAACGCCTTATCCACGAACCCGAGCTGTCCCTTCTTTGGCATGGTCGACATATCGCGCATTTGCCCGCCTTCATTTTGGATGCTGACCGACCCCATCCCGATGACCACTTTCTTATCGTCCATTTCGGTGTTTTCGCGAATGAGCCCATTGTCGTCGAGGTAGCTGTAATCATAACCGGGTTTGATTCCGATTGCGCCTTCTTTCTGGATATTTGCGAACCTGGTATCGCGTTGTGCGCCGCGGACGCTGCTGCTTTCTTCGCGTGCTTCATACATGTTGTAGTATGTGATTCGAAACATTCCGCGCTTGATGCTCGCTTCATTGAAAAGAATCGAATCCTCGACATTATATCCGTTGAACGACATAATCGCGACGATGGCGTTGAAACCGCAGGGGTGTTCTTCATGATTAATGAGATCCAAATACCGACTCTTCACGATGGGGACTTCGCCGTTATTGAGGATAACCCCCATTTTATCAATACGCACCTGGTAGTTGCTGTGATAGATTGACGCGGCTTGTTTGGCTTGACCACACCCAAAGACATTACGCGCGACTGGATTATTTTCTGGGAAGCAGATTTGGTTGCCCATAACACCCATAAGCATGGATGGGTGAATTTCAACATGGGTATACTGTTTTCCGTCGGCGGATAGAACAGTGGCGCGACGGCGATGGCTGCGGCGGCGACTGCTACGGCGACCCTTTTTCTTATCGGCGTCGCCCTCGCCGCCCTCGTCGCTGTCGCTGCTGATGCCCTTGCCCTCGCCCTCGCCCTCGCCCTCGCCCTCGCCGCTGTCGCTCGTCTTCTCGAACTTATGGCTCATTGAAATGAGCGTGGACTCCGTCTCCGACGTATCGAGATACTCGATAATCGCCTGGGTCGCCTTCAACCGCCGAAAGTCCTCAATCGTATTCACGCGCGCTACATCCTCGCTCACTTTCTGTTTAACAGACAACGCGGATGTATCCGTCGCCCGTCCATAAAGCTCGTCTATTGTATAATAATTACAGTGTGCTGCCTGAAACGTCGGGTCCGATTTTACCGTAAATCCCGTCGTCATTTGCGCCCATGACGCTTTCCCTGCGCGTATCATCTCCAGGATTTCGTCCTTGTCATAACTAGGCCGCCCAGTCTCTTCGTCAATGTAGAAAATCGGGCGACACAGACGCCCCGCATCCGTGAATACATGAATCTCGTTGTTTTTGATATCCCAGCTACAGCTCACGTAGATGGGGATAAGCGCATTACGCCGGTGAAGCCGAATAAGTCGCATCGTTTCTTCAGGCCGTGTCACCGCGCCCACCCACGTCCCATTTACGAACACTTTTGTGGTATAATGAAGAAACATCCGCGTACATTCTTCCAGTAGATGCATCTTCGTGACTTCGCGCAACCAGATCGTCATTGGATACGCCGAACACTGGTTCGTGACCCGCGCCCCGAATGCGAGATGTTTATGAAACCCGATATTGGCGCCATCGGGTGAGTCTACCGGGTCAATCATCCCCCACTGGGACCCGTGAAGCATACGCGGCGCAACCACTTTCGCACTGCTATCCATCGGCAGGTTTATTTTACGCAGATGCGAGAGAAACGAATTGTAGGACAGGCGATTCAAATCCTGGATGACCCCGATGCGTTTGGTATGGTCGGTCGCGCCCCAGTTCCCTTTAAATGCTTTTTTGAATCCGCTTTCAACGATACGTTCTCTAAAAAACTCTTGGTAGTTCATTTGGACGAGACCGATGAAATTCTTCTCGTATTTCTTGGGGTCTTTGAAATACTCGCGGTCCATTGCGAGACGGATATGCTGCTGTTGAAGCGCGTAGTATTCTTTGAAGAGGTCAAAAATGAGCGACCCGCTTAATTCGATACGCTTGAATTTGAAACTGTCGCGGTCGGTGGGTTGGTCGATTTTGAGAGATACGCGGAGTAACTTGTATACCATATTCCCGAGGAAATACGCCTTCTGGATGTAATTCGTCTCGCCCACCTGTGGGAGGAAATAGTTCATGAGGATATCGTGGACCTGCGGGATGGTCTTGGATTTGGTGAGGGTCGCAATGAATTTAATGGCGCCTTCCTGTGTGAAGATTTTATTCGCATCGTGGATAGACGGGATGAAATGGTCGAGGAGTTCGGCGTGTTCGTCGAGGTCAAGGAGACAGAATTCTAGAATCTCTCGGTCGGAGAGAACGCCGAGGGCGCGCATCACAATAAAAAGCGGGACCGGTGAACGCACATTGGGAATATTGACGACGATTTGTTTGTTTGTTAAAAGGGTGGTGGGTGCGACGATGCGGACGGACAGTGTTCTCTCGGGTTTAGAAGCGTCCTCGCTGACGGTGCGGACATCGGCGGCGTGCGTGTATACATTATCCTCGTTGTTTTCGCGGATATAAATCATATTGTCCGCGAATTTCTCCTGGGATATAATAGTCTTCTCCTTGCCGTCGATAATAAAATATCCGCCGTAGTCATTTTTACACTCGCCCATATAGAAACGGGCTTTCGGTTCAAGACCGTGGAGAATACAGTGGTTGGATTGAATCATGATGGGGAACCGGCCGAGGAGAATTCTCTCGAGAGTGGCGGTGGTGACGTCATATCGCGTGCCTTCGCCCGCGCCCGCGCCGCCGTTTGCGATTTTGAATACGACATCTATGTCATAATGTATCGTAGTTCCATATGTCATATTGCGAAGCCTGGCCTCGTTGGGGAACATATAATGCTCGCGGTCGTCGTCGTAAATAATCGGTTTTCCGAAATAGACCTTGTCGCCGTTTTTTCCACCTAAATACAATTCACAGCGAAGATTGAACTCCTGTGTGTCTGGGTCCTGTTCTTTTTGAAGAATGATTGGGTTTCTCTCGCGGAATATTTTGAAAATCCCCTTGCCGAAGAAATCGTTGTAGGAATCAATGTGATGACGGACCAACATTTGAGGGTCATCTTCAAATAGACGCTTGATGACCTTCCAGGGTAACTCCGGGTCAGAATCCATTGTATGTATATACTGTTGCTATTATATACCTACAAATTCATAATAAATAATGTTTATGTGCTAAAACCGCATTCCGCCAAATGCGTCATTGTTCGGTCCGATAACTATGGGCACACTTGCCTCATTTTGCTTTTGTGTGTTGCGTATTTCGGCTGCGCCAAATAATAGGAGTGCGAGAAGTAAAATATAAGGGAAAAGCAGGATAAACCATGCGAAATTGGTGTATCCGCGCGAGCAGATAAAGTCTAATACCCATGTCCAGAAGACGAGGAATAATATTTCCACAATGAAAATCGTGGACGTATTCGCGACATTACAGCTGACATTTCCGAAACAATAATGGTGGGTGTTTTCCAGGTTGTCAAACAGCATGCCGAATAAGGAGACGACCGAGATGATGAAAAAAATGAGCGCGGGGGTACATAAGGAGCGCACCCGGTTGAGAATACCGTCCATGGAATGGAATAATGGAATGAAATGAATGTATATATTAGTATTTTACAAAAAAATAATAATACGCGACTCCGCGACTTCGTTGCTACGCTAACTTCGTTGCTACGCTAACTTCGTTGCTACGCGAACTTCGTTGCTACGCGAACTTCGTTGCTACGCGAACTTCGTTGCTCCGCGACTTCGTTGCTCCGCTACGCTAACTGAACTGCCTGCGCAATCGGCTGTATCGTCGGGTCAGAAGAACGAAACGCCGTGGATGCGCCCTGTAACGAGTTCATCGTGCTTGCGGGAATTTCAGCAAGACCGCGGAGTCCTGTATTCGCGACTTCGGGTAAATATGCGGCCATTCCTCCATGTTGTTCTCCAAAAAATCGGCGATGGCGGCGCCTATGCTTTTTGGACCCACCCCCGTTCTGGCCCCGTTCTACGAGATGGTTGCTGCTTTGCGGCGGTGCCATTGTCGTGGTATTCAGAGAGTAATGGTTTCCGTTGATGGATTGAGGAACGCCCCCACTTTGTGTATGATGAACGTCGCTAGGACCCCAAGGCCAACCACCTGTAACGCCTCCCCCACCAGATTGACAGCCTCTTTGATACCATTTATTGTGTTTTTTTTCGGTTTTCTTGTTGCGCGAACCTGATTTACGCCCACCTTTACAGTGGCGTCGCCGACGACTAGACGACGACGACGTCGACGACTTCGACGACTTTTTACGGGTCGTTCGTGTATATTTCTTTTTACTTGCCATTATACTATATAGTATAAAAAATACTACGCGGTCGGCGGTCGGATGTCGGCGGTCGGCGGTCGGCGGTCGGCGACTAAATAATGTCCACATGCGTCATCATATGACGGCGGCAACACATCTTCGTAAGGCCCAACGAGTCCATAACTTCGCCCTCCGGCGTTTTGTCGATATATTCCGCCGTGAGGTAGATGACCTTGTCAACATCGAGGTCTCGGGAAAGCTTGATTTTACGCACTTCAGCTAAATAGTATCGATATTTGTCGGCGATAACCTTACCGCAGGTGAAACATTTGACGGGGATAATCATTGTATCGGACGATGTATTGATATATGATAACATATTGTTTTTATATATCAATTTTTATTGAAAGAGCGACATAATCTTATGGAGTTGCGTCTGATTTTGTCCGTGGAGTGACGATGCGGGCGGTGGTGGTTGTTTACGCTTCGCCGTTTTCGCTGGCGACCGCGACCGCGACGGCGTCGCACTCATCTTCCATCCGCCATTTTGCTGCTGCTGTGATTGTTGACCGGTTGGATTCATTATTATTATTATACAATACCAATACAAAATATTGCGCGCGGCGAGGCGCATCTACCTACCCCTGAACCGCCCCCTGTTTCATACACCCGCGCCCACCAACACACTCTCCTAAATAATAATAGTATGCGACATCGCGTTCATTCATATCAAACGGCCGCTTCGCATTCCCCGCCACGCATTTTCCGGGGATTTTCGCGCCATCCGATCTACCACTAGGGTCAGCGACGTTGGCTTCCGCCGTATTCATTACAACCGTGGGGTCATTATCGCCTTCAAACCCCGTGTATTTCGTCCATCCACAGCAGCATTTTGTCCCGCACATTTGGCGTGTGGTAATAGAATTACACGCCCGTTCTAGTTCTTCCGGGGATTTCTGGTTCATCACACAAAAGGAATCGCTACACTTGGTATGGATTTTATCCAATTCGTTTTCCGTATACGCGGAACCGAATGCCTCTTTAAGTTCATTCCGCATACTGATTGTGGGAACGGTCCACGGGACGTCGGTGGGGAGAGTTCTACCGGTATTCGGTTCAATATACACTTTCTTTTCAACGACACTGGCGGCTCCGGCTCCGGCTCCGGCTCCGGCTCCGCTGCTACTGAATTCAATATATAACACCCCTCCCAGTAATATCATCACCGCAATAAAAATCGCGCCTATATTCTTAAAAAACGACTCGCCTAAACTAGTTCCTTTAAATGCCGTGACGCCGCTCTCCGCTGTCGACGAAAAGAATCCGCCTACACTACTCGCGCCAGATGAACCCGCGTCTTTGATTGTCGCGAGGGCGTTTGATACTCGTTCCATTGATTGATTGATTGATTGATTTACACGTATGTTGTATCCAGTTACATTACGTATAGATAATAAGGCGATTACCTAGGGGTCGCCTTCGGCTTCGCCACAATCCGCACCCCCTTCCCCGTTTTCACTTTCATATGTTCCACCCCCGTCGTATGAATCTCTCGGTGACAGTCTTCGCAAACCGACGCCAAGTTCGCCGGATGGTTTTTATGGATATGCGCTATAAAGTTGTCAGCATCTGCGCTCTCCTGATGCTGTAGATGGTGGACTTCGGTCCCGCGCGCTTTCTCGCACAATTCGCATAACCGCCGCAACTTCGCCGCATTATACCGCGACGGCGTGGCGTCATCCAAAATACTCGCCGTCGGCGTTTTCGTGCTAACCCCCCGGTATTTCACACGAATCGTATTCGCATTCTCCAAGAAATCACCCGGCAGATGAAGCGATTTACACACTTCCAGGCCATACATACTTTCACCTGCGCCGTCCTGGAGCTTCCGGTCATACACCAACGTGTCGCGTGACTTATCGTAGAATACGCGCATATGGGCGAGCCGGAGGCGCGGGGCCATCTCTCGGAGTTCCGAATACGCTGCGATTTCGTGGAGATGTGTGGCAAAAATAAAGGATGCGCCAGCGCGGTAAAGATGTTGTAGCCCCGCCACGAAGATACTAATCGCGGAGTCCATCTCGGTTCCAGAGCATAACTCGTCGCCTAGCACGAGAGTGTTCGAGTCGGCCATTCGCAGGATGACGCGAAGTTCCGACATTTCCACGACGAACGTAGACAACCCCTTAAACAGATTATCATTACCGAGAATCCGTGTCATTATCGCGCGGTAAGGCCGGTATACGAACGTGGTCGCGGGGACATAAAAACCGGCCTGTGCCATAATAACCGCGACACCAATCGCGCGGATGAGACTGGTTTTGCCCACGGCGTTTGTCCCGTAGAGTAGCATCCCTGATGCTGTTCCCGTTCCCCCCAATTCAATATCATTGGTAACATAACATTCGTCTTCATTGATTCTCTCGATGAGGCAGTGGCGGAGCCCGGTTGCGCGGACAAACGACGGCGTGCCCGTGTCCGTGATGGTCGGTCGGCAATACCGATACTTCCGCGCAACGTGGCATCTATTCTGTATCATGTCTACCGCGCTTACAAATGCGACCATATTCTCAAAATCATGGTAGTATTCATGAAGCGACCCGATGAACTGGTTATACAGGACTGACACCATATCTGATATTTTCACACGCAGGGATACGACTGCGGCGCATAATTCATAGATTTGCTGACTGTGGATGGTGTTGTTACTGCTAGATGCGGCGGGACACGTGATACCCATTGTATCGAACATAAGGACGCGTCCGCCTTCGCCCTCTCCCAATGAAATCGAAATAATCTTTCCGTTCGCGGGCAGCTTCTTAATCCGGTCTTCTAGAATTTTCGTGCGGCGTTTGGTTGCCTGGAACGAAATCCCCATTTTATCGGTCTCGTGGAGTTTGACGTAGTCCGCCGCCGCCGCCGCCGCCGCCCCCGACGCGGGTTTCTCGCCCGATTGTATCAACTCATTTAGTATCCGTTGGACCTCGTCGAGAGATTTCTGGGTCACCCGATACTCATCGGTGAGTTTATCCAATTCAGTAGATATCCCACGCTGAATAATATTGGTTTCAAAGAGTGTATCTGTAATATCACGGCACATATCAATATGTAATGTCTTCTCAAACATATCAAGCAACATCGTGCTTTTCCCGACCACATCGTTTCGGATATGAATTCTCTCGGAGAGATACCGCGCAACCTCCGAATCGTGATAACACTCCGTATATAATTCGCGGATATGACGAAGATTATTGAATAAATAGTATACGTGTTGAGGCGTAATCTTTTTTAGAATAATATGGCGGTGTAGTTTCTCAATGTCTTTCATATAGGATAATCTCTCGCGGAGTGTCGCAGTATCCACGCCCGTCGCACCGAGAGATAGAATATGCGCCGTTATCGCGTAATCCTGCTCTAGGTCTTCTGCGCGGAAAGTGGGGTGTAAAAGCGCATACTTATACGCACGAGACCCCATAGGTGTGACCGTATGGTTTAATAATGAAAGCACAGAACTCAATCGCGCACCCGTGCCGCCGCCGCCGCCACCGCCACCACCCGCCGCATTCCCGTCGTCTAATATATTCAACTGTCGCAGCGAATGGTTCGCGAGGATTAATCTATCCGACATATTCTCAAACACCGGCTCTTGAATCTTGGAAACCAGGCTAGGGTTATGTTCATAGATGAAGTTCAATAAATAAACAAGAGATTGCGAGGCGATAGAGTAGTTCATAAATGATTGTTCGAGAGATTTGGCGCGGCCATCCGGGAAAAATGTGGCGAGTACCTCCATTTGATAGTTTTGTTTCGCGCATCTCTCGGCTTTCGCCGTCGCCGTCGCCGTAGCCGTCGTCGAGACCCGATGAATCATTTTCGCCTGGATATTTGTATAATGAATTATGTCTTCTACTTCTCTCGTCGAGAGATTGGAGATAATAATAACCTCGGATGGAACATATGACGATATAAATCTCTCGACTTCATCATATGTAGTAGGATTATGCGAGTCTTTATTCTCGGTTTCAAAGATGGTTGCGCGTCCTGTATAAATGTCAATGGCTGTCATTCCCATGATAAGCATGCCGCCGACGCCACCGCCGCCACCGACGCCACCGCCGGCCATTGATATTTTCTCAATCCATATACACGCTATATTATTTGACTGTGCGGCCGCCGCAATCTCCGTAGAAAAATAGGTCCCTGGCGAATAAATACCTTGAAGCACCCGAACCGGCGGATTTTTTATTCCATCTTGGACGTACACCACCGCAGTATACCCGGCGTCCTGTAATTTCTTCAAATACTTATCCAGACCATAATCGCGAAACCCGGCTATAACGAATCCGGGCGTTTTATGCGCCTTTGCGAGTTCACAAATCGAGCAGAAATCGTCGATACGGCTTCCCGTATACGTAACACTGCCGTCGGCCGGAGTAATTATTTGTCCGTAGACTTCAAAGAACGCGCCGACTTGAAGGAGGACGACCGTATTCGCGCCATATTCCGCGGTATATTTATCCGTAAGAGCAAAATACTCTTTAATAAGTGCCATAGGAATGGAGCGAATGAAATCGTGACGATAACCCGTTACATATAATAATGTGTATACCTTTATTACACATTTGCGCACACGCACGCACGCACGCACGAACCGATATAGAAGTATAACCGTATTATACCTATACCTATACCTATACCTATACCTATGTTTCGTGTAGATCCATCATTTTATTCCGCTATTACGAAACCAAATAGAACCAGAAGCGGCGCCATTCCAATCCATAGTTTTCCATTAGAAAAACGACAGATAACGCACAACACAATCCTAGACCCGTATCGCCATGTTTACAATACACAAGGATTCAGTTCGTCAAAAATCGGCGACGCCGACGCGGACGCAGGTAAATACTACTATATTCATATAGACTCATATGATACAACGCCAAAAACGACTTGCGTCATCGATGAAGTAAGTCCTCTCATGATGAATCCAGTAAATTTTATACCAGGCGCGTATTATACATATGTTATAACGTCCATCATAGGGAAGGACCCGGCAACAAATGACACCGTAGTTTTGTCACAATCGAACGACGGCATGCCGCAAATATACGCAACAAGGGCAATGAACATGTATGAATTCGGCACAAAACATCATCAGATTATGTATAGAATGGCGAAGAAGGACTCCGCGTTATTCGCCGAGTTATCCAAAACATACAATAACGTATCTTACCGAATATACGCAGCAGGTGAAATAATGTGTGTAAACAATAACGCGCTTATATTTAATTTTATATCCGGAACGTATAAAATGAAACGGTGTATATCAGCCAAACGCGCCAAATACGAAGCGGCGTATATAAGATATATGATGCGGAATATTGCGCCAGATTACACAGACATCGTATTTCAACCTAACGCATTGATAAAGGAAGATGTGATGACATTGACAAAACAAGAATTGTCTCGGTTGCGACAACACAACATCCCATTGTTTATGTTTGATACGCAAAGACAATGTAATTCGATGAAATATGCGATAATTCGTCATCATCGGGCAAAAAAAAGTATAACAGTTGATGAATTACGCGAATTATATATCACGTATTCATCACCCGAGTAATCACCGCACGACATACCGGGCATTCATTTTTTGATAGTTGCGAATAACACGCGGAACAACAAACCTGGTGTTCGCACGGCGAGAACCGCGCATTGACGCGAAACCGAACACACAATATACACTGATGTTCTGTGTCGTCGGTTTCTTCGGGTGCGGAGATGTGCGCGGTTGAAAGCGTCGCAGACACTGACGGCCCTGGCGGCATGACAATTATCCCCGGATCCATCGTAATCCGGGTATAAAATCCGAGATACCCGGACCGCGCATATTCATTGTCACAGACACGCAGGCGCGACCCCATTGCGTCATTTCTCTCGAGATGAACACTATTGTTTACATTCCGCCCAATTGTAAACACAATATTTACATCAATACCCGTGATGGGAATCGTAACTATCTGATTCGCGAGAATTCGGCCATCCCCTTCGTATACAAATGGAGATGTTCCGCGCGACATGTATGATTTAATGATGCTCTTATTACGGTCATACATAAAATCGCGATACGCCCACGCCTGATACTCCCGCGCGGGAAACCAATTCGCGCGGGCCGTCGGCCCCACCACGGCCGGGTCAGTTATAAACACATATACATCATTGAGGTCCATAATCGGTATCGCATGCCCTTCGGATTCTAGTATGTCGTGAATCATTTGTGTAATGATTTCATTTCCATCATTGGACACAGGAATATCAGCAGCAATCCGCGCAATATAGGTAGGTAAATAGGGGTCGTTATTAGGGCGATATACAATATATTCACCATTACGATAAGGTTTCTCTCGATAGTAATGCGGGCGCTCTTTATATTCAGAATAGGCATCGAGCATTGCTGGATGAACCCTGCGTCGTGATGAGGTCCATTCGTGTGTAGTCGGGTCGCATATCCAGATATCCATTATGATGTATACAATCATATCATTATGAGTTTATGTCGTATTTTACAAATACCGATTTAAAGCGACAATTACGTATCTATATATTGACACCACGAACAATAAAATGAACTCATTTTACAACAATAATATCCCCATGGTTACTCTTGATGTTCGTATATCATGTGACACATTCTGGAACTACAAGTTCAACATACCGATACGCATCAATGATTATTATAATGACAATAACAGTCGGAATATCAATCGCGGCCACGTCGGCCACGTCGATACTGATATCGAAACAGACACGTGTCGTATTGGAAATATTGGTCGTCGAGACCCAGGATTTTGTCGCTTGGAAGAATATCTAGTGGATTATGTCATTCAACATATTTATGATGATCTTGTGGCTACGCGTCAGCAACGGGACATGCCGCTTCTATTGAAGAAGGCGCGAAAGTTTCATATTCACGGGCGAACACTGGAAGATATATTGTTTCCGGCGAGGGCAGGCTGTAGTGATACACACGCGATGCCGGAGAATATAGTGTATATATGTACACATTGCTAGCGGAATGGAATGGAATGGAATGGAATGGAATGGAATGGAATGGAATGGAATGGAATGGAATGGAATGAAATGGAATGGAGCCGCGAACGGTAGTGTAGCGAATGGAATGGAATGGAGCCGCGAACGGTAGTGTAGCGAATGGAATGGAATGGAGCCGCGAACGGTAGTGTAGCGAGCGGAATGGAATGAAATCGCGTAGCGGCGGCATTACTCCCCTCCACCCCCCGACATAAAATTGTGTAATAATACATCCTTATTTGTATTTTTAACATCTCCTGTCAAAATGGAGTCCTCATACATTCGACGCAATACATCTGGAGGGGCATTTGAACCCACCTTAAGTAAGTGATGTTCGTATAAATATTTCCGGATTTCGCCTATTGTTTTCTGTTTTAATGTGAGGTGTTGGTTCTGAATATGCCGTTGTGTCTGTTTATTTTTTAATAACACACCGACAACATCGTCGTGTTTTCCGATACGATAGCTTTTCTTCTTTGTTTTGCGGATTTTCACGCGCATACCCGCTACTTGTTGGTCGCTTGCGTGTTCTCCACCGCCGTTTAACTCGGTCGACGGCGTTGGCGTCGGCGTCGGCGCGGCGGGGTGAACCTGGGGTTCACTACCCCCCAACATTTTTGTAGCCCATTCTCGAAATGTCGGTTTCTTCCCATTTTTGAGACACCCGTGAGGGGGTTCTTCTTTCAGGAAAATAGATGGCAGAAAGTCTTCTAGTTTAGTTGGGATATGTAAGGCCGGTTCGGCGGCGGGTTCGACCGGTTCTGGTGTTTCAGCGGAGGCGCCCGCAATCGTATTATTATACATTTCGGCCAATTCTGATATTTTCGGAATCGGTGGTGTCTCCTGATTCATCGCCGGCATCATCGGCATCTGCGACATCATCGGCATTGGACCGAGGGAAACCATCGGCGACGACACGACAGCGGGGGTGGGCCCGGTATTCTGTGTAAGAAGCGTCGGGACGACAGGCAACCCAAGCAATCCCGTGTTTGTCAAAATTTCACCATTGTGTAATGTTTCGGCGACTTTATTCAACATTTGAGCCTCGGGTGTTTTAGCTTCGGGCAGCCCAAGTCCGTCGCTGCGATGTTTCTGGGTGTGCTGCTGCCGCTCGCGGCGTTTCAATGCGAGTTTCCGCAGAAAATCCATCGATTGAGAGAATGTAGTGTCGCCGCCACCGCCACCGCCACTGCCCGATGATGGCTGTGATTCTGGATGTTCGCGTGCTCGTTCTCTCGTTCGCTGGTGCTGTTTAATTCTCTCGAGTAGTGTTTTTTTAAGCGTGCTAGGTTGGACGATTGAACTAGGTCGTATTTTCCGTTCCTTCGTGCGCTTCGTCTGTCGTCTGGCTCCGCCCCCGCCACCGCCCCCGCCGCCGCCCATTAATGATTCGGCATTGATAACTATACTTTTTCTTTCACCACTCATTATTACAGAATCGTGTAATATCTTATATATAACTTATAAGATACTACGAGTATATATTTACAAATATAACGTCTTCATATACGGCCCGAACCCCCGCTCTTTCCGTTCTTTCACTTCCGGATTTTCAATAAACAGCTTGAACCCATTCTCTAAATCGGCGAATGTCACTATTTTTTTCTCGGACACCGGAAGACAGAACACTCGACGACTATGTGCGATTTTCGTTTTCGTAAATAATGTTTCCATATCACGGCCATATGTCGTGAAATAATCCATTCGTGACGCAAACCACGACTCGGGGAGAGCCGTCTCCACCGCCGTTGTCGCGGCTATCGTCCATCCATAATCCCGCACCTGTTTTTCATAGATGGATTTCAGTTCGCCCGGTTTATAACCGTCTAGTTTAAACCGCCACGTAAACCGCGAATTCAACCCCTCATTCAACGCGAAAAAACAGTCATTGAGCTCCTTCTCATATCCCGCAATAATGACCATCCAGTTATGCTTATGTTCACTCAATGCCTCACACAGGGTATCCACGCACTCTTTCGCAAAACTGTCGCGCTTCTCGGAGTTGCCGAGTGAATATGCCTCGTCAATAAACAAGACGCCGCCGAGCGACGCCTTAATCATATCCTTCGTTTTGATTGCGGTTTGCCCTAAATACCCCGCAACGAGGTCATTCCTGCTAACTTTTTTGAAGATTTTCTTATTTAAAATACCGAGATTGCTGAAAATCCGGCCGATGATTTTCGCAACTTCGGTCTTACCTGACCCAGGTGGCCCATATATGACAGTGTGCATAAAATCACCCTTTGTGGGTAATACTGCGTTCCCACCGTCGTCCATCAATGTATTTTTTTTAATACTTTCAGATATACGCTGATTTAATGTTTTAAAATCAAATATCGGCGGCGGAGGTGGTAGCCCCATGTTCATCGTCGACGAAGATTGAAATGGTGCCGCAAATGGATTAAATATAGGTTCTGTAACTGGCGCTCCCGCTGCCGCTCCCGCCGCCGCTGCCGCGTCCTTTGTATTATTCTTATTCTCTGGAATATGAAGACCCTGTAAATAATATAGAATCTGGTCTACGATTGTTTGTTTGATTGTATCCATTCCAATCATATTCGATAAATCGCGCAAAGGCTCGCGTATCGCATGAATTGCCGACATATTAATGTTATATTTATTGGTTTCAGACAATGGATATTTATCACATAGCGCGATGAGGTCGTCAATATGCTGAATATTTTCGCGGATTTCTATCACGACAGGCGCGACGACGGGCGCGACGACGGGTGCGACGACAGGCGCGACGACGGGGTTAATCGGAAAAATAGACGCCCATAAATTCGTCTGTGTTGACGATGAGCCTTGTGGATTGAATGATGATTGAGATGGAATAAACGGCGTAAATGTCATATTCGTAAATGGATTGGTGGGCGCTGCGGGTGTAAATTTATAAATACCAGTTTCATCCACAAATGAATAAGGTGTATTTGATTTATGAAAATAATTGTGTAATTGTCGTTCCATATGTGATACCTGTTTTTCATTTTCAATACGTTCCTTTTCGTGCTGTTTTAGTGTATCCTGACGTGACGGTGGAGGCGGTGGAGGCGGCAGTTGCGTCGTGGGCGGCGGGGGCGGGGGCAGCGGCGGGGCCTCCATCGGATTAGACGGACGCTTATAATACCAACGCCGTTTTTTACGCGGAGGTTGGTCATTGTTATTGCGATGATTGTTAGACATTGATAAAAATATACGCGATTGTCGGGTAATAGAATAACCCATTAAAGGTTTATATCCATTTCATAACTCGTCAGCATTAGATATCATTTGAAAAAGAACATAAAAATAAATTGAATATACATTATAGTTTATCCTGAATTATAACAATCAGGGTTAATTCATTCCATTCCATTTCATTATTGTTATTCACAACGATGCCAAAACTTATCCGCAAACAAAAATTAGTGAACCCGGAAGAAGCACCACCCGCCACGACGAATACGACGACGACGACGAAGAAGGATGAGGAGACTAACAATAACGACAACAACGACGAAGAAACAATGTTTCAGGCATACGAACGAATGAATCCCCGATACGCCGCGAATATAGCCGATGCGACGGCGACGGCGACGACGACGGCGTCGCTTCAAGACAAAATCCAAAGCCGCATCGGAAGTTATATTGAAGAACCGTGGAAGCTTATCGGCTCTTATTTCGAAGGAAAACATCTCGACCAACTGGTGCGCCACCAGATTGAGTCCTATAATGATATGGTGAACGTCCAACTGAAGCGAACCGTCGACATGTTTAATCCGGTTAGAATCACATCCGACCAGGATTATGACAGAGTCACCCACAAACACCGCCTGGAAATAGAAGTGACATTTGCGAATTTGTATTTGTCCCGTCCACAAATACACGAAAATACCGGCGCAACCAAAATCCTCTTTCCACAAGAAGCCCGACTCCGCAATTTCACATACGCATCAATGATGACGGTGGATATGATGGTGAAGTATATTGTGCGCGGAACGGCGCCGGACAACGAACAAATAACAACTCATCACAAGGTGTTCAATCAAATCCAAATCGGAAAACTGCCGATTATGTTGAAATCATGTATTTGCGTATTGACACAACACAAGCACCTCGACCATAATGCCACCGGTGAATGCCCCTATGACGCTGGCGGTTATTTCATCATCAATGGGAGCGAAAAAACCGTGCTAGGACAAGAGCGCGCTGCGGAAAACAAGGTCCTCTGCTACAATGTCGCCAAAAACAACAACAAGTGGCTCTATGTCGCGGAAATCAAGTCCATCCCTGATTCCAAGTGTATTTCGCCGAAACAAATCAATATGATGGTGATGACGAAGCAAAACGGGTTCGGACACCCCCTCGTCATTCAAATCCCGCGAATGAAACAACCGATTCCATTATTCGTCGTGTTTCGCGCACTTGGCGTCTTATCTGACCGCGATATTTGCGAGTATATTGTGCTCAATGTGGCCGCCAACGCCAACGGCGGCGAAGACGACTGTGGCGGCAAAAGCGCAGAATTAACCGACCGACTCAAAGAAGCACTTCAGGCGTCCATCATTGACGCAAATGGTATTATGACCCAGGAAGACGCAGTCAAATATTTCACATCCCAGGTCATATTTACGCCGATTAATATGGATAAAGAAACGGGCGCGATGAAGAAGCGCGAGTTCGCACACGAGGTCCTTCACAGCGACCTCTTCCCACATTGTAATACCGCGACACAACGAATATTCTTCCTCGGATATATGGCGAACAAGCTACTGCGCGCATTCTTTGAAATCAACAAACAGGATGACCGCGACTCTTATTTGAATAAGCGCGTTGACCTCACCGGCGCACTTCTGAATAACCTATTCCGGAATTATTTCAACAAACTGGTGAAGGATATGTCAAAACAGGTCGTCCGCGAAATCAATACGGGGTCATGGCGGTCAACCGATGATTATTTGAATATTATCAATGACACGAATATGTATAAGATTATTAAGTCGACAACCATTGAAAACGGATTGAAGCGTGCGTTATCCACGGGCGATTTCGGAATTAAGAGTATGACGAGCAATAAGGTAGGCGTGGCACAGGTGTTGAACCGTCTCACTTATTCATCGAGTTTGAGTCACCTCCGCCGTATCAATACACCGATTGACAAGAGCGGTAAACTAGTGCCGCCTCGCAAGTTACACAATACATCGTGGGGATTCCTTTGTCCCGCGGAGACGCCGGAAGGCGGGAGTATCGGTGTTGTCAAGAATATCAGTTATTTGAGTCACGTGACCATCCATAGTAATCCGACGTCGCTTCACACATATATTGATGAATATATTGAGCGCCTGGAAACACTGACGCCGCGCGACACCTATCGCCAGGTGAAGGTGTTTGTCAACGGCATCTGGTTGGGAATCACGCGCGACCCGGTGCGTTTGTATCGCGAGTTCAAGCTGATGAAATGGCGCGGAGTTATTAATATATATACATCGGTGGTGTTTGACTATCCGAATGCGGAAATCCGGATTTGTAATGACGCGGGGCGGATGATGCGCCCGCTGTTGTTGGTGAATCAGGATACGAACGACCTCTTTATCACGAAGGAAATGATAGACCGGGTGGCGGCGAAAGATATTGGGTGGGACGACCTCCTCACGCATATCGCGAGCGGCGGCGCAGAGGAGGAGGCCCCTAATCACGCCGTGATTGAATATATTGACCCAGACGAGCAGGGATTCAGTATGATTGCGATGCGCCCGAAGCATTTGTCGCGTAATGAGCGGGACCTGGCGACATCCCCCTATATTTACAAGTATTCACATTGCGAGATTCATCCTAGCACGATTTTCGGGATTTTGGCGTCGTGTATTCCATTCCCAGAGCACAACCAGGCGCCTAGGAATACGTATCAGTGTTTGGATATTAACGAAACTGTGCTGATGAGTGACGGCCGGCGTATACCCATCAAAGACGTCAAAGTAGGCGACGAAGTGATGACGTATCACCCGACAACCTTTGAAGTTAGCAAGACCACCGTCGTCAATCATTTCATCCAAGAAAACACGCAACCGGTATACAAGATTACCACCATCTCTGGGCGCGAAATCATTGCGACGGAAGACCATCGGTTCACAACGAATGCGGGGTGGAAAACGGTCAAGGAGCTGATGGATAACCGCAAATTACGTGTGGGGATGTTTCTTGATATCAAAACATTAAACATGAACTTCATCGAAGTCCACAGCATCATCCCAGTATCCAATCGCCTAGTCTCCGATATTGAAGTCGCCAGTGAGAACCACTCGTTTATTGCGGGCGACGGGTTCGCGAGTTCAAACTGCGCCATGGGAAAACAAGCCATCGGCATCTACGTCACGAATTACCACCGCCGTATGGACAAGACCGCGTATGTTCTCACCTACCCGCACCGCCCCCTCGTGGATACCCGCCTCATGCAAATGATTCAACTCGCGGAAATTCCATCGGGCGCACCCCTCATCGTCGCGATTATGTCGTATACCGGCTACAATCAGGAAGACTCCGTTCTCGTGAATCAAGGCGCCATTGACCGCGGAATGTTCTCCGCCACGATTTATCACACGGAAAAGGACGAGGACAAGAAAATCAACGGCGACGAGGAAATCCGATGCCACCCCGACACATCCAAGACGAAGGGAATGAAATTCGGGAATTACGACAAGTTGAACCAGCGCGGTGTTATGCCAGTGAATACATTTATCGAGAATCGCGATATTATTATGGGAAAGGTGATTCCCATCAAGGACAATCGGAACGACCCCACGAAAATCGTGAAATATGAAGACATCAGTCGCGTATACCATACATCCGAGGAGTGTTATGTAGACAAGAGTTACATTGACAGCAATGGCGAGGGATACTGCTTCTGTAAAGTCCGCGTCCGCGCATTCCGCAAACCGGTGATTGGTGATAAAGTGAGTAGCCGAATGGGGCAGAAAGGCACGATTGGCAATATCATCCCCGAGCGGGATATGCCCTTCACGAAGGACGGTATTCGCCCCGATATTATTATCAATCCTCACGCCATTCCGTCCCGTATGACAATCGGGCAACTGAAAGAGACCCTCCTCGGGAAGCTTCTCGTGAATCTCGGTTTATTCGGCGACGGCACATCGTTTGGTGAATACGATATTAAGGATATTAGCAAGGAACTCCTGAAAGTCGGATATGAAATGAATGGGAACGAAATCTTATACAACGGACTGACTGGCGAACAAATCAAGTCGGACGTCTTCATTGGACCGGTGTTTTACCAGCGCCTGAAGCATATGGTCAGCGACAAGCAGCATAGTCGATCGATTGGACCGATGGTGAATTTCACGCACCAACCCGCGGAGGGGCGTAGTCGTGATGGTGGGTTGCGATTCGGAGAGATGGAGCGTGATGCGATGGTGGGGCACGGCGCATCGCGCTTCACTAGGGGGCGAATGTATGACTGCTCGGATAAATACGAAGTCCACGTATGTCGCAAGTGCGGTATTATCGCGTCGTATAATGATGAACGAAGTATTCACTTCTGTAAGACGTGCGACAATCGCGCGGATTTTGCGCTGGTCCAGATACCGTATGCGTGTAAGTTGCTGTTTCAGGAGCTGGCGACGATGAATGTGGCGCCGAGGATTATGACTTAATTGTTAATTCCTAGGACAATCGTCGTCAATTTGTATACAGAATATTATTTACTTTTAGGATTAATATATTATAAGTAATATATAAATCCAATGAATTTCTCTTTAGGACTAGGAGGTGGTGTCAAAGGAATTTCTCCTCATCCTGTTTCAAATGGAACTCTGAAAGGCAGTTCCGAATTAGAAACCGTTCGTTTTACTCTTCGTAAAGCATGGAACGGGTCTGCTGCCAGTGAAAAATTGGGCGGCCGCGCCCCCGCAGCAACCCCCTTCCGTGTCGTGAATAACGCCGGCGATTATCTTTCCCGCCAAAATTATACGTCAGGTGGTTCAAACCAGGTGACTAGTGTGAAACAAAGTATCGCTTCAGGATGGCGCGGTTTAGCTGGAGGTGTCCACGCCAACGCAGACGGCACCGGCATTCCATCGGCCACTTGTAACACCAAATTCGTGTATGACGGCTCCGATTACACGCGTTTTCGCAAGCAGATGGCGATGAACCGAAACTACAATGACGCCGGGTTTGGTGGAGCCAACAATGCGGCCCAGTCGGCCATTCGCGCGATACGGAGATAGCGGAGCGTATTATGAAATATGAAATATGAAATGACAATGAAATGACATTGAAATGACAATAATATATCATAATATACTAATATACATATAATACCACCTCATCGCAATGATGACACAGCCTCATCGCACAATCAATATGCCAGAGCAATTTAGCCCATCTGCGGGCGATACATTATTCGCAATGAATCGCGCGTCCTATTTACGCACCGCCGGCGCGGTTGGCGCGGATGACGTGAAATACAACGCGATTCTGAATAAAAAGACGAAAATATACAATTCCACGGATTCATCTTCATATATCCAATCTCGCCGGATTCATTCCATCGGAATCAGTTCTACGCGCGCGCCTTTAGGCGATACTTTAACGTTTAAAAGCCCCGTTCTTCAAGTTCAAAAGGACGCGCTTCGCCGATGCCGTTCGGGCGGGTGTATTGCGCCGGCCAAGAAAGGGGCGAATCATTCCTTCCATTCTGGGCGATAAATCGTATAGGTATAATAATTTAGGATAATCTTTTTTTATTAAATTATTGTATAACACGCACACTACGTAATGTTGAACAAGTATTTGGTAGAGTTCCTTGGAAGTGTATTCTTCCTTTATGTCATTATCGCGACTGGCAATGCCATCGCCATCGGTGCGGCTTTAGCCATCGCGATTATGCTCGGTGGACACATCTCCGGAGGTCACTTCAACTCCGCGGTCACTGTAATGATGGCTGCTGCTGGAAAGATTCCGATGACGGACGTTCTTCCCTACATCCTCGCACAGATTGCGGGTGGTCTCGTCGCCCTTGAGCTCCACAAGCGTGTCCGCTTTTAGACCATTGCGCGAAGAATATAAAATTGCTATATTATAATAGAATAGTATAACAATTATTATGCCGAGTGTATCTAGTATAACAAAACAATATGCTGGAGGTTTACGACAACAACAGAAAGGAGGACAAGGTGGTGGTGTATTAGGTTTTTTAGGGATGGGTGGCGAAAAAACCGAAAATGACGATAAAAGTGTAAAGGTGGACGACCCGATTCTTTCAGAACCGAACAAAGACGCCGACGCCGATGCCGCCGATGCCGATGCCGCCGATGCCGCCGCGGCACCGTCTTTTATGGATAATGCTTTAAGTGCCATAGGTTTAGGTAAAAAAACGGAACCCGATGGTTCGGGTGAATCCGATGCGGATGCGGCACCGGCGCCTGCGCCCGAACCACCTGCGCCTGCGCCTGCTCCTGCGCCTGCGCCTGCGCCTGTGCCTGCGCCTGTGCCTGCTCCTGCGCCTGCGCCTGCTCCTGCTCCTGAACCTGCGGCTGGTGATAATGTATCTATGATGGATAAACTAAAAGGCGCATTCGGAATGGGGAGTGAACCCACAAAAGACGTCGAAGCAGTCAGTGATGCGAGCAGTGACGCGAGCAGTGCCGAGAGCAGCGATGACGAAGAAGATAATGGTGTTGATTTTGAAAAATTCGCAGAAGAAATCCAGACGCTTCGTAATAAATATCAACAATTAAAAGAAGAAAATAAACAATTGAAGTCGGCGAAAAAGGAAGAACCCGTTCAGGCTGATACGAGCGAATTTTCCAAAATGATTGCGTCATTTTTTGCGATTAAAGGTTCTGTCGCACAGTTACAGCTTTCATTGAAAAAACACGCAGACCAAAACGGGTTTCCTGTAGATGGTTTAGGGTTGGACGAGTCGGAACCGGGTTCTGAATCGGGTTCTGAATCGGGTTCTGAATCAGGTTCTGACTCGGGTTCTGAATCGGGTTCTGAACCCGATATGAAAGAAGAATCATCGGCTCCTCCTCCTCGTCCTGATTCTTCTTCGAATACATCAACTGAAGAAGAAATTCCAGAAATACCCGTAAATGCGCCAGCACCGGAAGCGCCAGCATCGGAAGCGTCGGAAGTGCCAGCACCGGAAGCGCCAGCACCGGAAGCGTCGGAAGTGCCAGCACCGGAAGCATCGGAAGCGTCGGAACAGCCAGTGTCAGAGCCAGTGTCAGAGCCAGTGTCAGAGCCAGCACCGGAAGCACCGGAAGCGTCGGAAGAGCCAGTGTCAGAGCCAGTGTCAGAGCCAGTGTCAGAAGCGCCCGTCGCTCCACCCGCGACATCAAATTCTTTATTCAGTGGCGGAAAAAACCACTACGTCCATAATATGAAAAATAATAAGACGCACCGTCATCATAAGCGCCGCAATCGCCATCAGACATTACGGGCGGCCATGAAATAAATTCTATGAATACACGCGTATACTCTCGTGTGTATTCATAAATACGTAGTTATACGTATTACGTATTACGTATATCACCTTCGATTCTTACGATACAATATTCTATATAACAAATACAGCATAATCGCGGTTATTCCATAATAGTATGTCTGTGATAAAGTATCGCCGCGAATATCGGATTTGTCTTCCCCCCCCTCGGTTCCACTGCGCGTATTCATTAAAGCCGACAGTCTCTCTATTAATTCATCATATAGCGACGACGCAGACGCACCCGCAGGCGCCGACGCCGCAGACGACGACGCCGCCGACATCGAAATGGGGTCTTTATAAAATGAACCAGCATTTGCGTTATGTTCCTCCATCACTTCTCGCGCATTGGGGGCCTCTTTCGCGTCGCCACCACGCCCAAACTTTCCAAACGACAATCCAGTGATTGGCGACGATTTGGTATTATAACTTAAAGGACTGCGATGCGTCGTTTGATACGCGACCCCAGACGACCCAGCTAAACTTCCCATTTCGTATATACCAACGGATTCGCCGTTTTCGGAAACAAGCGAATATTTATATATATCTATTTTTTTTTCTTCTTCGTTGGCCCCCATCGCGTTAAACCCCTCATCACTATTACCACACGATTTCCCAGATGCGGGATTAACCCTCCCCGGAAATTGGCACGGGTTCATTTCCACCATTTCAACAAGCGCGACGTGATGTGTCTCGCTCCCGCGCACATTATCATTATTCACCGTCTGTAATGTTATTTCGGCACAATCCGGATAGGTCCCTGCGGTGAAACCATTGAATAATTGAACTGGACTCAATGCGCCTAAATTCCCGAGTGCGCCCGGAATAAGACCGCGTAGGTCCTGAAATGTGCGGCCGTCCGCACCACTCGCGATGAAGGGAATCGAACCATCCGGGATATTATTCACATAAATCCAGCGGGTCACAATTTTCTTATCTTTGGCGCGTTGCTCGTCACGCTGTTTCTTCTGGTCATTCAGCGCGTTTTTCAATTTCGTGGCTTCATCCTCGGTGATTTTCTGGGCGCCTTCTTTATTTTGGACTTCTTCATAAGCCTTATCCCACGCAGCGTCTTCATCGCGTTCTTTCTTCCACTGCGCGGCCGTCGTCTCGCTACATTTTCCAGTTGTTGGCAAGAAGAATTTATTACCGAGGGGTTTACCGGTGACACTCGCATTACCCGTTCCGGAAATAAGAACTTCGACATACGAGAGAAGACCGTCTACATTATTGGCGAGTGCGCCGAGAGAAAACCCGGGCGACATTCCCATCTCCGAGGGTTGTTTTATACTTTTCCAGTAGTCATAAGATGGTCCTATTAATGACGACATTTATTTCAGGTTTTTCGTTTCAGAAACACACGTTACTACTTATTGATGAGATTAAATAATGGCGTCGGCGTCGGCGTCGGCGTCGGCGTCGGTTATTGTATCGTTATATTCAATTGCCCCCCCGGGGAAAGCGACGTATTCAAATCCTGGATTTGTTTTCCTAATGCCTGAAGCTTGTTTTCCGTTTGTTTGATTTCATCTTTCTGGTCTTTCACCGCGTCCACGTATTTGGATAAGTCGTTTATCTTGCCCTTTAATTCAATATACTGGCCGCACTCGGTCGCGCATGGTGTCTTCTTTTTCTTTTCTGCGGCCTCTGTGTCTGCGCCGACGAACTTACCATCTGTCGTGGTCGTTTTGCCGTCCTTCGTCTTCGTCGTCGTCGTTGTCATTCCTTCCACCGCCTCACGGAAAATGGCCGCATCCGACATGTTGTTATTCGTATTATTATCCGATAGTGGAAGAAAGAGATGCTTCCAGAAAGCATGTGCGAATATTCTCTCGCCGTTGAATAATAATAATATCATTAATCCCGTAACAATCAACAATCCAGCAACAATAAATGCCTTGTATTTTACGATAGGGTGGGTCTCGGTATCATTTATAAATTCTAATACATTTGACCTAAATACACCAGGGTGGTGTATGAAACTGTGAAATATCATCGCCTTCCGATGGAATGCCTTTACATTGTAATATATAATTTATTTATTTATTTGACTTTTCGGTCAATTTCTGGATGCTTTTCTGCATATTCTCAATCGTCTTGTGTTGTTTTTTGATGGTCTCATTATTTTCTTGAATATCCTTCTGTAATTTAGATGCGTTTTCAATCAAACCGGTCAACTTCTTTCGCAGGGCTTCCACCGCATTACAATCTTTGGGACAATCCTCGCCGCCGCCGTCGCCGCCGCTGCCGCCGCCGCCGTCGCCGCCGCTGCCGCCGTCCTTCTTCGCGTCGTCTTTATTCTCCATTCCTTCGCGCCCGCCGCCGCGTCGAACCCGCATATTCTCTCGCACATTTAGATAAACCCCCCTGACGACATTCCGAATGGTGATATCTAGTATCGCAATGACGCACCCAATTAATAATAAAATCGTAAAGTTCGAGAGATTTTTCGTGTAAAACTGTATGTATTCCAGCATTCCTGTTGTATATGTTATATTTATTTGGCTATGTTTATTTGTCTATGTTATGTATACATACATAATATACATAAAATACATCAATGAGTAAGAATTTCGTTTCATGGCCTCTCAATTTTAGAACAATGAGGGTCGCAATAACTTCCACAAAAGCATCCACTACCCGAAGCGTGTTTCCTGGCTATACCCGACCTGCGGAGAACGGTCCGTCTACCGAAGGAAACCCACTGGACGATTTCGGCCGCGACACAAAGTGCTGCGAGTTTCCTCAAACAAAGAATGTTATTAAACATTCCACCTTCAAACCGCGCCCCATCAAGCACTGGCGTAAGAGTATTATGCCGTCTTCTACGAATAAGTCCCGACCTACTATCGGTTTTATTGACCGTCCCGGCGGTATTATCTTTAGAGGAACCGCGTGTGGTTGTGATACGCGTGTGGCGTCCAAGCAAAACTACATCGTGGAAGATATCCGGCGCCCCTTCCTGCGCGAATGTATGCCCGATGAAATCGTCCAGAATCCCGGTTATAAACAAGTCGGTGTTCCCGGCGCGGCGGGGTCTTACCAAATCAATACAGGTATTTATGAAACGAAGAATCTCTCGTTCAACACGAAGAAACGCATCATTCGTAGCGGAAACACCAACGTCAGCCGCGCGTATCATACCAACTCGGCGTCCTATCTCCAGGCGAGATGCCGCACATACCAACAGCAACAGACCTTTTCCAAGATGTCGGGGGCGCCAAACCAGTATGTCCTCCCCAATGGCGACCCCGCGAATCCGAGCGATTCCAAGACGGGGTCCCAGGTCTATTATTCCACCAATTGCGGGAATGCGGAGAGAATTTACGCCGATGCGGCCGACCGCGCAAAATGCCGGACAACGGTCATCCACAAACCGAATAATGTAAAATATGGTGTCCAGGGGGCGGTGTCTGCGGGGACGCGGCTCGAGAGACTGAAACTGGACACGATTACGAAAAATGGTGCGTCATTCAAGTCGGCGTATGGGGTTGCCGCGGGGAATGCGGGTCAGTATCATGGCGATTCAATGGGTGCGCCATACTTCATCAAGAGCAAGATATTCAAGCCGGATTGTAATTTGTATAATAGGGCGGTGAAGAGGCCGCATTTGAGGTGCTAGCGTAACGAAGTGAAGCGCAGCGGAGCGCAGCGGAGCGCAGCGGAGTCGAAGTGAAGCCGATCGAAGCGAAGCCGAGCAGTGGTTTATAACTATAATTTTTACTCTTATTCATAAAACAATCAGATTCATAAACCAATCAGATTATTATAAATTAATTTTAGGAATATATAATATACAACAATGACAACCCGGCGTCGTAAAATTGTGCGTTCAGTGGCAAGACGTCGCGTTAAACCGCGCAAGTCCCAAAATGCGAAACGTACACATAAGCGAAAATCGCGAAATATTGTTATGAGAGGCGGTGCTCATGGTGATATATCACTGTATTCCCTCCCTAAAATAAGCAAACCTGAATGTATTATATTAAAAAAAGTAAGAATAGGTTTTAGAGATGATTTATATTTATTTTTTCATAAAGATATAACTTCAGACAAGATACTAACAATTGTACGTCTCGCAATGGGTCTAGATGATAGTTTTACATCAGAATTCGTGCCAAAATACACTGACAATACTAATTATGATGAGTTAAATGATTTATTTATAAAATTAAGTGGTATTATGAGCTATTCTACTATAGAGAGTGGGTATTTACACAGAGATAAAAACAGTAAATATAATGAAGTTGTTACACTTAAAAAGCATAAAATAACGCTGCAGTCTTCTGCTCCTGAGATAAAAAAATGGGACGTCGTTATATCTAAATTAGGATTTAGTGAAAATAAATCGTTCCAAGATACGGGATATTCAGATGAAACAGTAATATCTAGATATTTAGCTGAAGGGGGTTATGGTTTTATAAAGAGTAGTATAGACCGGCAAGTCCAGCAAGTCCAATCTGATTGCAAAACAAAAATCAACAAGACAGGTGTTATCCATATACATTACAAAGAGAATATACGTGACGCGGAGAAAAAAATCGGCAAATGGCCGGGCGTAATTGAAAGACTAGCAAAAATTAACAAATCTATTACGAAAGATGATGGATTACCTATTACGAAAGAGGAGAATTCCAAAGAGATTAGAAACCATTTAGACTCATTAAAAAATGCTCGTGAACAATACAGTGCATATGATTACGATTCAAATGTTTATGAACTAAGAAAAATTCTAAATGCTATCAAAGATTCAGAGCAATATCAAGCTTTATCCCAAGAATGTAAAGATTTGTATGAAACAGAATACCCTAAATACAAGACTATAGATGAGATAGTCAGCCAGGTTTATTCTTAGTTTCTTAATTGTGTTCCAAGCCATAAAAAATAATATTTATAAAGTATTTTGTTCAATTGGTCTAATATATTGCGAATATATAACAGTATAATAATATTATATATTCGTGTGAGAATGGTGTCATCTCATAACGATAAATATACACGACATAACAAGGCCATTCATCGCGTCCGCCGCCATACACGAAAATCAAGGTCCCGCGACACGAACTTCCTCCGCACCAACAACTTCTACTTATGGGCCAATCAAAAGTGGTTGAAAGAAGTGCCAAAGACTCTCCCGAGAGAATTAAAGTATATCCGCCCTTTAGACAACTTCAAACTCATTCAAGATGACGTATACAAAAATGTGCTTACAATGGTGCGCGAGTATACGCATTCGAAGACGACGACCGCGCGGCAAATGAAACATATCGTCGCATCATTCCGCGATTTACACCCAGAACCGATTCTTCGGCATATATCCGAGTTTTGTAAATTATACAGCGAACTCATCCAGGAAAATAATATCTACAAGTTCCTCGGCGTCCTCAACCAGAATGAAATGATAAAGTGGGCGCTTCCCATCGTGTGGAACGCATACCCCGATGAATACACCCCCGGCAAATTATCCGCACATATTGGCGGGCCATCTCTTTCGCTATACGATTACCGGTTTTATTTGAATGACACACTTATTGAAAAGGCGATGCGCGGGGTGCGTTTGAATGTAAGTAGCACTTCGGTAGTGCGTCACCATGAACACGCGCATACGCATACGCATACGCATACGCAGACCGGCGGCGGCGGCAAGGGCGACAGCGACGGCGGCCCAGAGACCAAAACCGTCGAGTATATCAAATACAAACGCACTATTACTGCTGCGTTTATGCGGTTTATTGACGACGTATTCACGAAATGCCTCGGCCGCGAATATGAGATTACCCACAATATCCGCGCACAGGATGTATATGACATAGAGTGTCTTATTATGGCGCAAATGAATAATATTGACCTTCGCTTTGATGATAGTTATGCGAATATGTATAATCACGCAAATCATCCGGATAAGCCACCGCATCTCTCGAGTAAAGGAACGAAGAAGAACCACGACAAACATCAGCACTGTGACTGCGGGAGTAGCGACGCCGCCTATGACGAGGATGAAGAAAAACGGATCAAAACCCCGCATTACCGGCATAATATTCGTGGCGCCACCCGGATTCTTACGCGCGACGCAATGTGCCTTACTGATATCGATTGGCGAGAGATGGCGAAATGGATTGGGTATCGCGATGCCGATATGCCGCCCTATTTCATCGCGAATCAAGTAGGGTATCTGAAATCCATAATGACGACCCTGAAAAAAGAATGGGCGTCAGACAAATGGAAGAGTTACTGGTATTTTATTTATATGCGCCAACTCATATGTTTCCACGACAAGTGGCGCGATATATATCTGGACTTCAATGACACGCTCATCCGCGGGAAGGAAACGCACTTTCCGAGAGAATATTTCCCCATCATTGGGCTCGCGTATGCTTTTCCGAAGACAATGACGGAGGAATTCACCCGCCGCTATAAGAATAAAGAAATGGTCGATAAAGTGCGAGAGATTGGGGATACAATGCTGGAATGTTTTAAAGAGCGTATCCAACATAATACGTGGATGTCGCCGACCACCAAAAAGGGTGCGCTTAAAAAGTTGAATACGCTTCGCATCAACGTGGGCGAAGCCAATCTCTCGGCGCCTGACCCGACAAACCTGGACTATGACCCGAAAGATGCGTGGGGGAATCTGCTGAAGAGGAGCGTCCAGCGGGTAGAATATATCGCGCGGCACTCCGCGTCGTCGTCGTCGTCGTCGTCGCTCTCGTCAACCGACCTGGATATTATGAATTGGGGGATGATGAAACTCGTCGGATACCAGTCCTTCGTTGTTAACGCATATTATACCCCGAATACAAATAGCATCTATATTCCGACCGCGTATATGCACAGTATGAACGTCCAATTCGGGCGCGGGTATGAATACGACCTCGCATCGGTCGGGTTCACATTCGGCCACGAAATCTCTCACGCGCTTCATGTATCATCGCGTGTCTACAATCACCGAGGTATTATTAAAAACTGGTGGACACGCGACGACATCGCGACCTATGAACGCAAAATCGCCGCAATCCGGCGCCAGTATGAAGACATTTCCAAGAAAGACGGGTTTGTCATCGACGGCAATCTCTCACTCCCCGAAAATCTAGCGGATGTCACGGGGGTCGCAGTATGCGAAGATGCGCTCAACCGATTCCACGACGCGAATGCCATAGCCGACCCGGGTGCGTCTGATACCGCCAACGCGCATATTCGCGCAATGTCGTTCTACAATTTCTACACATACTATGCGATTCAGAACAGGCAGTATGCGAACCAGCGCGAAATCCTCGTCCAGGTCTTAACGAATCCCCATCTTAACCTGAAAATACGAACCAATGTTCCTCTTATGCGGAGTAAGACCTTTCGTGATGTCATTGAAATAAAGAAAGGCGACAAAATGTATAGTGACGAGTTTGACACAGTATTTTAGGCGTGTCTACATAGTGGTAAAATAGGTATAAACCATCTACTTTATTGTATCATATTGTAATAATAATAAATGGGCGCAAATATATCAATGGATGTAAGCGCGGGTTTAGCGGCGACTACAGACACCGCCGCAGACACAGCCGCGCAGTCGGCGGCGTTTGAAGACAAGTTGCGCCAAGAAGTTGTCCTTATACCAGAAGACCTCGCGGATATTCATATTGAGGCGGCCATTGACGCCGACACTACTACCGACACTACCACAATCCCATCCACCGGTTCATCGAGCGTAGCTAACGTCGTCGCTGGGCGGCGCAACCCCCCCCGGAAAAGGAACTTAAAGAGAGGCGCAGGCGCCGCCGCCGCCGCGAACACAGTCCCCTTCCAGACCGAGCGCACAATAGAGCAACGTCGCGAACAAGTGAGACCTATTATCGATAAACTCACCGAACTTCAGATGAATGTATCCTATCCGGCGATTCGCGAACTATACAAACAACTGAGCCAGTTTATTAAGACGGGGGAAGATATGAAAATCAAAATCCCCTTCCCGGAATTCTCTCGTAGAATAAAAGGCGAACTATCAAATGCGCCGTATATTCCATGTTGGGTGAAGTTGGAGATGGAATGAGTGAATTAGAATATAGTATGATTATAGTATACATATGCCGTATAAGAAACGAAACCGTCGTATTATACAACATGGCGGTACAATTATTAAGGTGATAAAAGATGGTAATGAAACTGTATTAGAAACCCCATTCTCAAATTCAAAAATATTGTTAGAGAACTTAAGTTCGATACGTTGTATATCAAGGACTTCATTTGGTTCATATGTATTTGTGGGAACATTAAAAGAGAATCCATCTGTATTATTAGAAAGAGAACCGCAATCGTCACCACCATCATACGTTACTAATGTGTGTTTTAAAGTGATGTTCGTCGGACCTGGAGAAAATGTTATTTTTGGAGAATCTAAAGAGGTAGTTACGAAAGTTATGGCTGACGCCGAGGTACAAACACAACATGAAATGTATAACAAACTATTACGTAAAAGAAATGAGGGCCAACTAGAAGTAGTTATTCCAGATGCGTTTGGTTCATGTATTTTGAATCCAAAAGAGTTTGATGAATTGTTAGAACCGACAACAGTCATTTCAGTGATTTTCAATATAGCAGTTAAACATAATTTGAATTTATATGTTGCGTTTATAGATTATCTTGACGGATTTGTAACATTTAATGATGCTCCCGAATCCATGAAAGTTTTACCAAATATTGGTGCTTCTATTCTAGAGTTATTCATGAAAACTGGGTGCTTTTCTCTTGATATGCATCGGAAAAATATAATGATAGACCAAAATAAAGTTAAGATTATAGATTTTGGAAAAGTGGTATGTCTAGCTAGAGATACAGCCTACGTAACACAAATGTTCGAAAGATATGTAAAATATAATTTTGTCTCTTCTAATGAAAACACATTAAAATCATTAGATGCGGCTCATTTTAAATGCGCGGAACATGTAAAATTGACTGACAGTGATACGCTAATTGTTGTTAGAGATAAAATCATCGAGAATTTCGTTACGTATTGTTCTCAATTGCCAGGCAGATTAGAAGATTGGGCCGAAATTCCACATGACGATAAAGCTATATTCGTATTTGATTTGCTTACATTTATTGGATTTGTTGATTGTTTAAAATGGCGTTTAAGAGCTGTTATGAAATTCGGATGGTTGTTGAATTTATTATTACAAACAGGTATGGAGGAAAATTTTACAATCAATGATGTTATTTCAATTCGAGGAGAGGTATTTGGAAATCGCGATATTATTAAAACATACCATATAATAGCAGAAATTGTCAATTTGTTAGATAATATATTTACGAGTAAAAAGTCAAAAGGTGGCGGCAATAAACGCACAGTCACAAAAAAACGACGCCGTGTTTCACGTCGAAAGCCCCGTATGTCACGACGCAAGCACTAAAACACAATATTGTCATCAATCCATTTTTTGATGCGAATATTCACCGGCTCCAGGATTTTATTCAGCCCTTCAATGTAGTTCATATAATACTGTGGGTCGTTCTGGATTTTAATCAGTGTATGATAAATAATCGTATAATCCTCCTGTGAATACAAGTCCGTTATTTTCACGAAAATGATGTCTACATTCGTATCTACGAGACTGTCAATCGGGACATTTGAAGCGCTACTAGCGCCCATTTGCGTCATCGGGGTCATCGGGCGCAAAGGCGGAGACGACGACGGGCTCTTTATCCTAGAAGGCAATTGACCGTCGGCGGGGTCGGCGGGGTCGGCGGGGTCGGCGTCCGGGCGATTCGCGATACGACGTGCCAACTCCGGATTATCCAGCATACCCTTATACATCTGAAGTGTGTGAAGAATATGAATCTTATCCGTTTGATTATACGTCCGTATCAGATTATTGATGCCAGTCTTCGCGAGCTCATTCAATAGCGCGAATAATGCGGCGTTTTCGCCTGTCGCCGCACCGGCACCGGCACCCGCAAGCACCGTCTTATAGAACTTATTGAACCTAGAAAACACATTGTATAAGTAAAACACATCCTCCTTCTTGTCGTTATTATACCACCGACGCATATGTTGCGTATACCCAGGCGCCTGGACCGTGAGAATATTATTGTGTATCGCCAGCTTGCTCCCAATCGGATAAAATGCGAGAAACCCGATTTGAAGTAGCGCTTGTAGTGGCTCCAATATCGTCTCGAATCGTTCTCTCGGTTTCTTAAGTTGACCTGCGATGAATTGTAATGTGCTCTGCATGCGAACTATATTACCATACATTCTAATATATATTTAGACTGTTTTATAACGCCGCCGCGGCCACCGATGCCGCCCCTGCGGATGCCGCCGCCGCGGTCAGTGCGTGAACTGACTTATGGAGAAATATATTCGTCGACTGATTCGCCGCGTGATAGACGTGATATGGAATGTCGTAATGTTCACACCACGCAATACACTTATTTACATTGGCTTTCTTATATTGCTCCAATTTCTCTGTGTTCCGGTGGTTGGTTATAATCGACAACGTGGACGTTATATTTTCGATTTGTTGAAAACTAACCATTGCGTTCATTTCCTCTATCTTATTCAAGAAATAAAGGTCGTGTTCCTGTGGAAGTATTGACGCGAGTGGGTTCGTGAGAGACGAAAACAGATTCGCGAACTGTTCGATGATTTTCCCGGAATCCGCAATTTTGAATCCTTGACAGATGACATATTTCTCGGAGTTCGCAATACGGCTAGTATGCGGTTTCATGATGGACACATTATTATAATAATAACACAGGAGATACAGGATATCCACGGTTGGTTTATGAAATACGTCAAATATTTTCAGGATAAATGTGCCGCCTTGTTTCTGCATCGCAAGCGCGTAAAACATTTCACACAAAATAAGCTGCGTCGCCATATTTTCTTGATTATTGAAATCCACTGAAAAGTCAAACCCGCCATCCGCGGTTATAATATCCATTTTATTCCGGTATTTCGCCGCGCAATGATGGAAATTATCCAGTGATATTAGGTTGCCCGTTTTATCCGCGCCTGTCTCAATAGATACATTTGGATGATTTTCAAGGAATGCGCGGGTCTTCTTCCATCCAGGGCATATCGGGTCGTCGTTTACAAGGGTCATTCCGTAATACCGGTCGTTTCCATATGTCGGATAGTCATTGCCAGTGCCGGTCCCGTCGAATATCCGCCGCGTCAATTTCAGGTGTTCTAGTTCTTTCATATACTCCTCGTGAAGTTCGGTGTTTCGTTTCAAAATCTGGACGGAGTGGCCAGTGCCAGTGCCAGTGCCAGTGCCAGTGCCAGTGCCAGTGCCAGTGTTACTCGCCGCCGCCGCCGCCGCCGCCGCCGCACCCGTCACACGTTGATATTCCGCCCCACGCAAATACGAGATTGCCTCAATAAACCCACCAGGACCCTCCGCAAGATGGAATGTATTGATTCCCATTTTATAATCGGGTCGCGCGACGACCGTATTGCTATATTGCGAAAGAATGCTATTGTTTTTGAGCATTTCAATCATTTTATAAAAGGAACGGGATAATGGTCGTAATTTGCTTATATTGGTTTTATTACCAGAAACGTTCGTGTGGATATATTCATATGGGTTGGTGAATTTCTTAATATTGTCCCACGCATCCTGATATTTCTCTATTTGTTCTTTGATATCACATAAATGCGAATATATAGATGACGATACATATACGTGGTCGCGTGACTGTGCGTATTCGGGCACGTCCTTCACTCCCGCAGTCATTTCAAGTGGCAGATATTCACCATCTGTTCCGCGTATTAGGTCTACCTGCGGTAATAAAAAATGATTAAAATAGGATAGAATCGGTCCATTGCCGGATTTGTTTTGTATGTCAGCATTCGTAGTAGCTTCCATTACGGCCGCGCCGCCCGGAACGGCGGATGACGATGATGATGATGTATGTAATACAGGTTTAAAACAATTCTTGGGCGTTTTCTTAAACATGTAGTATCAGGTATATTGTATTATGGAAATGTTTATAAGTCCGTTTTCTTCTTTGTTTGTCGTTTGGGTGCGGCGGCGGGAGCAGCAGGACCGCCACTGGCCGCAGCAGTTTCTTCTTCTCCCATTTTCACCTTCTTTGTTCGTTTTTGTATCTTTTTCTCAATTTGCGCGATGGGTGCGGATGACGCTTCTTCTTCCGCCGCCGCCGCCGCTGCGACCGCCGCACTCGCCGCTGCCTTTACAGTCGTCGCCGTCGTCTTCAGCTTCGGCTTAGGTTTCGGTTTGATTTTCAGTGTCGTCGTCGTCGTCGCTTTTTTCCCAGTATCCCCGGTGATTGCCTCCATCTGTTTTTCCGCCTCTCGTTGCGCGAGAATATGTGCCGCAATTGCGGGTTTGGACGCGACATCCATCGGACGCGACGCTTTCGCTATCTTCTCTAGCGCGGCGATATCCGCGACGTCTTCTTCGCCCCCCGCCGCCGAAGCAGCGCGGTCCTGTTCTTCCTGTAATCCGGCATAACTCAAGAAACTACTCTTCAGTTGCTTGGCATTGATGTTTCGGTTCTTGCGGAATATGAAATACCGGTTATAGAACGAGATTTGTTTCTCTTCAGGTGTCATATATAACGCAGACCCGTATTCCTGCTGGCATCTGCGATTCCATCCACTGCCGCTACCGCTGCCAGTGCCGCCGCCGCGCACATCTTCCGCCGCTTCCTCGCCACCGTCGCCGCCGCGCTTATTCTTACATTCCATCTCCATATGATGAAACATCCCGTCAAATGTCGCGGTTCCATCCGGCATCGGAAACATCAGTGTCGTCTCGGCTTCTTCCGGCGATACGAGGTCAAATCCATAATTCTCTAGAAGTTGTGTCAAATAGTCGAAATTAACGAGGTATTCACGCGTGGCCTTATTGATAGAATCCTGATACACCTCGATTTCATATCCAATACTACTGCTATCCGGTTCAAATTCTGTCTGATGATACTTTTTACGAACTGACCATATTTTCTGGGGGTCGCTCCCGCCGCCGCTGCTCAATATACTCATCTCGTCTCCCGTCTCCATCCGCGCCAATGCCTGGAAGATCCGCGCGCCATCGAAGCAGGTCCCGATGAAATACCCGCCTAGTTTCGTACATTCGGACGCATTTTGAAGGAATGTATGTAGTTTCATACTATTTTCAAAGAAGTAGTGGATGGCGAATTGGACCGAGCAGATATCAAACCCGTCCGCGCCTCGGCCGTAATGGGGGTAAACCCCGCGACCTAATATACTCGCATCCTTTGCGCCTTCGCCGAATATCGCGCGGGTTATCAACCGGTATCTCTCGCTGATTGCGGCCTGACCCGCGCGGATTTCCTTACTGCTGTCCCCGTGAATAAACACCGCGTCTGGAACATTGCGTTTTGCGCGCCTTACATCGAGATACCGCGCACAAACGCCGTCGAATTTATGTTCGAGATTATCTTTGGAGTAGTCAATCCCGAATACAAACCCGAGTTTCGACGCAATCCATTTCGGTAAATCACCGCCTTTCCCTACCGCGAGGTCTATCAGTGTATTTCCCGGGCGCGCCACACTCATTATCAGTTTGCGTTTTACATACAAATTATGGAAATCGCGCATTCCTTTTGTGAGTGTACGGACTTTCGTCCCGCGACCAATGTCTATTCCACTCCCGCCGCCACCCGACTCCGCGTGGTTGTAATAAATATCGTCACTCACCAGTTCGCCCGGTATTTCATCGCCGGTCATCAACATTTCAGGTGTAATCGCATTATGAATAGAATGCCAGTTGTTATTTGCGACATGATACGCATTTCCGTAGTTTTTCCCGCCACTGCGATATTCCGCGGTTTTATCGTGACGAACACGTAATGGCGACCAACGCCAATTCACGGGTTGGGATGCGTCATAACTGAATTCAACAATCGTTTCATCCTGGATAATATCATTTTCGGTTGTCATCATTTGACTGACTCCGGCTTCATCGGGGCGCAACATAATATGGCAAATATGCGCGTCATTGTCATATGGGTAGGTTGGGTAAAATGGCGCGGGCTTATACGTATCGGCAGGGCCGCCGCCGCCGCCACCCTCCGCGCCTCCACCGCCTCCTCCACCACCGCCCCCCGTTCCTTCAATGACGGATACACACGGATTCAGGTGTCCATGTTTTCGCTCGTCATACCCGACACGCAGCGTGAGCGTCTTATATTGTTGAATTTGGACACATCGAGACATATCTACACCGGATTTGAATATATTGCTGACAAGGTCTTCATTGTCCTCACCCTTCTTCGTGGTAACAAGGAAATCAATCGTATTCATATGCGCGGGTTTCCATTTAAACGAGTAGTCCCACGTGGATTTGTATAGAGGACCCGCCACCGTATCGTCGTTTCGCACGGTGCTACCGACACCTAAATCAATCGGAGTAAATATAAGCCCGTCGGTATGATATTCGAATCGGTGTTCGGCGCATTTACGCAAAATGATAGCACAGCAATCAAAGATGGTTTTGCCGAACAACAAATTGCTCGCAATTTCAAAGTTTTTGGCTTCAATACGAATCGGGGGCAATGAATCCGCCCCACCAGAAACACACTTGAGCTGAAGATTCTTCACGAGACTTTCCATCAGTGGTAGTCGGAAATTCGTGAGGACTTCGTCTTCATCAGTCGTCGCGGGAAAGAACATTCGCGACCGAACATCGGCCTTATGGACGAAATAGACGTCAAACGCCAAGAATGCGTTGATGAATTTGCCGCTTTTATTGTGAATCACGTGTTCTCCGTCCAATAGTGTATTGTATAGTTTTGGATTTAAAGAGACTGCGCCTGTAAATTGGAAGTTCATATTTGTGTCAATAAGATAGACATGGCCTGTTTTAGGCGCGATGAATAGGAGTTTTCGTTGACCGTCGGCCTTTTCTGTAACCGAATAATTCATACGAATATTAGGGGTCTTGGAGTCAGAGTCAATTGGGCGGATATTATTCATTTGTAGGGTATACGAATTAGGACCGATGAAATGTTTGGGGCGGAGTTCAACGGGTCGACTCGCGCGTTCGCGCTCGCTTCGGTCACGGCGTTCACGGTCACGGTCACGGTCACGGTCACGGTCACGGTCACGGTCACGGTCACGGTCACGGTCGCTGTCGCTGTCGCTGTCGCTGTCACGCCCCCGCTGTCTCTCATCCGGATAGAGTAAATCGTAATACTGCCGCTGAATACTGCGTATTTCTGAACCTGAAACCGGATAATTCGTCCCTTGGATTCCCGACAATACGATTTTAATCATTTTACGCAGATTATCCATCAAATGTTTGGGGTGATTGAACGCGGTTCCCGGACCCACGAGGTCATTGACGACCTCTATCTCCATTTCATAGCGAATCGGACTTTCGAGAACACGCGCGGCATCAAAGGTCGACGCGGAAATATAACCCGTCTGGTCTTTATGCGATTCTTTGACAACACTCATATCAATCTGAAATGGAAAGTCTGGGTGTTTCAGTGTCGTTCGGTTGATATACCGAAACGTCTTCTTATTGTCATTCCATGATTTCAGAATAGACCGCGCGAGGGTGGACGTATTTGCGATATGTTTTTCACGTTGATAACTTACCTTGAAATTGAAATCGTCAAAGATAACGGGGTGTATGGTATCGCCGCCGCTGCCGCCGATGCCGCCGATGCCGCCGCCGGTCTTCGCATACATTTTCTGTGTAAACAGCACGTATTTCTCATCCGGCATATTTGTCTTACAATAATTCTGGACATCGTTGATGCCGTGGATTTCTGCGCGAATAAGCGACAACTTGGTTTGCCCCGTTTTTTGGTCGATGAATTCGTTTTGTATTTTCAGTGAATACCCGTTCTTCTTCACCATTGAAAACCCCGACGACAACAATTTTTGAATCACCCCGTCGAAGTTTTCCCTCGTCGTGGGCTTATTTCCGCGTGTTCCGAAGCGTATCTCCAGTTCAGGAATACCATCTGTTTTATCGAGGCAGCCCTCTAAATAATGTGATATGATTTTTGCGAATTCGGATTGCTTGTCGGAAGCCGTCGACGCCGACGCCGACGACGAAGACGAAGACGACGATGAACCGCGTTCTCTCGGCATTGTATATATATGAATATGATATTATTTATACGATAATTCATATATATACTTCAATTTTATGTCTATACGCATTTACAAATCGCCTCATATAACTCCGGCTTTGTCTTTCTTTTTTCAGTCCCCATCGACCCGAACTTTCCCGGAGTCACATTTACCACAGGCAGATTCAGTTTTTGTGAAATATCGACAAGGTCTTGTAACTTATAGGCCGTTATTTTGCTGATCGGAGCAGAAATACTCTCCATCAACCAATAATTCTTACGAATATATGTAAGGTAATCCATATTCACCTTAATCGGCGCGATATATAATACGTAATTCCCTTTGATTTTTTCAATAATAAAAGTCTCGCCGCCATTGTCGATCTCGTAATATTTGCGATTCTGAACAATACACACCGATATGGATTTACATACGGCAATTGCCTGTAATGTTTCCAATGTAATAAACGGCTTATGGACCAGACTTTCTTCCAATCCACTTAGCTTGATTTTATTTGCTTTTAATATCGGTTTATTTTGCCGCATCACTTCGATTAACTCAAACTTGAACCGATTGGATTCGACATATGGATTTTCAATAGTTTCATATTTTTCGGTTCCATATAACATAATATACACCGACCATAATATTGAATCGGAACATGATGGTGGATATTTATACCCGTAGGATGTCATGATGTCGGGGTGAAATGCGACGGTAGATAAAGGTGGTATTTCGCTATCAATTGTCGTGGTGGCTGAACTACTGTCGTCGGCGGTGTCGTCGTCGGTTTCGGAATCAGAGGATGTCTCTACTACCGCAGCATAGACAGAGACTGGGACTGGGTCCGGCACAGGCACCGGCACCGTCGCTTCCGAACGAAAACAGGAATAGAACACAATCGTATCGCTTATATTTTCATTCGTAAATGAAAAAGAATTATATAGACAAGGTATGACGACCGAAGATGACGCCATTGTATACTATATATCATACACTACATATCTTTATGCGTCTTATTCTCGAAGAATTCCTTTGTTAAATGCTGCTTCTGTTCTTCTATTTCATTCAAATGTTTCTCCTGTTTTATCACATATTTCATATATTCTTCCAATTCACGCAATGTCGCTTCGCTTATTTTGGAGATGTTGATAAAAACGCCATTTTTATTTTCATTGATTTGTGTATGTTTTGAATGTAAAATGCGCAACACTTCAATTTGGTGAATCACTGGCATATTTTCAATACCGTCTTTAAGTGCCATCAAATAATTCGTCTTTGACTCTACTTGTTGGGCAATCGTATGTAATTCATCCATTGTCGTAAGACTCGCAATCGCGGTGGTAGCCATTTTACAAAAATATCGTGATGAAACTTTATACCCTTTCACGACGACGCCGGCGATACCGCGTCTATCAACATCGCGATGATGGTGACGTGCGTATCGTGTAATACAAATCTGCGCCCGATGATTTCAACGGTCAATATATCATTTTCTTCAATCCGAGGGAACAGTTCGTGGTTGTTATTCATATCGCGCGATAGAAACACTTCAATTGGTGATATACGGCCGGGAATCAATTGCGCGGCGCCTGCGCGGATACCCGCCTGGGTTATGGTCTTGGCGACGCATTGGATGACGGTGCGTTCATCTGGAAAACAAATGAGGCAATCCGCCACGATATCAAATACAATATTGGCGGCGGCTAATGTTCCACACGAATGCTCGTAAATAGAAACCGAATACGGGCATATATATCCTTCGATAGAACAGTATCCTTCTAACTGTTTCGCCAGTTCTGTCGCTAATAATTCCGTGACATTAACACCTCGGGTTATCTTATAAAATGGAATTGTCAGCTTACGCTTGATTCGTTGCTTGTTGAATAGAGTGGGGTCGCAGTAGTGTTCGACTACCTCCCGAGTCACAGGCGCGGGTTCGGGCGCGGGTTCGGGCGCGGGCGCTTCTTTCTTCTTTTTAGGTCGGATAATGGTGGTTCGTTTCACAGATGATAAAGACAATATGGCAGATGCCATTGCGATGAACGATAGCTATATCAATTATAGAATTATGTTTATATCTTTATCAATTTTATTGAATCGTTTGATAAAGATTATATATAATCGCAAATACGTATCTCGAATGCCGATGCCGAGGCCGCCTCCGCCTCCGCCGATGCCGAGGCGACAATTTGAAGCGGGCCTGCGCATCCATAAATAGCGTCGTCGCGCAATAATGCGTCGCATTCTTCTTTCGTTGCGTGAGGGGGGATGGGTTGGAGATTGTGTTTGTATACACCGTGCCGTAAAATACGGCAATTGAATTCGTTATGAGAAACGACAAATGGTTCGTGGCAATGAAGGCATGTGAATACGTGGTCCATTACAATGAATACAATACATTGTAATGATAATAGATTTAATATTCATACGAGTTCGCCAATGACCGAAATGGCCTCATCGCCGATTTCAAACCGCTGGCCGATAACACGCACACGGATTTCTTCCTCTTCTTGAAGTCGCGTAAAATCTGCGCGGTCATAATGATGGTCTCGCGCAATAAAAACGACCACCGGCGTTTTAGGTTCGTTCAATGTTGCGCGAATACCCGCTAGACTAATATTTTTAATGACGCATGTAAATACTACACCTTCTACGAGAGAACACGACTGACATTCGTATACTACGTCAAATATTGCGTTCTTCCCGTATAAGTATCCGTTGGAATATGTGAGGATTTTCACACTTCCCGGTCGAATGAATCCTTCCGCCATACACTTTCCTTCCACAGTTTTCGAGAGAATATGTTCTAGTGTGTCTTTTACATTACGCCCGATGATGCGAAACGGGATTTCTAATTTGCGTGTGAGTAAAATAGTGGTGTAAATACCGTATCTGGCTTTGGACTGCACGCCGCCGGAGGCGGAGGCGGGGGCTGGCGCGGCAAACTTTGATATGGTAGCGACGGAACGATATGGAGGTAACCGATTCAATGCTGACATTATAATACGTCGATGTTACTATATTACTATACTTTATTTATCCATTACAACCGTTCGACATTACACAACAATGCCTCTGCTGTGGAGAAGAACCATTTGCGTCCATTTACGCGGGTCGCATTGAATGCGCGTAATAAAAACTCCTGGAAGACACACAGTTCTTTTTGGGTTCGCTGTTTGGTGTTTTCAATCGTAAGTTTATACTCGTCGCCTTGTGTCGCTACATTCGACATTATAATATTATTGATGATGGTGATGGTTTCGGTTTTACCAGATTGGTCACATCGCGCGCCTTTATCGCGCTTCTTTGACATGTTTTTAACCTTGAAAATAAGGTATTCCTTCTTGAAAAAAGATACGAATCCGACGAACATATTTATATTCTGGAGATGGTCTGACTGAAGTTTTCCTAAAAGAAGTGCGTAATCACGCTCGTCTTCCGGTCCAGCAAGTACCCATTCTCGTGTTTCATATCGCAGCACGACTAGTGCGTAGTGTTCTTCTTTTTTCTCGTTAAATAAAAGTAGTCCTCGGTCTTTGGGGGATTTCGGATCAGGACTAGCAGCAGACGCAGCCGCAGCCGCTGCGGCCCTCCTTCCCACCAGCGGTCTCTCTATGACGTTTTGTTCGTAATAATTCAACATCATTCTCTCGAATGGAGTCAATCGTTGGATACTCTGCGTATCGCCTGCGGCTGCTCCTGTCGTCGCCGCTGTGCCGTAATTATTCTTCTCATACAAATAATTCACCAGTTTAAGACTGTCCTCAAAGAACAAGTGCTCTAAAAGATTCGCAATTATGAGCGCGTAGAGTTGTTCTCTCGTTGTTTGAAATTCTTCCGTTTGAGAGATTTGCTCGATAACCTTTCCGCAATAATAATACCATTCATCCTGTTCCTTTGTCGGTTTTTCATATACGGTTTTACATGTTTCGAATGTATCCGAAAGTGCCGCAATAAATCCATTGATTTCATTTCCTGGTTCGTCGGCGACAGGCGCTGGCACCACGGGTTCGGGCACGGGCACGGCCGCCGCCGCTAGTGGTTCTCTCGCATTCACCAATTTATCAACAATCTTCTTGTTCGGTATCACCGCCGCCCCCGCCGCCGGCCGAATATTCAAGTAATCCTCGGTCACTTCTCCTGGAAGAGGATATTCCACCGCCGTATGTTTATACGGAACGGGTGTGCTTCGTTCGTGAATACTGATGCGTTTATCCGTCAATTCAATAGGTTGGAATAAGTAATATTCCCCGACATTTATGACGCGTCCAAGGCGCCCGTATTTATCATTGACGTATTCATTGGGGTCGGATACCATTTGCGTCAGTGCGAGGTTGATTTGGGCGATGGGATATTGGCGGATGGCATTTACATGCGCGATAATTCCATTCCTGCCCGTTTTCTTATAAAAGAACGAATCCTTGTAGAGTTCGCGGATTTTGTGGATGATTTTATCCAGGTTCATTGACATAAATTTCTCATTAAATGTATCCACGCGGACATCGCTTCCTCGGCCGCGGTCGTCGCCGCCGTTGCCGTTGCCGTCGCCTCCTCGGCCGTCGCCGCTGTCGCTCTCGTCGTCGCTGTCGTCCCCGAGTCCGTATAACTCTTCCTGTTCTTGAATCGGCCGCCCGTTTGAAAACGTCGGACGGCATGTATACTCACACCGTTCCATATAATCGCACAACGCGGAATAAGGACGCGCGCCGACCTGATAGTCTATTTGTTTGCGCGACGAGAGATTCTGCTTCACCACCTGGTTCAATTGTGCGGCGGTCTGTGTATTATGCTGGATATTGAGAAGACAATCCACGGCAGATGTGCGGAGCACCCGAGATACTGCGCCGATTTTCACGGATTTAAACTCCGAGAGACGATACAAATAGAGGTCAATCGCCTCTATTTCGGGATTCGTAAGTCGGGTTCCGTATAAATACAGTTCCACATTCCGTTTCGAAAACGGAAGACGCTTGTGGCTACAATTGCGGATAGCGCGTCCAATGATTTGCTCCAGCAGATTCATATTATACCACGGTTCCAGGATATGGACCTGCCGAATGTTCTTGAAATCCAGGCCTTCACTTCCCGCGACGGAAATAATGACGACTTTCACACTTTCGCCGTTTGTATTATCTTCACTGGTGAGTGCCTTCAATTCATAGAGATTGTCGGGGGAAATCGTGGGGTCGCCTGTAATCACGGAATATCGCGCAGGACGGAAGGGCTGGTTCGGAAACTGTGCCTGGTGCTGGCGCTGGGGAAGCATCGTAATCGCGTCAATACTCGGGACGGGCTTACTGCGGAAAAGAGACGAGTTCGCACCCGCGGCGCTATACCGCGTAAAACCGAGCTCTTCTAATGCGAGTGCGATGGGGACAACACCGCCGTCAATATATTGGCTATATGCGAGTATAATACCTTCGCTCGTAAGCACCGTGTCGCAGATATTCTTGATTTTCGCCGAGTATCGCCCAATATTGTCGGGGGCGAAGATGCGCGCGGACGCCTTCGTGGTTGTTTCGCCATTTGGCAACCTAAAGGCGCGCGTGAATTCGGGGCGGTATTCGAAATTCAGGCGCATCGGCGGATTGCCGGTTTCTTCATAGGACATAATATGCCGCAGACCTTCCTTGCCGATACACGCCGCAATATCAAACTCGTCATTGGGGTCGTTCATATACTCGATGAGAGATGGGTGCGGATATACGATATTCAGCGCTTCTAGGGGTCGCTGGACGGCCGCATAACCAATCGTATCCATATTTTCAAAAGAAGGGAAATCCTCGGATTCGACGACGGTTGTTTCATCGATGCCTCCGGCGGCGGCGGCCGCCTTTTTGCCCTTTCCTGCCACGGCCGCAACTGCCTTTTTCCGCCGCGCCATCGCGGTCTTTTTATAAATATACATCGCCTTCATATCACTGATAATAAAACGGTATGCCGCTTCTTGGATATCACCCGCCTGGGTCATATATACATCAATATGCTCGATAGGCTGGTCGATATGACGCCCGTTCAATTGGGTTCGCGGGTATCCCGCTGCTCCCGCCGCTGCTCCCGCCAGCAATGAATGTTCCGGCGAGTGTTCTCTCGGAAATATCCGATAAGGAAATGTATACGGGTTCTCGCCGCGCACAAACGAAACATATCCGGTCGCTTTCCGAATCAATAAATCCATACCAATCTCTCGACCTTCCGCGTCCAAACGAAAATTCCCCCGGTCATCAAAGACATCCGCGATATCAATCGTCGCGCGCCTGTCATTCAGGTTCATCAGGTTTATCAACCACACAATCTCCTTATAACTGTTATACATTGGCGTTCCCGAGAGAAGCAGCAAGCGCACATTATTGACCTTCTGGACGATTTGAAAGAGAATCTTCGCCACGCGTTTATCGCGGTTATCATCGGTGATGCGGATATTATGAACTTCGTCAATAATAATCAACGTATTCGCAAATAATTTACGCAACTTCACAACGGAAAGCGTTTCGATCGCGAGGGTCTCCATATCAGCTGCCTTGGCGGTTTCTTCCGCGGATTTCCGGCCCTTTCGGACCGCGATGCCCCCCGCCCCCGCCCCCGCCGCCGCCGCCGCCTTTGCGCCTTTGCGCCTCACTTCCTGTATCACCACGTCATCCTGCGAAATCCCCACACTAGACGCGTGTGTCCGCGCATAATTCGCGAATTCATTATACCCGAAAAACGAATAATGCGACGAAATCAAGCGCCGGATTTGTTTAATGATATTGTCACGCGTCAGCCCCTTCATATTCATCGGGTTGATTTCTTTAATGAATTTATTCCCTGTACATGCGCGAATATTCCACACACCCGGCTCAATCTCTCGGAGTTCGCGTTCGTCAAAGAGCTGGAGCCGGAAATTCTCTTGGACGTTGGGCGACGCAATGACGATGATGGGTTGGGTAATCCCCATATGTTTCATGTAATCACGCATCTCCTCCGCCACGCTAATCGCCGAGCAGGTCTTCCCCGTGCCGAGACCGTGGTATAACAACAAACTATTATACGGGGTCTCTACCGAGAGAAAATTCCGGACGAATTGCTGGTTGGGCGCGAGCTCTATCTGGGCGTTACACAGAATCTCTGCCTCGTCTTCTACGCTTTTTGTATTATCCACGTCCATCTTGGTATCGAAGAACTCTTTTCGAAGGGCGATTTTTGTATTAAAATTGGGGTCATTTAGGGTGGGGTAGAGGCCGTCGGCGTCGCCCGGATTGCCTTCGTCGCCTTCGTCGCCCGGCAATATTCCGATGTCATGATGGCCCGGTTCGCCTTCGTCACCCGGCAATATTCCGATGTCATGTAGCGTCATCTCTCGTTCGAGCAGTTCTTTTTTTAAAAGCAGCTTATTGAACTCTTTACTAAATGGGTTGTTGATTTCTTCAGGCGACAGTCGTCTGCGCCCTTCCTCGAGGTCGCGTTTCATTCTTTCGATATTCTCTCGGGGGGTCATGACGGGTGCGGCGGCGGGTGCGGCAGCAGCACTGGCACCGGATTTCGGATTAGGCTTTATCGTGCGCGCGGTTTTTTTCTCTGTGGGCCCAGGCATCACCGAAAGCGCAGCAGCCGCAACCGACGCCACCGACAATTCCATTGGCACATTTTCTTGTTCTTCTTCCATCTCTATTTCTAGGTATGTATTATTATTATTATTATTATTATTATTATTATTATACCCCCGTGTTCCTTTATATATCTACACGAAATAAAAGGGAACGATAAATCTCAAAATATTCTGTAGCGGGACAATATGTTATTGATTTTACGCACAATCCCGATTTTTTCTAAATTGTAAGGCCGCACTGCGTGAATACACTCTTCAAACGACATCCATTTCATAAGACCCACCTCCATAATGTCGTGCGCTTTTTTCGGTTTCTTATCTAAATCCACCATCGCGAGAAAATACTTCTGTTTATAACACTTCATATCCGACCCCATAAATATCTCTTCAAATGGCGCGATATTCTGTATGACATTCTCGGCGGTGATATCATATCCCGTCTCTTCCAGACACTCTCTCAATGCGCACGGCAAGTCTTTTTCATTGTAGTTCCGCCTGCCTTTCGGAAACCCCCACTCTGTCTCGGTCCATCGCGTCGGTGAATCATCGATGAACTGTTGGAGGGTTTTCACGCGGCCATCCTTCGTCCGTATCCCCCCCAGCACCTGGCGATACTTCTCAAACGATACATGCTCTTCATTTTTATACTGACTCCCGCGCGTATACTCGCCCCATAACAGACGCCATAACTGGTCGAATGTAAGCCGCATCAGATTCGCCTTCTCGGCCATCGTCATTTCGTCGATGATGCGTTGGATATACGCTTCGTCGTTGAGCGAATATTTGCCGCGAATAAAATCCACGAAGCCGAATGAGTCGCGGCGGCGTATCATAAGGAACTCGGGGCCAGTTTCACCACACCGGAATGCGATGACGCCGATACTTGTAATTGGTGCGCGGCAATTATTATAGACGTGATTGTTACGATTACAGTTATTACAGAAATATTTATCTGCGGATGCCGCGGATGCCGCCGTGGACGCCGCCACCGACGCGGATGCTGCGGACACAGGCGCATGTTTATGATTCCGTATTTGGCTAATTTCCAAATACGATAATGCTGATTTAGGATTATTTATTTTTACGGACTCGGCCTCGCCCTCGACCTCGGCCTCGGATACTTTCGATTCCATTACTTATCGTAATTACGCTTATCGTAATTATGTTATTGTTTTTATGTCATTTCATTGTAGGCACACTAATGTTAAAATTGGACGCGAGGATATGGGGTCCGCAATACTGGTTTGTGTTAATGACTGCTGCGGTGAATTATCCCGACCATGTCAATGACGTAACGCGTAAGAAATATTACGACTTCATCCAGAATTTCCCGATGCTGATTCCGGACCCCGAAATGTCGTCGGAGTTTGCGCGGATGTTGGATAAATACCCCATTACACCTTATTTAGATAGCCGCGATTCGTTTATTAAGTGGGTCCATTTCATCCACAATCGGTATAATGTGCTCCTGATGAAGGACGAGATGTCGCTACACGAAGCGCTTGAGAGATACTACTTACACTATCGCCCGAAACCGATACAAATCTTGGAGGAGCTGAAATACCGGGAAAGACTGGTGTATATATTGGTGATGGCGGGGTTGGGATATGCGGCGTATTATTACCATAATCGGTGAACCGATTTATTTCGGTGAACCGATTTATTTCGGTGAACCGGTGACGGCGGTTATGCCGGCGATATTATTCGCTGCTATATATAACACACAATGGTAAAAGCCGAGTATATCGTTTTTATTGTAGTAGCAGTCCTTATTGTAAACACATACTATGACGGGCGCCTAATGAAAATGTTTCAGAGCAATCAAAAATGGATGAAGATGGCGATGTTTGCGTTCGCGGGTCTCTCGCTGTTCTTGTTTTTGCGCCGTAATCCGGAAAACTCTAGGCAGTTGATGTATCACGCCAATGATATTATAAAGTATATGCCGATAAGCAAGGGGACCGCGGATATGATAACACCGTTTTTTGATATGACCGGGGGTCCGTCCCCGAACGACGGCGGCCAAACGAGCGGAGCGATTGGCGGCGCGATTGGCCGCGCAATGAGTAGCGCAATGGGGGTAAGAACCGCGCCAAATATCGCACAACCGTCGTTGGGGGGCGGAACCCCCGGCGGCGCCAGCGCCAGTGAGCGCCGTATCCTCAATTCCGGCAAGAATTCTAGCAAGCGCAGTGTCAGTGAAACCAAGAAAAAGTATGTTGCGGCACAGCAGGGGTGGAAATGCGGAGACTGTCAGCGTCAATTGCCCGCGTGGTTTGAAGTAGACCATGTCATTGCTTTAGAACACGGCGGGTCCAACCACGTGGATAATTTAGTCGCTTTGTGTCGGGATTGCCACGGAAAAAAGACGGCGATGTCGTTCTTGTAGGTTCGCGAAACGCGATGTGACGGCCGCATTAATATATCTTATAATTATAACTGGGTGTCGTTATAATTATAATATTACAAAAGATATGAATCCGGCGTCACCGGCACCGCCGACAGCGCCGTTAGAAGAATCATTACACATAAAAACACTATTAAACTATCTTCCGGTCATTGTATTGTCGGTTATTTTATTAATAGCCTTTGTTTCGTGGGATGTTATGGTTAATAATTGGGCGGTGTTTACAACACTACTCATCGTATGTTTATTTGCCGGGTTTGTCAATTTTTTGAATCCGTATCGGTTTCTTACCGCGAAAGATACAGACGCGTTATTGTTTCCGCCATCTCCAGCAGGAGCACCCGCAATCAGCTTTGTCGGTATAATTATTCCGATGATAGCATTACTAGTCGGAATTGGTCTCGGATTCGGTAGTTTGGGTATTTCGAAAAGTAACAATACATATGACCCATCACAGGCGTTAATGGGGATTGGTGGTACCCTACTTGTTATCATGTTTTTTCTTTCCATTGCGGGGTTTGTAAAAGGATTTGGTGACCGTAATTGGTGGGTTGATAACATGGCGATAGGAGGAGATGTTTATGACTTCGTTAATAATAGATTTTCAACCTACGGTATCTGGGGCGGAATCATTGCCTGTATTGTCATCGGTATTCCAATGGTGGTTCGCGGTAAAGAAATTGCCGACAAAACAGCCAATCCGGAAATCGGGAATGACGACAAGGATAAAATCAGACAAGACCTCGCAACCAGTGGCGCAAATACAATGTTAAGTGTAGGTGTCATTTTACAAATCATCGGGTTGGCGGTCGTTGGGTATTTCATATGGCAAAATTACAATACGAATGCCAAGACTTCAAAAATAGCAGCAGGCATTATCATTGCGGTATTATGGATATTGGGCCCTATCTTTGTTTCCAAAAGCCAGAGAGGCCCCGGATTCGGTTCCGATAACACCGCGGAAATCGGTTCATTTGAAAACAAACCATTTCTCGTCCACGGAATTATCTACATCATTCTCGGGTTTGGGTTTTTACTCTTATTGTTGGGGTTGTTTTCAGTAAAACAAACCGGTATTTATAAAGGCGCGTTGGGGCTATTGCTAGTGGCATTTCTGGTATTTACAATAACATCCATTGTGTATGTTGTGAATGAAACAAAGACGCCACCCAAGGAGAACTTAAAAGACACAAAAGACCCTTATTATCAACAATTAAAGGCGGAAGTCACCAAAGATTTACAGAAAAAGGCACCGGCAGGTGCGGTGCCAGCTGGCGACGATGAAGTGGTGACGGAAATGGAAAGACGACTCAATGAAAAAATCCAGACTCCAAACCACGCCGTAATGGGTGTATTTTACGCACTGTCAATCATTATTGCGGTTATGATACTACTATTCTATAATGTTCGCTTGAAAATGGCGGATTGCGGATATATACCGCACGAGTTTGGTTTGATGGATGCTTTTAAATATGTGTTTGCGGGGGAATGCGACCCTAGTGCTTCTAAAACCGACTTGCCAGCAGAATACAAAGCCAAGGTGAAAGAGGACAAAATGTTGTCAAGTGACTGGGACGCAATCTTATCCAAGAAAGACACGCCCGCCGCCGCCAACAATTTCAATGAAACGTTCGTCCGTTTCGCCAAATGGTTCTCCCTGATTCCCTTCTTATCCATTCTCTTGATTGTTATGTGGGTCTCTATTCTTTTTACGAATATTACAACAGATCCAAGGACAAGTGCGTGGATTGCGGGGACCTTTACCGGTGATATGTTCCCCCGTGTGAAAGAGTTATTGGACACATTTTTCATTGTTTTGATTGTCGGTCTCTTGTTATGCGGAATCCTATTACTTCCCATCGTGAAAGAGCTCAATGTTGGCGGACTTGATTCCATCTTAAAGTTTGCCGAGTCTATTCAAGTGTGGCAGTATACAACAAAGAAATCGGAAATCCACGGAGGGGAGCGCACATTTTGGTCGATTTTTGGATTTGCCGCGATATTCCTTATCGTATTATCCCCGTGGTGGAAATATTTGACGCAAGACCGTAAGAGCGACCAACCAATTGTTCCCGAGAATTGGGGATGGTTTATTGGCTTTGTTGTTCTTTGGGCGACTGCTTCTCTTCCGGCGTGGTATCATGGAGGCTTCCCTCTATTTTTTGTCGGTTCAGAGGTCGAACCTGAATTCAAGAAAGAGGGGGTACTAACACGCTTTATTCGTCTCTTTTTTACTACAATCTATTTGGTTCCGTGGTTGATTGTAACATTATTCAAGGCGGTTATTTATGGAATCGGTTCTTTGTCGGGTGTAGACGCCATCAAACAAAAATTCAGCGAGGAACTAGACAAACTTAAATTTGCGAACTGGGATTCAAAGACAACCGATCTTCGTATGTTTCCATTGGATGCCACACTCATTACTCCAGCGAGCGTAACGTCGGTAGCGGCTGTGGCAGCGGCGGCACCTGCCCCTGGAGCAGCACCCCCCGCCACATCAGAACCCGTCGGCATCGACGAAACAAAAGTGAGCGCCATCGGCAAACTCATCAAGGTCATCCTACTCACAATTTCGTTCGTTATTCTGATTCTCGCGGTCATTTACTATGTATACAAGATTGACTCGACCAATCGCGCGGGTGGCGCCGAGCAGGATGTCGCCTCGGGCGGGTTTGTCGCGCAAATGAACTCGCCCACCGCGCACACCATTTACGTTATTATGGCCATCGTCGCCATCGCCGGGTTCGTCGCGCATCTCCGGGATAAATTCAAGACCACGAACCAGAAAACACCCGAAGAATACCTGTTCAATGATTTCAAGCCGGAGGACATCAATAGCCCGATGCGCCAGCTCACATTCGGAATGACGCATATTATTTACATTGTATTGATGATTATTGTGTGGGCGTATGACCGCGATGTAGACGATAATAACCGAATGTCTGTTACGGGTATGACCGTTTTGGGTCTCGCCATTCTCTTCTTTCATTACGGGTTAGAATTTATGGATAATAAGTTGCCGAAAGAACCGGGCACAGGCGCGAACGCACCCCCGAAGATGGCGCCAATGACGAACCTCCTCGGTAATATCCGCTTCATTATGAACACAGTATTCTTCATCGTGTTGTGCGCCCTCGCATATTATAAACAGCACGGTGTTATGGTCGCACTCATCGTGTTTATGTTCCTCTTCCATCTCACGAAGTCCATCATTGGGGTGAAACTCCTGAAGTTATTATGGGCATTTATCATTTATATCCCGTGTCTCTTCCTGGACTTTCTTCAAGGGTCGCAGGGTGCTGTCGGCGATACAACGCGCCCCATCTGGATTATCATCGCAATTGAACTCCTGCTTATCGCCATTTTATACGGCGGGCCTTATTTACTGAACTACATTGGCGCATCCGCCTCGCAAATCGTGGCCGCACCAGTGAGCCTCAAACAATTATACGATACGAATTTGACGACGCAAAGCAAGGAAATATTCATTTATCATAATACGGGGGCTGACCGCACACCGGAAGATAAGGCGGCAAATTGCCCGGCGGAAGAGAAAAAGCGGTATCATTATTCCATTTCAGGGTGGTTCTTTTTGAATAATAACGTCACGACGAAGAATTCTGATTTAGAGATATTCAATTTCGGGGATATACCGCGATTGACCTATAATCCATCTAGGAACGAATTGAAGTTGTATTGTAATCAGTTGAGTCCGGATAGCAGTATTACAGTTGAGACCACCGAAATATACAATTCTAGGAGTAACTACAATGCGGCAGTGAAGGACGGTTCTAACTCGGACACGAAGAGGGCGAAGATACAGATATTAACCGATAACGAAGAGCTCGACGCTGACATCCAACTTCAACGATGGAACTATTTCGTCGTGAATTATGACGGGAAAACGATGGACTTCTTTTTGAATAACAAGTTGATATTTAAGAGCGACTTCATTATGCCCGATATCCAATTGAAGCCGATTACGGTGGGAAGCACGCCCAATAACCGGGGGCTCAACGGTAGTATCTGTAATTTCGCATTTCACAAATACCCGCTGACCAAGGAGCAAATTCGTTGGACGTATAATATGCTGAAGACGCAAAACCCGCCGATGATTGGAATGCCGACAATTAAGGACGAAGTGAAGGTGGCGGGGTCGACTACGTTGTATTCACGATGAAATGAAATGAAATGGAATGGAATGCGCGAACGGAAGCGGAATGGAATGGAATGGAATGAAATGAAATGGAATGGAATGCGGAATGCGCGATGCGGAATGCGGAATGCGGAATGCGGAATGCGGAATGCGCGAACGGAATGCGCGAACAGAAGCGGAAGCGGAATGATTATTATATGTATATTATTTATACTCATACAAATTATTATGAACTCGAAACTTGTTCTCGCAATCATCGTGATTCTTCTCCTCTTGTATGTCATTTTTAAAGCGCTCACTACGAATTATACAACTTTAGGAACCATGCAAAAATGGGCGACATCGACCATCATTCAAGGCACGAATCTACCCTCGAGTTTCAAGGCGAATACCGCGATTTCTGTCTGGTTTTACATTAAGAAATGGGTGTCTGACGCCAAGGTGATTGAATTCCAAGGTGCTGCTGCTACTCCTCCCATTTTTCTAGTCAAATTTAAATCAAACACCAACACCATCCAGATTTTCCCCACGGGCACGACTGGCCCAAATGACTGCGATATCGCGGATTTCCCTCTTCAAAAATGGGTGAACCTCATCATCAGCTTCAACGGTTCGGCGATGGATGTCTACGTCGACGGTAAATTAGTGAAATCGTGCGTTGTAAATAATGGTTCAAAACTAAGTGAAACCCAAAAGATTATTTTAGGCGATGCTACCAAAATAGAGGACGTCGGATTTATCACCAATGTCAAACTGAAGGCTTCACCAATCGCACCACAAGAGGCGTGGGATATTTACTCGCAAGGATTCGGTGGAAGCCCATGGAGCGATCTCCTCAACAAATATAAGGTGAAGTTGAGCTTTATCGTGGATAATCAGGAACAGACCAGTATAAGCACATAGCGAAGCGAAGCGGAGCAGCGAAGCCGCGAAGTGGAGCGGAGCAGCGAAGCGAAGCGGAGCAGCGAAGCGAAGCGGAGCGGAGCCGAGCCGCGAAGCCGAAAACAACCCATTGACGACAACAACGTGAATGGATTGTTTTTTTATTTGATATATATAGTATAATACGACAGAGTGCCCGATTATATATAATGAGCGAAAGTAGTGGTAGTGGCAGTGGCGATGGCGGCGGCGGCGGCGGGTTTTTAAGCGGAATATCCTCCAGTTTTTCAAAGCCAGGCGACGCCGGTCTGTCTGGGTCTGACAGTGGCGGCGGCGGCGGGTTCGGTCTTCGAGAATTTATGGAGTCCAATAGTCTTGTCGCCAAATTCGCCTTTATTTTGATGGTGTTTATCGTGTTTTCCGTCGCAGTCAAACTCGCCATCATCGGGTTATCGTATTTGATGCTTCCGTCAATGTCACCTTATGTATTAAACGGAACCGCGAATACCGAGGACCTCGCGATGACTGTTTCACAAGACCCGGCGCAAAAGGATTCTGTATTTATCGCGCGGTCGATGAATGAAGACGGCGGTTTAGAATATACGTGGTCCGCATGGTTTTTCGTGAATCAGGTTCCACTTGAAAGGGATAAATGGTCCAGAATCTTTAGCAAAGGTGGAGAGGGAACCAAGTCGACTGCTGACGGAATCTATTACCCGAATAACGCACCAGGAATGTATATCCGGTTTTCCAATGATATCAATGCGACGAATCCCGATAGGACGGATAAGGGCGTCAATGTGTCGTTGATGGCTCTTGTAGACGTCACTGGAAAGACGGATTCAACCAACAAAAAAGATAACCTACACGAGAAACTAATCACAACCGACATTCCTATGAAGAACTGGGTAAATGCCGTCGTCCGTGTCACCAATAACGTTATTGATTTGTATATCAACGGACGATTGGCCCAGCGTCGCAAAACCCCCGGCATCCCTCTTCAAAATTATGGAAAAGTGAATATCGGCGAGGATAAGGCCAAGGACAGGTTTAGTGGGTATATTTCCACCATCCAGTATTTCAATTACTCTATTGGTGCGAATAAAATCAAGAGCATCGTAGATGAAGGACCCATTATGAAGATGATAACCAGTGCGGGCGGAGATACAAGCGCGACGAAGAATGTCGGGTCATACCTCTCAAACCATTGGTATATGCGGTAATATTTTTTTACATTTACATATCAGCAATCAGCAATACGATACGACGATACGTGTAACAAAATATAATGTCTGTGCCTCCTACCTATCAGCCAATTCCAGAGGTCACGAAGACATATGGAATTGATGTTTCATTTTCACTAACATCGGTTATGGCGGGTAAGAGCAACAGCAGTGGCGCATATACCTTCTCTATAACTGACTCACCCCCCCCAATTACGATTATTGGGGGCGTTGCGACCATACTCGCATATACACCAACCGCCATAACCATAACCGCAGCACAGGACGCATCAGGGAATTACAATACCGGTAGTACAACTTTCACCCTCATGGTGAATCGCGGACAACCCACCTATAAGGCAATCCCAACCGTCGAAAAGATTTTTGGAATTGATGTTTACTTTTCACTAACAACGATTATGTCCGGGGTGAGCGACAGCAATGGCGCGTATACGTTCACCATCACAGGGGGTGGGGCGATTATTTCTATTAACGACGTCAGCGGCATTGCGCTTATTAATAATGTTGTATATAGTCCATCAGCCACCATAACCGCCTCACAAGCCGCATTCGGAAATTACAATGCTGGTAGCACAACGTTCAATATCCAGTTGTCTCGCGCGTCGACGTGGATACCGCAATTAGAACAGACGATAACAACCGGTGGCGATGGACAACCTGTATACGGCGACGTCTATTTTAATATAACGAACGAAGGCTCCGGGACATCCCAGTTTAATGTATATTCGTTGAGTTATTCTACTACATTTCAGCTTATATCCGGCACATTTACGATACCGGGTGTTCCCGCAGGTGTCGGGCAGAGAGATACGGATGTTCCTGCGGAATTACTGAGTCGGCGCGGGACACTTATCGGTGTCATTCCGTTGATAAACCTATCTTCAAATAACTCGCGGACACCCATCACGTTCGCATTTCCAACGAATTCTTACGCCATTTCAGTGGTTTCATTTAGTAGAGACTATTATGTAATTCCACAACCGTCGGGTGACTCGGGTAACGCTGTCGGAGTATATACACGCCCTGGAGCGCCAATTGTGCGTCTTCCTTACAGAAATGCGCTCGTCATCAACGGCATCTATGATGTTTCAGGCGGATATGGTTATGACCAGGTAAGCACTACATTACGAATGGAAATCAAACAATCCCGGTATGAACCGTCTATGATAGGCGATGATACGGTTAGATTCCTCGAAAAAAAGATTGTAGTTCCGCTGACATTAAGAAAGGCGGCGACGAATATCGCAATTAAACCGTTCACGGGCGTCGTCGGCGATATTAATATTTATACGATACCAGGTTCCGACACGACCGGGGTTATCACGCGCGAATACCTGAACGGGTTTATTGATTTAAGTTTTTCGCAATTTGCGACGACAACCCGGAAAATCCTCCTGAATGGTTCGCCTGACTATGGTGACGTCATTTATTATTTGGGTTTGACGGGGACGCGCACATTTACATTTGACAATGATAATGTCGTCATAAACGACAATAAAATCGTATTTAAAAAAGTGACAGTGTTGCCCGATGGCAATCATATTCTTATTCCCATCAAGTTTCTTCAAGAAGAGACTCCCGTATATAAGCGGTCCGAGGAAAGAATCGGCGATACAGGTGGCCGGACTATTAAACTCCGAATCAACAAATCCACGCCAACATTTGTCGGTCAAATTCCGGCGGCGAATACGGCTAACCCTCTCCAAGTCTATCGTCTACCCGATTTAAATAAAATGACAACCGAGGGTAAATTTACGCTTACGCCGCCTCTTTCCAATAATAGCGATTCTTCCTCTAATTTTATATTCTCGTCATCCAATGATAGTTTGTTACAAATACGGGTGTCTGGTGGCGCGGGCACGGGTATCGGGACCGCAGAGGGCGCAGTATATACCGCACACATCTATGGTTCCGGGACCGCAACAATCACGGTAATCCAACCCGCGACAACGAATTTCAACCAGAAAATCGCATATTTCGACGTGAATGTATTTGAAATAACACCTGCCATTATTAATTGTAACACGAATGTATTTTATACCAATCCATATAATCGCGAATTCTGGACGAGATTTAAACCGGAATGCCGTTCTTCCGATTTGGTAGACAGTGTGACCGGTGCTAAACTCACCGCAACACAGGTCGACGAAGTCTATGATATGCGCCGTAAAGCCGAAATCCTGAAATACAATAAAAATGTCGGCGGTTTGACGAAGAGTCAGAAATACGCGAAGGCGTCGCGTGGCGAATTAATGCGGAAAATCGGGAATGAAGCGAATTATTTGAGTGGGGTCGGGGGCAGCGCGTTTACATTGACGTGTCCGACGACGCCGGCGAATCGCGCCGTGCTCTGCGGTCTTACGACGGCGTGCGGTGTTCCCGGGAAAGAGCGATTGTTATGTTATGACCCATCTATAAATCTATACAATTATAAGAAGACATACACATACGAGGCGGGTCTTCAAGTCACCCTGAATATACCGACGACGATTCTTACTGAACCGTTGAATTTTCGGGTAACGAATTATGACAGTGAACTCAACAAGATAACGCTCGTATGGGACGCACCAGAATCCAATGGCGGATTTCCCATCACCGGTTATGTTATAACGTATTCCAAGGATAATAAGACATGGGCGCCGTATAAAAGTGTCTTCCCGTATAATCCTGCGACGGAGGGTGCGGCAGCTGGTGTCATTGCGGCGGCGGCTGCTACTGCGGCTGGTGCCAATGAGGTCGCCGCTGCTAGTGCTGCGAATCTCGCCTCGGCTGCGGTCATCAAGGCTGCGACCTACAACGCCGTGTCTGGCGAAATCAACGGAAATTCGGTCGTCTTTGAACGCATCCCCGGGTCGGTTGAAATCCTCGCAAATACTGTATACTATCTCTCGGTGTTTTCTGGAAATGTGCGCGGATTATCCAGTGTTCCGGCAACATTAACGGTCAAGACGTCATCTGTTCCGTCTATTATCGGCGATTTCGGATTTACGAATCCGGCGGATGAGCGTCAGAATTTGATGGTAGATTTGAAATGGACAGACCCATTGAATACCGGTACGGCGTCGGGGGGGGGAGGATTCAATGGCCCGCCGATTCGTCAATATAACCTCTATTACCGCAAAGTTCCAGATACGACGTGGTTGAAACAGACGTTGGATATTAGCAGTATTATTCTAAATGGCGGTAGCGGGGGGAGTCAGTCTCGTCGCTATATTTTGCGTAATCTATTAAACGAAAACAAATATGAAATTAAAATAGAACCCATCAATACGGTGGGCGTGGGTGCCGAATCCGCCATCATCACCGCGCGGACATTGATGAAACCCACCGTCCCGTCGGGTGTCTTGGTAACTGCGAAATATGGTCTATTACCACCAGTAATTACAGACACACCTGGGAATTACATCAATATCATATGGACCAAACCAAATACGGGGGGTAGTCCCATTAAACTATATAATATAACGATTACGCCGCCGCCACCAACAGGTTCAACTGTATCGACTTCAATTACCGTTCCGTATAATGTGTCAACAACGGATACCCGAACCTCGTATAGTCTGGATATTGGGAGAATCGGTCCAAACATTATAGGTGATGGACTGTATTCTGTAACAATATCAGCATTTAATAGTTACATTTATAGTAATGAAAGTGCGAGTTCGTCTGTAACCGTAAAACCTAAAGCCGCAAAACCGAGTATATATGCGATTGACGGAACGTATACATCGTCTGGATTATCATATGCGGAAATGACGTTTTATATCAATACGGAGATAGCAGATGGCGTCACAATATCCACAGTGAAGGCGAATGGATTAAATACCAGTTATTCAACCAACGTGAATATTTATAGCCAGATTTTTGCCACCGGCATTGGAAATGGGATAACCGGAGAGCATAAAATACGTATTCCCGCAACATCCGCAGGACGGGAGATTATTGTGGTTGGAACGACATATTCGGTAAGTGTAACGCTTGTATTTACTAACGGGTTGGAACAGACGAGTGAGTTGTTCTCATATACTCCTGAAATTAAGTATTTGACAACATAGCGAACGAGCGAGCGAGCGAGTGAGCGAGCGAGTGAGCTATTCTCTCAATGTAGGGTCTACGCAAATATCCTGGCGTGAAAACGTCTGTCCCGACATACACTTATCACCTGCTTCAACCTTTACACAGCTTCGGAACCCGCGGTCTTCGCCGATGTAACAATATCCGGCCTTGCCTGCCTGGTGCTTTTGCGTGACACTTGTGCTATCATCAGCGAGCGGCGACGGGCCGGAATAACTGCGGTGGGCTTTATCTAAAAACGTGTATTTGGTCTCGTCATTAACGAATCCCGGTTTCTTATCTGAACTGTTTGACATTCCGGGGGGAACGGGTGGTCCGGCCGCCGCGCGCGCCTTCGGGACCTTCGGGACCTTCGGTGCGTCGTCGTCGCTGTCACTGTCACTGTCACTGTCGCTGTCGTCACCACCGCTCGCGCCCGACGATGTTGGTGCGACCGGCTGATTTGTGATACGAGCGACGATTTCGCGTCCCTTATCCTCCAATGACTTGAAAAAGGATTTTACCTCTCCCATTCCTAAATGAAAATCGTTGTTATTTGATAAACTCCCCCACATAAACCATACGATGACAACGATGAGAATGAATTTAATAAGGGTTGAGAATGAGAAGAAACTGCCGCTGTCGCTGTCACCGCCGCCGCCGCCGCCGCTGTCGCTGCTAGTGTCGAGAGAAATATCTGGCATTTTCACATCTTTAAATGTGTCCTGTGCTTTTTCTTTGATACTGGATAATATACCGGTTTTCTCCATCTTGGACCCCGACGATAATCCGCTGTTTACACGTTCGTTATTGGTGGGGGTGCCGAAATTCGTGAATTTAAAAGTTGGGAGCGACATTGTTATATATAAGATAAGAAGACATTATTCGGTTCGCTTCGCTTATTCGGTTCCGCTTCGCTCATTCGCTTCGCTCATTCCCTTCGGTTCGCTTCGCTCATTCCATTCGGTTCCATTCCATTCGCTTCGCTCATTCCATTTCACTCATACGGGCTATATTTCCGCGGCGGCGGCTGCGGTGGCTTATCACCCTCACCGCCGTCCTCCGTCTTCCTCACAATCGTATTCATCGAATTCAACGCCTCCAGACGCTTAATCGTGCGTTCTAGGTCGCCATTCTTGTCCCCTTTATACCCAGACGACGAAAACAGATAATCCGTATCGGGGCTAATCTCATGCTTTTTAATTTGCTTATAAATCGCATTGATATTCTCTACCGCGGTCTCAATCACGAGCCGGTCATTTATCATTTCTATCCGGCTATCATATTCCGTCGTAAGTAGTGAAATCGCGAAATAAATGAGATACCGACGTTTTTTGCGGACCCCCGGCGTAAATCGGACACAGTATATGCGCAAAAGGCTATTCACGATTTTCTGGGTCAGCGGCGAATATTCGTCTTGCTGGTTGCTTCGCGCGATAATCATATCCCATATCATCCAAATCGGGTCAAACTGGAGCTTATCATCTACAGGGATGTGTGACCGGCGCTCGCATCGGCACGTTTCCTTCTTCGCTTTACAAATCGTCTCAAACTCTACAATCCATTCCACCCAGTAGCACGCCAGGAGTGTATTTTTAGAATCACGGGAGATGTGGTATGCGAATTCATTCATCGCGATGAAAATCTCCTTCGGGTCTCTCTCTCTGAAAAACTCCTGGGCATAATCCACCCGCTGTGCTTTCAGGCGCTGTGACATTGTCGCGATATCATATTCCTCCTTTTTCTTTATTTTCACGCTGTCGTATTTATGTTGGCGCTTGGAGTTACAGAGGACACAAATGATTTCCGCGAATAGCGACCGCATCTTCGGATGGTTTCGCAGGCGGAGTTCATTTCCGACGTATCCATTCGAAATAATGGATTTGAAACTCTCGTAACGCATTTCAATATACAACGGTAGTTTAGGATTGGCTAAATGGATATATTTGCTGGCGAATGTTATAATGATGTCCCATAGTTCTAGATAATGTCCGGAGCACACGAGTTCCGCGCTCCAATAACACGCGGGCTCGATATTAGAACTGGATAGACTATTCAGGAGCTCTTTTCGAACATCGTTCTTTTTATAGGACGAAAAGGTTATGCCGCGGAAATCACTCTCGCTGCGGATGTCGTTGATTTCGTTCGGGTCGGCCATCGATACTACTATTTCCGCGGTTTTTTTTCGCGCGAGAATAACGATAAGAATATTTTATAACGAAATACTAGTAGACAAAATACGCATAGAGAAGACAATACATAACATTTGAATAAATGACGTCATTTTACAAATCATTTTCAGCGTATATCCAATCCATAACTCGATGGGAAATACTGACATTTATGTTGATAGTGTTAATGATTGTCTGTTTTATTAAGCGCGACCTGTCCGTCCATGTGGAGGGGTTCGAACAGAAAGATAAATACAAGGTCTTCGAAAATGACACCATCTATGACAATTTTTATGCGGACATCTACGACGAACTCTTCATTCAGCCCAACAAAATAGAGGCGGAGGTGGACGAAATCATCCACATCACCGGCGCGCTTGATGGAAATGAAAATGACAAGAAGAATTTCAAAGTATGCGACTTGGGATGTGGGCGAGGGCATCATGTAGACCAGTTAAAGCACAAGGGTGTAGTGAATGTCATCGGATGCGACAAATCGCCGGCGATGCTTCAGAATGCGCGCGATATGTACCCGTCGTGTAAATTCATCCAGGGAGATTTTATGAAACCGATGCTGTTTAGTGAAGAAGAGTTCAACGTGCTGACGTGTTTCTATTTCACAGTGTATTATGTAAAAGATAAACGCGCATTCTTCCGGAATTGCCACCATTGGTTGAAACCCGAGGGATACCTCATCATCCATTTAGTGGACCGGAACCATTTTGACCCGGTTGTTCCTGGCGGGAAACCGATGTTTATTGTATCTCCGCAGAAATTTGCGAAGGAGCGCATCACGAATTCTCTCGTGAAGTTCAGGAGTTTTCAATATAAATCGGATTTTACGGTTCCACCTCCGCCCACGAAGAAGGGTGCTACGGGAGAGAAGAATATCGGGAAGTTCGTGGAAAAAATAACGGATGATACCACTGGGAAGGTTCGAGAGAACATTCATACATATTATATGCCGACGAACCGAGAAATGCTGGAGATTGCGAAGGAGGTAGGATTTACAGTGACAGGACAGGTTGACCTCATACATGTTCTTAACGAGTATCAGTATTTGTATATATTAAAAAAGACAGCGTAATGACAATGAAGCAGTAGAACCGCGTAATGACAATGAAGCAGTAGAACCGCGTAATGACAATGAAGCAGTAGAACCGCGTAGCCGCGTAACCACGGGCGATGCCTTTTATGTTTGTAATATAATGATGAATGATTTTATTGGCCGCATCCAGTGGCCGCCATTTCTTTTTCATTATATTATCGTGTTTATATGCGCTGCTTTTATTACATCTGTGTGTATACTGAAATTCAAATACTTATATTGGTATAGCCAGCCAATCACATTCTGGTTTACGATACGGCGGCTGCGGTGGTTTCGCGGGGGCGGTGGCGCGACGGGACCTTGGAATAATACGGTAATGAATCCGCTATCTCTCGCAGAACGGTGTAATAACGCCGCAGTATATCCATTTTTACACTTTGTGCGACACGACCTGGTTCGCGTATACGGCGGTCACGGCGGTCTATTACCGCTTTCGGATGCGCCTTACGAGAGAATTGCGGAGTTTCTATCGCGACAAGTCAATGTGATAGTTACACCGTCTGCGAATGAAACACAGTATATCCCAGGCGATACACAGTATATCCCAGGCGATACACAGTATATCCCATGCGATATACTGGAGTTCATTCTCTCGCAAGATACATACGGACTATCAGCGTTTATAGGTATTCTGACGGGGCCGCGCGAAAATACTACTACGCACTCGATTAAGGGTGACAATACGCCCGCTATTAAGGGTGACAATACGCCCGCAATTAAGGGTGACAATACGCCCGCAATTAAGGGCGTATGTATTCTCACACCCAGAATTATGCTCTCCTTCGGTGCGTCCGGTGCCGCCCCACGGTCGGTATCCATCTACGTATGCGACCATCTCGCCTGGTCGAAGTATATAACGACCGAACGCGAATCTCTCGCGCTTCTTGAAACAACAGAATATATTCAGAAATCCCGAGAGATTGCGGGAGAACAAACATTATACCGCTATCGCGAAATCCCGGGGTTTGTTATTCCCTTTACAACAGTTTATACATATACATTCGCAGCGCGCACTGCGGCCGCGTCGGCTATCGGTGTGGGCGTTTCCATAATTCCGGTATCCACCGCCAACTTCGCCATCTTTTACGCCTTTGTAAATGAACGTTCGAGAGATTTCAGATGCTGTATATTACACGAACTCAGTATACTTCAATCTCTCGTTCAAAGCGGCATCTATCGCATCTATATGCTTTTATTGAACCAGGTGCGCGTAATAGCGGTCTACATCTTTGCGCCTTCGTGGATGAAGGTGAGCGAGGCAGCGGCAGAGGCCGCAGCGGCGGCGGCGGGTGGGTATACACGACATAAAATAAAACCAAAAAGGACTATCGGAAATAGGATATCGGCACTTCATAATCATATCTCTCAAACATCTACTGCGGTCGTGAAATATCTGCCACCGGTAGTTCGACCGAAATATGATGCGTTCGGGAAACGGGTCAAACGAGTTGCGCGGGCGGCGGCTGGCGACGGTGATGGGGGTGGTGGTGTCGTTGGCACCGGAGACGACATTCTGCGTCTAATATCATCCATCCAGCAATGCGACCGTGATGTATTCGTGCGAGGATTCTACGCGGCGTCCGCCGCACTGGCAGCGGACACCCCGCGAAATACCACGGTGATTTGTATAGACACCCTCGCACACAACTACAGAATAATCGATGGAATTGTCGCGGCGGCGCATTGGAATTTGTTGTCACGAGAGAAATGGTATTACATTCTATATAATGCCATTATACACCAGGAAACCCTGTGTAAGGATATAGCAGTCATCTAGCGCGATGACTCTAGCGCGATGACTCTAGCGCGATGACTCTAGCGCGATGAGTCTAGCGCGATGAGTCTAGCGCCTATATCCCGCTGTATATGACCGACGCCCGCCAAACATTCCGAACCCGCCGCCGCTGCCTCCGCCGCGTCCTGCGCCGCCTGATGCCGCCCGCGTAAATGTATCCACGATGAATATAATGAATACGCCTAAAAAGCAATACAGAACGAGCTCTTCTACGACATGGCCTGTTTTCTCCTCCTTCTTATCCTCCAACATGTGAATGATGTAGTTGAGTTTTTCAATGAGCGCTGCGTTTGTACCGGACATACCTCCGCCGCCTCCGCCGCCCCCCGACAATTGATTCGCGAGAGATTCAGCATAAGGCACAAATTGTTCATAATATTGCGATGCGTAGGCATTTGTGCTAAAGGGCTCCGACTTCCCGCTTTGACCGTCTTTCTTTGGAGCGCCAGCGATTCCGGTGAGTTTATCAAAATACAACGACGACGGGGGCGGTGGCGCAGTCGTCATCATCCCCCCGGCCGAATCCGCCATTCCTTCCAATAATGTGGATGAATACGACATCGACGGGTTTAGGGAATTCATTTGGGTGGTTTTGCGAACCACTTGCGCCGACGACGGTGTATTGCTAGATAACGTATCAGCGCCACGAATAATTCCCGAATGCGATACATTTGTCGCATAAACACCCATTCCTTGCGCCGGATAGGATGGTAGAACGGAAGGCGAACTATAGGCATCTCCATCCTCGCCGTCTTCTTCACTGTCCTCCCCGCCCTTACGATGAATACTTTCAATATAATCTTTGATTTGCTTTATTTTCTTCCCGGCCTGTTGGACTACGCCGCCATTGTTTCCATTTTCGTTGGATATACCAGTTATGGCGCCGCCATTCGGTGATTGTAACAGTCCTCGTTCGGTGTCGTTTGTGCGCGGTATCTTTAGGGTTCGGTTTCCGTTGCCACCGCCATTTCGGCGATTGTATATTTTTCCGTTTCCGTTTCCGGGCCTTGAACTGTCATTATTACTTTCGGCGTAATCCGAAAAACCTAAAGATGTCATCTTCTCCTATAAAAAAACGAGATATTAATTCGGGGAGATTGAACTGGTTGTATATGAAAAATATATTTGTTATGTATATAAGACGAAAATGGTGAAATTAGGAAAAGAACTCACTTTAGGTGTTTTACTGGTGGTTATTGTTATTATGGTTCTTAAACCCAATCTTCTCGGGTTTTTGTATAATAACGTTTTAGGCAAACTTATCTTTGTCGCTGCGGTCGTGTTTCTCTCGTTGAAGCATACTGCGGCTGGTTTGCTGGCCGTCGTCTTCGTCGCGATTGTTGCCTCGATGAGCGGCTACCACGGATTTGAGGGTATGGCGGTTCCCGAGGACGACCCCATTGAAGGCGCAGAAGTTCAGAAGAAGTCGTGTGAGGGTGAAGACTGCGATGCCGAGACGAAGGAAGGTGCCGAAACCCAGAAGAAGCCCGAGGCGGTCAAGGACATTGAAGCACTCTTGAAGGTGAAGTAATGCGATTGATTCATAAGCACCCGAATCGTATAAGACGTGAGTAGGCAAATGTTCGTATTATAGAACAAGACGTGAGTAGGCGGCAAAGGAGCGAGCGAAGCGAGCGAGAAGCGAAGCGGAGCGGAGCGGAGCCGAACAATACATACACACATTATCGTGTATATGTATTGAATTATTTCTAGTATAATAGTAGTAGTAAACGCAAATGGAACTCCAGTATTATATTCAGTATATTATCTCGTGGGTGGTTCATAATGTGCTATATACTGATGCGTCATTTGCCATTGTGCGTATTTTGATTTTTATTGGGTTGGTATCCTTATTGGTATACGGTCAATATATTTTGTTTGTTTTGTTATGTATTGTTGTAATATCTGCGGAGTATCTCGCTGACGCGGACACGGACAATGGCGACAACTACGTGGCACAATTCGCGGCGAGGGTGATGGCTGCGACGACGGTGCCTGGAGCGAGTCGCATTGTAGATAAAGACGAACTCACGACAGGTATTTCTATCCATGACGGACGCGAAGGGTTTTCATTAACGATGCCGAAAATCATTAAAGGTGACGCCACGGGAAAAGACCACAGGCGCTCGAATAAATTCATCGAAGAAGATAGCCGCGACTTCACCGATAAAGATTTCAGAAGCAAGCAATGCTCTATCGGAAGCGGGATTGGTGGGATAACAATGTTTGGCAGTAATGAACTCATTGGAACTTCACGCGAGGCAACCATAAAAGGGATTTACGATTTCGCCGGGAATGTGACTGCGAACGATTCTGGTGGGGACATGGTGAAACGCGCGAAATACTTCAAAGAATGTGTGTTTGAACCGGTAAAACGAAACGATTTCCGCGCCTTTAAAAAAAAGATATACACCGACATAACCGCTTCCGTTATAAACATTGAGAATTGCTTGAAACGATTCAATACCGGGGTTTTATTTAATACTAAATCGAATATAAGCGCGGGGTATAGCCAGCGGTTGACAACAATGACGGATGGCACTGTTAGTGGGACCAATGCCGACGGCACGTCCACGTCGTTTTCATACGTATCGTTGATTGCGGGGGGTAGTAACGTGGAGAAACTGTCAAATATTCAGGCATTGAATAAAGGCAAAAATGGTGATAGCTCCAACGAACGAACATATAGTGAGTTACTCAAGGCGACCAATGATAACAACATCGCACGTAAGCAACAAGCGATGGATATCTTCGGGAAAGTATATGGCTACCGCACACGAATCGACGAGATTCTCTCAATGATGCGCGCACAAACGAAAGATGACGTTGCGTTGTTACATACTGTGCGTATCAGCGAATCCGTCGTCCAAGAATTGCGCACGATGTTGGCGTATTTGGCGGTGATTCAACAAACCGACGCAATTATTAAGTTTGAAGAATCGATTGACTTTGGTAACAATGTCAAGGGGATTTACGATACGTTGAATACGACCCCGCCACCGACTACGCTTGATAAGTTACCCACCGTGGGCCTAGATAAAATATCCGGTGCCAATAACATTTTCCGTATTCCGCTTGATGACGACACCTATAACACCAACGATGAAAAGCGGTATTTATACGGCATCACGTATTATTTTGATACAGAAAAGAGTAATAAGCCGTATCCTTGATTATATAGTATAATAATTATAGTATAAGAATTATATAAGAATTATATAAGAATACAATGAAACTACGAACGATTGCGATTTTAATATTGATGGCGTGTGTTGTCGTCGCAACGTCCGCATTTGGGGCGTATCAGGACAGTATAGGCAATGATGACGACGCCGCCGCTGCTGCGACGAAGGCCGCGACGAAGACGGCGACGAAGGCGGCGGCCACGAAGGACGTTGTCGGCGCATCCGGTGCGGGAACCTCCTACAAACAAAGTCACGCCCATCTGGACATTTCCGAAAAGACGGACGGGCCTTATGTAAAAGACGGCACAAATACATACCGCGGAAAAGCGGGTGGGTATGACCTGCGCGATACATATGACAGCGACGACGAGCGTGGCGACGGTGACAGCGACGATGACGGCGAACCTACGTCCGAATTCCAGCGAAAACTGAAGTATATCACCACAATGTTTAAAGAGATATTTAGTAAATGGAAGTCGCAGGAGACGATTATGGCGCCGTCCAGCATCGAAGAAGACCCCGACAACCCGTTGGGCCCAGAAGGGTTCAAAATACGCGAGAAGTTCAAGAAGGGTGCGCGTCAGGGAATGCGAAAACTGAAAAACGCGTTTCGGGGGCGGTTCAAATAAAACCCAATGATAAATAATCTATTGTAATAATAGTATTCGTAGTCGTATTACGGTAAATGTCAAGGAAAAATAGTAGTATACGCCGTAGGGCGTCATCGTCGTCGGCGCCGAAAATGCCAGTGGCCGCCGCCGCCGCCCCCCCGAAACAAATCGGCGGCGCACCCGCCCCCCCTGGGTCCGCCCCCGGATCCATCGCATCCTCTTCCATCAACCTTAAAACATTTACGGATTTATTCTCCGGGAAAACGAACTTTTTCACACTTCAATCTCCCGCGAAAAATATTATGAATTCACCGGTTCTCACCACGATGCATAACTTCTTCCATAACCTGAATACAAGCACATTCTTCGCCGGGTTTGTGATGCTTGTCCTGAATATCGGCGCGCGATATATCAATCTAGACCTGAATTCATCCACTGAATCCTGGATTAAATACTTGATGAGTAAAGAGGTCCTCGTGTTCGCGGTGAGTTGGATGGGAACCCGCAGTATTTACTATGCGCTCGTGATTACCGCGTGCTTTACCATCGTCGTAGACCATTTTATGAACGTAGATAGCAAGTATTGCGTGGTTCCTTCCAAGTTTAGAGACTTACATACGATGACGGAAGAGAAACACGGACCCGAGAAGACAGTGACCGATTTAGAAATCAGCAACGCGCTTCATACACTGGAGAAGGCGAAGAAAGAGAAGGAGGAAACAGACCATTTAGAACTCGTCAAGTATCATCAGCTATTCAAGGATGACACGTTTGAGTCATCGCAACCGGCGAAGGTGGGCGGTGGTGCGAAGTAACGCCGTGGTATTAGTTAATAAATGTAACCCATATTCAAATATTTTATGTTAGTATTTAAAATTTAAAATATTTGATAATTTAATAGATTATAACGACGAAGGTAAAATAAATGGTGGATGAAAGTTTGAAGGGCCCATGGCCTATAGACAGACTCATAGAAGACGCGACAAAATATATCAACAAAATCAACGAACATTTAACCAACTGGACGGATGAAGATACAAAAAATTATACTGAAGCAGCATATAGACATTGGAGTCCGGTTCACAGTAAGGAGGATGCTATGAGATATGCGCGATATAACCTTGATGAGGCAAATATAGAATTACAAAGGTTACAAAGTATAAAAGATACAGACAAAGGTGCAGTAGTGTCAGCATCAGCAGCTATTTATCCGGATAAGAACCGGTTGGAAAACATGCTGGGCCTTCTCGGTAGGCATGTGGTGAATATAATTCCACCGCCATTGCCACCGCCGCCGCCACGGCTTAGTATAAATCCATTATTACCATTTATACCTCCGCCGGCATCGGCATCAGCATCAGCATCAGCATCAGCATCAGCATCAGCATCAGCGAATCAAGCATCAGCGAATCAAGCACCAGCGAGTCAAGCGCCAGCGCAAATGCGCGCCCCAAAAAAACCGTATATCACTATAAAAAACCTGACAACCGTGGTCGACGCAAGTATTGGCCGGCATGTAGATGATTTGGATGAACGCATTGCCTTGAAAGAACTCCCGGTGATAGGACCCTCCGGAACGAGCAAATCAACCGCAGCGCCGAAATTTGAGCGAACCCAGGGAGATTTCCCAGACTTAAAAGTGGATATATACGAGCAAATGGTGTATCATCGCGCGAAATCGTCCAATAATAAACGACTTGAAATATTTGTTCCTACGCGATATAAAATCAACTACGACAAAATAAAACAATATTTCGCCACAAAAGGCGCGGATAAAGATGTCGACGACCTGAAAAAAACGGTGATAAGTGCGTATGGCAATAACTACAATAGTTTATTTTATAAACATACCATTGCGGGGAAGACCGCGCCCGCCGCCACTGCCGCCACCGCCGCCAGAGCTGCGTCATCATCGAACGGTGGTGACCTGGATAAACTCGCAATGGAAAGTATCCAAAATAAAATAGATAGATGGCATTTCAATTACGCTGAATGGTCGTTTTATGATAACGCGAGTTCGTTTTTCGTCCAGAAAATGATGTTACCCCAGGACGAATTATTGACATTAAAAATGGATTTTGATGACGTATTCGGGAGCGCGGGCGCGGGTGGATTAATAACCATCATAGATGAAATCCGCGGGAAATACACCAGTTTAAAGGATAAATATGCCGCAAATCTTAAGATACCAGAGATTACGACTGCGTCATCTACTCTTGATACTTATAATAAGTTGTTTGAACTATTATACACCGAAATTGATAAACGGAAAACAGAGCCGTTGGATTATGTTACAGAACGCCAACGGGATTTTCCGTCGTATACATTTGATGTCAATACGAGGAATTATTTATTACGCGCCTTTGAGAGATTACATAATATATCGCAGCAAATGACAACTGTATATGATACGTTTGGGAAAACTCCAATCAATTCCAAAATCAAATTGTTAGAAACACTCAACGATGAATATACGCAACTCATACAAGGTATTGAAAGAGATGCGAACTTAAAGACGGCGAACGACATATTTACGAAATATATGCTGGGGCCTGGGAGAAAAGATGTATTCTCAAACTTCATACCTAATTATAAAATAATCCAGTACATCTTTTGGTTGATTCACGGGGGGGAACGGGCGGCCGTCCCCGCGGCTGGTGCGAATTTTGTAAATAACGCATTTACATTAGATTACGGCACTGATGTAAATCCAGAAGATTTATATAGAATTATTCAAGAGTTGGATGTGGTGGTGATGGGATTGACGCCTCAAGAAGCTGATAAACAGAAAGAGTTTATGAAGGATGGGGAGATAATAACGCGGCTTGAAGATATTAATGAACTTATAGCGTATCGGAATACGAATACGACCACCGCCGATAAGCCTACTAACTACAACACTTTAAATAAATATCAGCTCATCGCCTGGCCCCCCAGTCAACAACAACTAGGCTATATAACTAGCGCAATCAATAAAGAACTTACAGATTTATACTCTCAAATACATATTGTAAAGTTTGAACCTAATAAGGGTAGCAATACTAATGGTGACGATAAGTTTGCAGAAATCAACGCAAAAATCCGCGAATTAAAGGGCAAACATTTCGCATCAATGCTGATTTTTTATAATTACCTAGAAGCGAAAATGACCGCGGGTATGGCGGAGATTGCGGGGTTTTTTAACACATTTTACGAAGAGTCCAAATTGATGAACCCGGAGATAGACTCGCACTCAAGTATAGTAGGTGATAACCCGAAAACGGTGCCGAAGTTTTCATTCGGAATTGACATTCTTTTCTGGACCCTGCTTCGTATTACGAAATATTATTCAGACAAGCATACCAATTTCATAAAGACAATGAAGGAAAAAATCGGCCCCGAAAATCCTGAACTACGCAATATGCGTCTTGAAATCGGCGTCAAAGAGAGCAAACTGAAGCACGTATGCGAACTCATCGCGAATACCGGTAATATACCGATAGACACGATTATTCCCGACCGCGCGGGGTATTATATAAAGGACGGCGCGGGTCAGCCGCCGCAGCAGCAAGAGCGGCTTTATGTCGGATTCGTCGACCCTGTCAAATACCGCGATGAATGGTTGAAGAAAATAGACCCTAGGAAAGGGGGAGGCGAAACTGCGAATGACATCATAAAAACCACGGATAAAATGAAGAAGAAGTTGGGCGAATCTCTCGGAATGAATGACGCAACCAAAATGGCCGAGATGCTTTCCACATTAATAGAATTGAACACGATTCAGGTCGTGAATATGCTTTTTGCGAAACCGCGTAATATATGGTATTCCCCCGATTTACAAATTAAAGGGACCGCCGATGAATCGTCCAAATGGATATTATTTCAGTTGGATAAGCCTCAAATTATTTCTGGTCGCGCGTTTTCAAAATTCAAAAAAGCGTTGGGGGCGCCAGTGGGCGGCGGCGGCGGCGGCGGCGGGACGACCCGCTTACAGCGTATATTGGATAAAAAATCGACGGAAGAGGTCCCGCCGATTGATATCAGTTCACTCGATAATACGGGGACGGCGGCGGCGGCGGCGGCGCCATTTTTGATATTTATTATTGCGACGCAGCCGTTTTCACCCCGAATGCTGGATAAAGATGGTATGAAAGACGCGACGGATGTAATGTTCGATGACCCGCTATTTATTCCGGCGGGTGCGGCGGGTGCGGCGGGTGCGGCGGCGGGCACGGTGGCAGGCGGCATTATTGAAAATGGGTCCAATTTAAAGGAATCGATTACAAATACGCTGGGTAAAATTAAGGGCAAGATTCTACCCACAAAGGAATCGTGTGCGACTGGTAAAGACGCGATTTTGAATGCGGCAACCGATTTAAATGATTCGTTTAATAAAACGCTTCGGAGTATCGGGGTGGATTTGGAGAAAAAAGTTGACAAATTTCTACAAAAGGCGCAGCCGCCGCTTCCTGGGATGATACCCCCGCCGTTACCGCCTCCGCCACCGTTGGCAGCGGCACATCAAGTGGCGGCGGCACAGCAAGCGGCAGCGGCACAGCAAGCGGCGGCGGCACAGCAAGCGGCGGCGGCACCGGCACCGGCACCGGTAGCGGCACCGGCAGCGGCACCGGCAGCAGCGGTGGCAGCGGCGGCAGCGACAGCAGCAGCGGTGTCAAAAATACAACGTATGTGGCGGCAAAAAAAGATGGCGGAAGCGGCAGCAGCGGCGCAGCAAGCGGCGTCAGCGTTAAAAATACAAAAGTGGTTGCGGCAAAAAAAGACGGCAGCGGCAGCGGCAGCGGCAGCGGCAGCGGCAGAAGCCGAAGAACAATCCCAAATCGGTTTACTTCATCAAATTTTGGTCTGTATCACTGAAACATTTGCCCGATTGAAAATACCTCTGCCTCCAAATTTGTTGTCGCTGGATACTAGCGCAAAACTCCGCGCGCATATTGTAAATTGTTTACAAACTCTAACAATACAGTTAAATGACGCACCTAACATTGTGCGTACCATATTAACTGTTGAAGGCATTCCCGGGGAGATAGATACCCGCAAAACAGAACATAATAGTATGTTAGATGAGGTCGGGAATATGAAAGATTGTAATACGACAGCGTTTCAATCACAAAAAGAAGAATTAATTGCCGAGATTAATGAAAGCGTAACCTTCTTAACAAATGCGTTGAAATGGGTTATAGACAAGGATAGTCCCGTTCTCACACCATTAGCGCAAGGAATTCCGTCAGTGTTGGATGAACTTAATCCAATTCAACAAGCATTGGTCGACCGTGTATGTGGGTTGTTACTTACAAATACGGAACGATTTATTAGCCCGGGTTACAAAGACAAAATAATTGAAAGATTAGATAGACAGATTGACCTAATACGGCCCACCCTGAACGCATTGAAACAGGAATACGCCAAATGTAATGACGACCAAAACGCGGCACTTGCCGCGGCGAATCTATATTTAGACCAATTAAAAGATACGTTCAAATCGCAAGCATTAAAACCTCCATTACCGCCTATCGATGGTATACCGCCACCCGCGACCATCGGCGCTATACACACCGCAATTTCGCAACATTTGGACGCATTAATTACGTATCTGAATGACGGTGCGTTTTTAAAACCGACGGAGGATGAACATAAAGAATTGGAAGAGGGTTTTGTAAAACAAGTGCGAGACAAATTAGCACATCTAACGGACGAGAAGTTGGCCGAGTGTAAGGACGCAACAATTACAGATCCAATTACCGCGAAAATTAATGAGTATTTTGAGAGAGCAAAAATACAAATCAGTAGACAAATAGATATTGCCCCGAGGGTTGAATCCATTATAAATGTAATACGCGCCGGTTTACAGACGGAACTAGCGAACACAACATCGCCAACCGTCAATTATACACTTCCGAAACCAAGCACTAATTTTATACAAAATATTGCCGAGATTCGGGCTCGCGCAAGTATGTTATTTAATCAAGAATTTACACGGCAAACTGGGCTACTTCGTGCCGAAATAGACGCATTTGTAACAGATTCAATGGCTGCTATTGACAAGTGTTACAAGGCACAACTTTCAGCAGAGGCGGCAAAGGCAGAAGAGGACCGACTTGCTGCCGAGCGAAACGACAAATTGATAGAATATTTACGGGTATTAAATGGAATACCTGGAATGCCCGTCCCGCCAAATTCGGCAGGTATGAAGCTGGAAGAGCGAATCTCCTCTCGGCTGCCGGTGCTATTAGAGACGGTTAACACAAAAATGAAAGAGAAAACGGATGAACTCGACAGTCAGCAACGCGATATTACCACATTAATTACCGAGACCGACGCAAAATTAGCCGAACTACGCAAATTTGCTGCGGGGCGGTTGGAGATGTGTAATGAACCATCAATACTTGATAAAAATAAACCAGAATTAAAACGAATCATCGCGGGATTCGATGAGTCGTTGTTACAATTACGCACTGCGCAAACGGGAAATACAGTTAAACTGACAGAAATAAAGACTAATGCCATGAAGATTCGGATTAACATAGAGGCCGAAATTATTGCTAGTCAACTACCCAAACCGATATTACAGGTGTTCTCGATTAAAGGAATCAGTGACGAATATGCCAGGATTACGAGCACATTTGATGAATTCACCGCCACTGTAACACCCGTAATAACAGATTCACGCAGTAAACTCGAACAATATACCGCGGAAGCGGCCACCGTGACCGGTGAAATAGAGGCGTGTATTGAGAGACGTAAAACGGCCGCCGACGCAATGGTGGCTCAAGCAACGAGAATAAAAGCCGAGTTAACGCTGAAATACAATGAATGTAACGAGCGCATTGGCGCACTGGAAGAAATAGCAAAAACCAAGACGGATGACCAGGGGTTAAACCTCCGAATTGCCGCTTTAAAAGTGAAACATACTACATTTCAAAGTGAACTTAACGCTATTGGTTCACCCGTTCCGATTACTAGTGTATCGAAATACCAAACCGTTCTTGCGGGTGCGGGCGCGGGTGCGGGAGAACTAAATGCTCTATATGGTTCAGCGTTCGAATCTATAAAAAAACTCAACGAACAGAATACCGAATTAGATGTCATATTAGCGGAATTATATGCGAGCGAAGGCGATACGGCTGCTATAAAACAGAAAATTGAGAATGATAAAGTTGAAGCCGACGCAAGGAAAGCTGCGGAGGAACAGGCGGCCGCAGCGGCAAATGTGGAGGCGGCGGCCGATAAAGCCGTAGTAAGAGAATTAGCGGACACGGAGTCTGTCTCAATATATATACCTACAAGTGTCGCAAAAAGGCCGCAGGCCGGAACACAATCTGATTCATCATACCAATCCGATCCATTAGAATTAGAGGAAATTGAACCAGAAACCATATTAGAATTTGTGGTAAATCGCCCGGCTGCCAACGCCCCTCCCGGAAGAGGTGGCAGTATCCGCCATCGTGGAAAAAGGCAGGTCCTCCAACGAGGAGGAGCTGGAGAAGGAGCTGGAGAAGGAGCTGGAGAAGGAGAAGGAGGAGCTGGAGAAGGAGCCCCGATTGTTTTTCGTATTACCAAATTAACACCGGAGGTGCAAACACTTCTATTGAATTTTAATCCATTAAACAAGGTATTGACGCCCGACCTGTTTCAAACAATTATAAGAGATGTAAAACCTATGTCTATAGAAGATGCTGCTGCGGAATATACAAAAATACAGGGAGCCCTCATACCCAGTAACGATACCGGGAACTATTTTGATACACTCGGACAAAAGGTTGCGTGGAAAACATCAATTATGAAACTTATGAATTTTCTTGATAAACAGAAGGTGCGCAAGTACCAAAGTGGCAAATCTTATAGTGAGATGTATAATGATCTATGGACGTTTATGGAACGTGCCAGTGGGTCTATTGCGCAATTAAGAGAAATATTTCGCGATAAGAAGATAGGTGATAAAACATTAGAAACATTGCTACTTGGTCCAGGGACTCTTGAGGAAATACGTAATAATTTAGGTTGGACCGCTCCTACGAAAAATAGTCTATTTGATAATCTTTTTGATGTGTTTTCTCATTGTAAAATTATAACAGGGACCAAACCAACCGAATCCACATTCTTAACTGTCCGCACATCCACGAAAGCTAACAATATGTATCGTTTCAAGTTGAATTGGCTTATTCTGATTGCGTTTCATATTTATCATACAGCAAAACTTGAAAACCAACGCCAGTTATTAATTAATATTTGCGAATTTGTAGAAAATCTTTATAAAATATTCGTGGGTTGGATGATGGATATGGGGCCGGAGTCATTACACGGTGAATTTATGCCAAAAACAAAACAAAGTGAATCATATATAATTAAAACAAACAGTCTTATAACCAAAGAAAGTACCGATAGTTCATTAACGCGATTACGAGAGGCAATACGCAATAAATTGTGTGAAATCGGGCCAAACAAAGAGCGTATCAATGCTGCGAAACCAGCGAAGGAATCGGCGAAGGCGGCGGCGAAAGCACCACAATTATCGTCGCAGGCATTGTCTCGGTCAGCGTCACCGATACCTTCGGTTCATGCCAAAGTCCCGCCAAAGAAGGCATGGGGGGAAGAAACACAGGTTCAACCGCCGCGAATAGTTACACCATCACCGCCAGTTGAACCATCACCACGTCTGCGGAAGGTGAGAGAAATGACCGAGGCGGAACAAAACGCAGCAGTAGAAGAAGCTAGATTGAGGTTGAATGCGAAGGATGCGGCGGAGGCGGCGGCGGCGGAGGCGGGACTAAGCCAGGGAAACGTCGTAACAGAGGGTCCTTGGAAAACCCCATTTATAAAACCGCCGTCTCAGCCCAAAGAAGCCCCCCCCCCGTTTGTCCGAAAATCGAATCAAGACCACTCGAAATATGAGGAAGAACTAGCACGCGCTGCTGCCGCTGCCAACGAAGATAGACAAAGATTACGGAATTCTAGATTGGTTGAGGCAGGTCCTTCTGATGAATCTATTCAGGCGGCTAAAACGGCCGCGCATGCCAGAGAAATTGCGAAGTTGAAACCCACTCCTCCGCTCACCAGTTCAACGAACCCGCGAAGGTCTTCAAGAACACTTAAACTGTTCGACGGTAGTAGAGGCGGCAATAAACAACGCACCAGAAAACGTCAACGGATTGCGTCAACACATCATCACACAAAACGACGGCTGTCGTCTAATTCTAAGCCAGCAAATCATAAACACACTAGAAAAGCACGATTAACCCGCGCTTCTGGTTCGGTATAACCGACACCACTTTTGTGAAATATTCTTCAATTATCGTCGTCGCATAGTCACACGACCGCGGTTTCGCGTATGCGTCTGCGTCTGCGTCCGCGTCCGCGTCGCTATCAAACCCTTCGGTCCCGCTCTCGTGCTCTCGCTCGCTTTCGTGCTCGCTTTCGTATCGCGACTGTTTCACGACATATAGTTTCATTTCTTCGTGGCTATCCCACAAATCAATGACATTTGATACTTCACGCATTATATCGTATAATGTGTCACCGGTGTGTTGCGTGTAATAGCATTCATCCACGCGCGGGAAAAATAGAGGAGCGCTTGGATTGGCGCGGTGTTTGACAAGGTGATTCTTGTGTATCGTTTGCGACGCGACGGAGACATTGCCGATGTTGTCGTATGCGCGCACGACCTGGATGACGACATTATTCTTCGCGAGATTGGTGCGGATGATGTCGCGGAAATACGCCGACACGGTCGTGGCCCGTGTATCCGAGAACACAACCACGACTTTTGACGCCGGCGTCGGAAGCGGTATCGTCGTGCGCCAGACGTCACGTGACCATTCGCGTTCCGGGCGGTCGTGCGTATCGTTTCGCGCGAGGATTGCTGGGTAGATTTGCGGCGTGATGCCGTGCGCGTTCATCTGACAGTATAAACTGTGTGTATCTTTCGGGAAACACGTCCCACCAAACCCGCGCCGCCCATCCGGTCCCGGGACCTGGAAATGCGATGTTCCCATTCGCGCGTCCCGTTTGGCCAGTGTCGTCACGGTATTATAATCCGTATTGGTTGCGCGGCAAAAGTCATAGAATTCGTTCATCAGGCCGACCTTTGCGGAAAGAAAGCAGTTCTTCATCAGTTTAAGCATTTCCGCTTCATTAGTGTCGCAGAAGACCACCGCGGGCGAATCAATGGCGCGGTTCTGATGGCTCTGTTTGATGAGTGCTTGGATGCGGGTTTTGAATTCATAATTTATAACCATTTGCGCTGGTGTTGTAGCCGCCGGAATCCCGACCACCCATTCTTTCATCTGCCTGAAATCGTCTTCCCAGTTGGCCTCGGTAAGAAACTCTGGCATAAAATAGCATCCGTGTTTCGCCGCGAATCCGACAGGGACTGTGCTTCGGATGACTTTATATGGATTAGAGCATCGCGCAAGCGTCTCTTCCAGTATCCGGGTATAACACGACCCGTCGTGGTGAAGAGGAGTCGGAAGACAGAAGAATAAAATGTCGCATTCGCGGTCCAATTCTTCAAGTGTAATCCCTGGAGGGTCGCATGCTTCAGGGCGAATATCATAGATGTAGACGGGTATGGGGGTGAACTCGTATAACGCATCGTAATTCTTGGCGAAGATTTGGGTCGCGCGGCCAACAAAGCCGTTTCCGACGATTCCGATTTTCATCTTGTAAACAATAGTAACCACGAAGGTTTAATATTGTTTCCGTTCTAGTCGGCGTCCTCGTCCTCGTCGGCGTCCTCGTCCTCGTCGGCGTCCTCGTCGGCGTCCTCGTCCTCGTCGGCGTCCTCGTCCTCGTCGGCGTCCTCGTCGGCGTCATCGTCCTCGTCGGCGCCCTCGTCGGCGTCGCTATCTATTTCGTTTAAATCAATATTAAACATATCCACTACAATATCTGTCATATGTTCTACATAACTTACTTCATTTACAAGGCGTGTCACAATAGAATCCATAATCGCGATGCTAATAAATAAACGATACAGTGACCGTTTAAATATAAGTCCATATTTATTGAGGATGTAGTTGATATCATATAGTTCATATACACCGAAGAATTTCAACGTGGGAGTTGTATATGAAACAAGAACCTTTTTTATTTCATCATACATTATCTTATACGTATTGTTGTTCTTTTGTAGAATAGTTGATATAATTTCACTACCCGTTTCTGAATCAATAGGTTCCGTTAATTCACAACTCATAATAAGGTTAATGAGTTTATGATATTTTCGCTGATACATATACCTTGTCGTATTTATTAATATTTCTTGGTCATTACGTGATAGATGTCCGATAATACCAAAATCAAGAATGCCGATTTGATGCGTCGGCGACGACGGTGACTTAATAAACAAAATATTCCCAGGATGAAGGTCCCCGTGATAAACAGAAGTACAAAATGCGGCCTTCGCATTGAATGTTGCGAGAACCTTTCCAAACTCATCGTAATCGTCTGATTTAATCTGGTCTATTTTGATTCCATCAATATACTCCATCACAAGAATGTCACCATTGATTTTCTCTGTATAATCAGAATAAGGTTTCGGTATTTTAACATATTCATAGTCTTTCCAACCATTATAATATATTTGAATATTCGTCAATTCTTTCCGAAAACATACCTGGTCGTTCAGAGAGACGACATTTTGAAGGATAAGATTTTCTATGTTTAAGGTTCGCAAATACGGTAAATATTTCGTCAGTTTCGCAAATATCACGAGATTGTTCATCGACGCATTGAAGTTATTACTTATGTTTTTACGAAGGTATTTGATGACAATCGGTGTGCCGTCGCCGTCGCCGATATACCCCTTAAATATCAGCGACATCAGTCCCGATTTTATCGGCATATAATCATTTACAATGCGTAGTTGTTGATATGGCCAACATTCACGCGACCGTTCCTCTAATTCTTTAAGTTCTTTTATGTCGTATTCATCCTCCGTATATTTCACATTATCAGTGAATTGGCTAAAGAAATTGTTGAGTTCTTGCGAGACGATATTGCGGTTGGTTGCGAATGCCTGGAATATTTTGACATACATCATATTCTTCACGGCAAGGCGTTTACTGACATCAATAATCGAGTTGTTGCGCGACTTCCAGCCTATACAATATTTGAAATACTCTGATATGCCGATATAACATGATGACAACGTGAACCATAATGCGCATAAAAAATCGGTGCGCGACATTTTACAATAATATTCTTTGGTTCGTTTGACATAATCATCATATTCCTGATTTTCGTCTTTTTCAGCAGAATCTTCAGACGATTTTAATTCTTCTGAACTAATATATTCTTTTAATAATTCATCCATTATATATTATATATATACGTGTATACGTGTATAATATATATAATTCTAATACATATTACGCTAAATGAATAATAATAATAATAATGTTTATGCCCGGAGGCTTTCAATCGCGTTCTTCAATCGCAAATACAGTTTTTTGATAAGGATGCCAATTGCGTTTTCCATTGCGACGGTGAGCTCTGATTCGGCGTCTGGTTTCAGTTTAAACATATGAAGAACCTGGATATTTGACACGGCGCCCGTGCCCGTGGAGTCTTCTTGGTAAATATACTTCTGGATATAGAGCGGATATTCTAGAAGTTTGTATTTTAATTGGACGAGTTCGCTATGGTATTCATAGGGGACACTTTTGCTCGTAAAAATAATCTCGGTGTTTCCATTCGCGGCGAATCTCTTTGCGATTTTAGTAGCGACATACATGTACGTCTTGGACCCGCCTAAATCACCGCCGATTTCTTTTAACTTGTAAAGAATATTGTGTTCGGATGGGTCTGTTGGATGCGGGTGAATCTCGATGGCATCAATAATATCCTTATTCACTTCGTGTAATAACTTGTGTAGGTTCACATTGATGAGAGAAATAATATTGAATTTGGGATTTGTATAACTGTATTCAAGTGTGAATAGTTTCATTTCGGGGTTTTTACCGAGTCTCATGTCATTTTGGATACATATCGGTTTGAACTGGGCGGCCGAGGAGGAGGAGGACATGGTCGTAAGGTGATAATACTTGTTATAATTCATAATATAATGTTTATATTACTTTACTAGAGGTCCATACTGACGGTATTTTTCTCGGATCTAGGTCTGCGCTTTGATTTATGTGGCGCGGAATCTTGTGAAATATCACCTAGACTGGATAAATTGACAACGCTTGCGCCAAGTGAGAGATCGATGCCGTCGTCGCCGCCGCTACCGCCACTGCCGCCGCCCGTCATTCCCGAGAGAATATTCTGAAGCATCGCGTTTCCTTGTTCAGGTGGCCCACCACCACCACCACCACCGGCTCCGCTGCCCGGCTGGATGTTAATGGTTTTGGTCTTCAGGCGCGACATCATGTCCGATACATCGGTCGTTGGGCCGCGCATTTCGGGACGACGCGACCTCTGTTCGGGCATCGATGTCGCGCCTGGGCGAATCGGGGGAGGAGGCGCGATGGGTCCTTTGGTCGCGATGGGTGGGGGAGGGGGGCGATGTTGGGCATAGGAAGGAGGTTCATTGTAGTTGCGTCCGCCACTTCCGCCACCGCCACCGCCACCGCCACCGCCAATAATATCATTCATAAAGTTACCGAACCCGGCACCACGGCCACTGCCGCCACCGCCACCGCCACCGCCACCGCCACCGCCACCGCCACCGAGAGTATTATTAGACATTGACGACACCGCAGCCTGCGTGAATTGCTGCATGAGCTCGGGGTTCTGACGCATAATATCATCCATTCCAGGCAACGCCGACTTGAACATCGTATTCGTCATATGAAGCATAATCGCGCTTCCGCCCAGTTGGAACATTAGCTTCAGTTCTGGCGACATCTTGGCCTTGGACTTGTATTTCTCGTGAAGCTCTCCGAATATTTCATCATATTCGCCGATATTCTCATTGACTTGTTCGGACCATCCTTCCAACTTCAGGTCAAAGGGGTCGAACTTATTGTTTAAGAACTCCAATCCGGTAATACATGCGAGAAGCATCTTGCCCTGGAATTTCATGCTATTGTGGCGTTCGCGTTCCTCTATTTGCGTATCATACTCGCCCTTCATCTCCGCATAAGACGAATCCATTGAATACCGTTTCGACAATTGGACCCCCTTCTGCTCCAATTCTTCCAACTTACGAAGGAGCTTGAATTTCTCTTTTAGCATTTCTTCCTTTGATAATTGGGGAGTCGGGTCTACATTGGCATCAGGGTCCATTGGAATGTTATTGAATTTGCCGTATCCGTCCCATGTGCGATTGTCTGCGTCAGTATTCGATGTGGATTGTCCTAAATGGATTCCGCTGCCACCGCCGCCGCCATTGTCGCCGTCAGATTTAGTCAAATTAAACATCCCGCTCAAAAATCCGCCACCGCCGCCATCGCCACCGCCGCCATCGCCACCGCCATCGCCTCCGCTCCCACTATTTCGCTTTGGAATATTACTCAAATCATTGAGTTCATTTTCAAGTGCGGCCAGTTCTCCTAAATCAATATCACCGCTACCGCCGCCGCCACCGCCCTTACGGTCACTGTCCTTGAATTTATTATTCATTAAGAGTTCAATCCCACCACCAAAATTGCCGCCGCCGCCCGATGAACGACCTCCGCCGCCGCTGCCAATCGTAAATGTAGGCATTGTATCCAATGCGCCTAAATCGATTTCTTCTGCCATTATGTTTTATGAAATGGTGTATAATACAAATACAACAGCAATCTTTATACTAAAATAAATGAAATGGCTGTTTATATGAATAAAATAAATACTTTATTATTATATTCATACCGCACTATGAATATTCATACCGCACTATGAATCCGCCATAATCCTTGTAAAAAGCAATCTGCCAAGTCGTCCTTCTTTTTGTGATTTTCAAAGACGGGTATCCATTTCGCATAGTTTGAATTGTGTTTCCGAGAGATTTCGCCGAGAGACCGGCATACGATGATACCTGACTTTTTACGGTCCGAATAGGTGGATGCGTCAACACATAGCACGCCGTCTTCCAGATTCGCATCCGTGAATAATTTCAACTTACATGATGCTGATATAAACTCAATCTGCGGGATATGTTTCATAATAAAATACTGCGTAATCATTCCCTGTAATGTCTTCATCCGAGAGGCGAGTGTGCTGATTTGATTTTCGATAATCATCATATCAATCGGGGGTGGAGACACCGCCGATCCCGCCGCCCCCGCTCCATTTGAAGACGCGGGAAACAGAATCGCATCCAGGTGTTTCATCATATTACGGCCGTAGGTGATTAGGTCGAGATCGTGCGCATAGATATAGTTTGTCTTCTTGGGCTTAGTAGGCGCCACTGTCCCGGTAATATAACTCGAATACTTATTTTCGTCAAAGGGCTCTAGATAATCTCTCGCGAGGGTCGCGACTATTTCTTGGACGAGGTCAGATTTCCGGAGTTTGAGATTCTGGGGCGCGGCTGGTCCTTCTCCGCCGGCGCCGGCTTGCGTGAGGAGATTCGCCTTAATATCCATGAGTTCGCCTAGTTTCTTCTTTTGAAGAAGATCGGGTTTGCGCTTGATGGGTAAAATCTCTCGTGAAGGTATTTTATATTTGGATTTTTCGGCGCATTTGTCGCAATACAGGATGGGGGGCGCCGATACACCACTGCCTACCCCCAATATCGCCTGATGCGAGCCCGAATCGAGCGAAATCAGCGAGACCGAAGTGAGTGGAGCCGAAGGCGCAGGGAGCTTCGGTCGAGCGACCCACTTGGCCAACTTCCCATCATTATTACACGTCCGCTTGGGCGGCAGCGGCGCCGTATTCTCAACTGCGATTCCCGAGAGATTCGGGGGGAAACGCAAATCAATCACATCCCATCTCTCGATTTGGATTTGATGAATCAGTTGTGACGGGGTAGCGCCAGTGAAAGCAAGTGTATCAGGTATACTAAACACGCAATACGCTAGATTCTTCATACCTACATCGAAACTGATGATTCGCATATACTGTGTTTGTAATAATTATATGTATAATACAATCATTACAAATAAGGTTTATGTGTTTATCGGGCCTGACCGTTGCTCTGCTGCTGCTGCTGTCGCTGCTGCTGGAATGCGAGGATTTGCTCCTGCGTGATTTCCGGCGCAACCATCCGGGATTGAAGTGCCTCGCGTGAGAGATACACGTCCTTTAAGTCGCTCGTCACATACCCAAACGGTTCCCTCGTATCCATAACAGATGAATACATAAATGGCACATTACGCTGATTATCTTGTTCGTAAGCATTGACTTCGACCTGACCGTGACCTGACATATTTACGGCATCTATGCGATTGATATTCATGATTTGGTCTGCGTTGGTCGTTAAATACCGACGATAATCCCAATTGGTATTGATATTCTCGGCGCGGCGGATAGATTCATTCACGGCGTTGCCAGGCTGCCATCCTGAAAAGTTGCGTCCATCCGTCATAATTGGCGGAAAATCAAAGTAGACATTATGACTGGAACTGTAATTCTTGGCCCAATGAGGTTGTGACATAATGGAATGGAATGGAATGGAATGGAATGTGTATTATGTATAATATGAGAATAAAATACTACTGTAATGCCTGAATTAGTTCAGCCTTTTTCATTTTCTGGATTTCCCCGTGTTTTTCGGGGTGTTTTTCTTTAAGTAGAACCCGTAATTCAGTAACAGACAATCCCGAAATAGATGGTGTGTGTGCGGCACTACTCATGGCGTGTGTTGCTACGTCTGCGACTGCGTCGACTGGGTGTATATCAGATGTATCCTTTTTATATAACATTGACAGTATATCGAGCTGTTGTTCCTCGGATGATATCGAAGAGTCCTGAATTGCGCCTAAATCTACAGTAATCTTTTTGAATTCGGGTGTATGCGCGGGTTCGGGCGCGGGTTCGGGCGCGGGTTCGGGCGCGGGTTCGGGCGCGGGCTCTGATTTTATAGAGTCAAATACAAGTTCTTCTATTACTTCTGCGACAGTAGGTTCATTTCTCTCGGTATGATGGTCGCTGTCGCTGTCGCTGCTCTCGTCGCTGGACTCGTCGCTGCTCTCGTCGCTGCTCTCGACGCTGGACTCGTCGCTGTCGCTGCTGTCGCTGTCGCTGTCGCTGTCGCTGCTGTCGCTGCTCTCGTTGTCTGTCGTATCCTCGCTATCTGATGATATCTCAATGAGATTATTGACCCGCTTATTCTGAAAAATCGCGGTATCTAAATGAATCATATGGGGCGCATTATAAGCAGCGGGTTTTTCTTCGTATTCACGGGTGTCATTCGCGTATTCCAGTATAATACTTCCATGGTGTCCGCCGCCATACTGCGCAGCAGTGTCGTTATGCGACGACGAATTCATCTGATATAAACGGTGTATGTCCGTCGACGATTCTTCTATGAATTGCTGTAAAATAAGCGCCTGTTCCTTGTGCGACTGTTCCAGTATCGTCAATCGAACCTTCATATATTGAAATACCGCATATACCAAAAGAGAGCAAACGGCTAAACTAACAATAATAGTCAAAAAACTTAACTCGCCCATTCTCTCGTTGTGCGTGATTTAATATATTAATCTAGGATGTTATATTTGAAATTTGAACGGAATATTATTATAATCTAATGGATAGGTTTATGTAGGTTTATGCGAACAGGAAAGATATACATATTTTGCGCGTATCCATTCCATTGTATATTGATTACAGGTGTATAACTGATGTTCTACTAACGCATTTGAAATATTCAGTTAAAATCAAATAATTTGATTACAAAAGTATAATATCAACAATATAATTTTATTATTTCTACTAGTTCAGTATTTTCCTCTCGTTCAATTCGAATAATACATTCTTCCATAGTTTCTATCAATTTATCAAGTTTATCAACAATATCGGTTTTACTTACGTTGGAATCTGGATTGAAACGAATAAATATCCATTTACCACTATGTATCATATAAACGTCATCATAACGAATTTCTTCATCTTTAACGTCATATCCACGATGGGCGAATTCATCTGTTTCAACCGCAAGTATGGTATTGCCTATTAATTTACGATGGTCAATGCGCCTACGATGGACGCAATCACAACCGCCTGTATATAATGGGGTATTATGTATAAATCCGTCAAAGTGGGTATTAATATGGTTTCTTACCATTATTTCTTTGCTATGAGTGTATATTACTTTACTACGTAAATCATCGGGAAATAATCGTTTGAAACAAGTAGTACAATATCCGTCATAATGAGATGAACCACCACGACTATCTATCCAGTCAATACAATTTGGGCATCTTATTCCGCCGCCGTGTGCTATACATTTATCACTTCCACTTACAGCGCTTTTACCACAACCTTGTTCAATACACCTTTTCCCTCCACCATGTTTTTTACATCTTTTTGTTAATCCAATGGCACTTTTATCGCAACCAGGTTCAATACAGCGATAACCACCACCGTGAGCTACACATTTCTTATTTATAGTTCGGGCACTTGTATTACATCCAGGTTCACTACAACGATAACCACCACCGTGTAATATACATTTTTCACTGGGTGGCGCAGCAAATGTTTTACATCCGGGTTCGGCACAATGATTTTTAACACCGTTTCGAAACACGTGAACCGTACATTTATGAGATGGTCCTCTGGCTGTCTTATAGCATCCCGGTTCGGTACATATTTGACCGCCATTATGTATTACGCATTTGTTAGACCTATATTTGACATGAATATCACATCCGGGTTCATCACATATATTTCTATCACAGTGTTCCGAACATTTATTACTCAGTTCAATTCTGACCCTTTTATAACAACCAGGCTCACTACACATCTTTCCACCATTATGTGATATACATTTATTTGAACGATATTGAACACGAATATTGCATCCGGGTTCATTGCAAAATCCTAGACCATTATTATGTTCTACACATCTACTTCTTTTATCGACAGCAGGGTTGTAACATCCAGGCTCATTACACATCAGTCCGCCATTATGAGTTACACATGTATTATAACCACGTTGAGAAATGTTATCACATCCAGATTCATTACATATTTGCGTGTCTCTGTGAGAGATACATTTATCACTTTTATATGTGGTTCTTTTATCACAACCAGTTTCATTACATATTTTACCGCCTCCGTGTGATACACAGTAATCACTTTTATATGCGGCTGCTTTATGGCAACCAGTTTCATTACATTTTTTACCTCCTCCGTGTGATACACAGTATTCATAACCGTTTCGTGCATGGTTTACGCACCCGGATTGAGCACAACGATAACCACCGCCGTGTTCTAAACATTTACATTTTTTTCCAATTCCATATTGATTACAACCAGGTTCAGAGCAAATTTTTACACTCATTAATATATATGTTATAGTAGATATATTTATAATCATTTTCTTTAATTAAAAACTGGTATGTAAATGTAAAAAGTCCCGTTTGTAACCATAGGATATCATTTGAAAGAAACACTTTTCAGCCAAAAATATTCCGTTAAAATATTGTTTTTTTGATAAAAGTCCGTGGTCGGGCAATTGACAAAGTTATGAAATAAAGACTTTTCAGCCAAAAATATTCGGTTCAAAATTAGAAAAATAATAATAGTAGAATACCATAGCCACCAATGGCGACCATTCATACGATGTAGTATACCCAATGGCAGCCTACCATAGTTGCGTAATTGGATGCTTCGTACGCAACAATACGCAACATTTTACGTGCTTGGGTAAAACGGGGGTAGGCCAGAATACTTTTGAAACACAAAAAATGCGTGATTTGTGACTGACCAGTCACAACTTTTTTCGTCCGACCGAATATTTTGTGACGGTAACTTTTTGGCCTCCCGGCGCGTCCACCCACCCCGACCTATTATCTCACCCTTGTGTATACGCCCTCCGTCATTTAGGCACCATTTTACGCAAGACTGAAATTACGCATATGTTCCATTGCGATACGTGTAACACCACAACCAATAACAGATTTGATTATAAACGCCATCTTTATTCGTCAAAGCACCAACGGTTATGTTCCGAGAACGCCAAATGTAAAAATATGATTCACAGTCTCATGGCCGGTATTTCGGGGGGTCCGGGCGTAAAAGGCATCCCCCCAAAACCGGCTTTGGAAATTTGCGAAGTGTCGACCCCCCAAAAAACACCCATCAACGAAATCGTCCATATCGCCCTCGACGAGGAGGATACCGAAAATAACGTCATCTACCACCCTCCATCCGGCGGTCACGTGACCGATGCCGATGCCGCCGCCGCCCCCGAAAGTCACGTGACCGGTCACGTGACCGGCGCCTATGCCTGTAAATATTGTAAGCGCCCCTATATCAACCGAACCGGATTATGGCGGCATAATAAGAAATATGGGATGTCGTGTATGATGAAAGTGGTTGAGGCGTCCAAGGCCGAAAACACCGAAGAACTGAAGAATATGATAAACACGATGATGCATATGAATCACGAATTCAAGACGCAGATATTGGAGTTATACAAGGCGAGTGCGGCTGCGGCTGCTGCTGCGGCGGCGAATCCGATGACCGTTGTCAACAATAACAACAACAATATGACAAACTGTTACAATCAGACGTTTAATTTACAGTTATTCCTGAACGAGCAGTGTAAAGACGCGATGAATATGAAGGATTTCGTGAATTCGATTCAACTGGATACGGACGACCTTGAAAGTGTGGGGAAGCTCGGATACGTAGAAGGGATGTCGAATATCCTCATTACAAATCTGAATAAAACCGAATTACATAAGCGGCCGGTCCATTGTAGCGATATCAAACGGGAGACGTTGTATGTGAAGGACGCGGATAAATGGGAACAGGATGGCCCCGATTATGAGAAAATGACGAACGCGGTGCTCTCCGTGGAACATAAGAATGTGCGGTTGATGGGGGAGTGGGCCGCACAACATCCGCGGTGTATGGATAGCAACAGCAACGAAAACGTCCAATATTTCAAGTTGTCAAAGACGATTACGGATGGCGAGAAGGATGGGAATATATCCAAAGTTATAAAGCGGGTGGCGAAGAATGTGGTCATTGACAAGACGGCGGCGATGGCGACGGCGGGGGCGGCGGTGGAGAATACAGCATAAATATTATGATGTATACATAAGTAGTCCATATAAGAATGAATGAGATTGTCGCACTGATTGCCAATTTCGTGAATTATTTGAATGTTTCTTATTATGAAGGTCAAATGACGCAAAAGCACGAAGAAGCCCGGGCGAATTTGAACGCGATATACGACGCGGTATCCAAGACCCCAAATGACCCCCCAAGTATCGACCAGTGTGTGTCATTTTATAATGATATCCGCGTATTGCGGGATGTGACCTATACAGATGACGCGGATTATTTCATTTACTGTGGACTATTGCGAAAGTATATCGGGGGGCATCGCTATCACTATGTCCCTACCCCTGAATAATCAGTCTCGCACTCTCCACGATTTCGTTTGGATAATCCAAATCGCGCAGAACCTTCAACCCCCCCTTGATACACGATATACCGTTCGCAATCTTATACAAATATGCGCCAGTATCCGGCGACACCGACATATGAAGATTGGTAATCGCGCCAGCATTCCGCTTCTCCAGAAGTTCGCAGAGTTCAATATAATGCGTGGTGAGGATAAGGTCCACCCGTGGGTTTTTGGAGATAAACGCAATATATCCGTATGCGGCTGCGACGGCTTCGTATGGATTGGTTCCCGAGTAAAGCTCGTCGAAAATACAGAAATGGCGTTTCGTTGGGTTGTCCATAATACAGCGCAGGATTTCCATACACCGGCGCGATTCGGCCTGGAAGAGACTGTCGCGGCCTGATGTGTCGGGAATATTCAGGTAGCAGTGAAGATAGTCATAGGGTGTGATTTCCGCGCGTTCATAGAATCCGTATCCGATTTGTTGGGAAAGAATGATATTGAATAGCGTGGTTTTGATGACGGTGGTTTTGCCCGCGGCGTTTGGACCGGTAATCACGAGTTGCTTATCTAGGACGATGTCATTGGCGACGACCGCGGTGGCTGCGTTACGTGCTTTAAGGGGTGCGTATACCTGGGACATGAGTTTTGTTACTCCAGTTTTCTTCACGACGACGACGGGGGGCTCGGGCTCGGGTGGCGGCAGTTCTTCGGCGGTCGCTTCTTCGGCGATGGGTGTCAATGAGCGCTCCGCCTCCGCCTCCGCCTCCGCCTCGGCCTCCGCCTCCGCCTCCGTGAACGAACACGCATGTATCATTCCATCCACGATGAATGAACGGCACGCCGTCAAATGCTCCATATACGCATTAAATCCAAAACTGTATTCTAGTAAATCATTTAGGTCTGTCTGTGAAAACAGCGAATAATAGTTCTTCATTATATACCCAATCTGGAAGAATTTAGTCACGGATACCGAAAACGGCGAAATATCCGAGAGTGCGCGGGTAACGTCTTCCAGCAGCGCGTATTTTTCCGCCAATTCCTCGCGGAACGGTTCGTATGTGGAGAGGTTATACGTCTGGATGAGTTGAATCATATACGACATATTGACACCGGTCGATGTAAGATACCCATTGATGGTATGAATGTGGGTATGGACCAGTTTGATATTATTGTAAAACCGCACACACGCCATAATATTCTGGTATATCTGGATCACGTAAAACACGACCGACATCAATATATACATTTTCTGTTCTATCGAAACCGTCTCGAATTGCGTGAGAAACTTCCCCACAGAATGCTGACTGATGATGGTCTTCAAAATATCGATATACTCCGATACCGAAACACTCAGCCCGCGCATCATGAGGACGAAAAAGGGAATAATCAACACGATAAGCGGCGTGAGCAGCGCAATAACCGGCGATGAAATATTATACAGACTTAAAAACTGGAGAAACGAAGACGACCCGTTCAACTTGGAGAGGAAGGGGGTCTCGACGTAACTGAATTTCTCTTTGAAATCTGTGAGTTTGCCGGTTCCACGGAAATCCTTCCACGTGTCTTTCATCGCGGCAAATGCTTCTACACTGGTTGTGTGAGTCGTATTCTGCGTGATACATCGGTCGAGGAATTCATTGTCGAACATTTCGAGGAGCGTCTGGGTGTGTTTCAAATACGCGATATCGGTTGTATAATACTTGCTCCAGATGGGGAGGTGGTCGGTTCCGTAGACGGATGTAGGGGAGAAGACATAGTGGTAGAGACCCTTCACGTCGGTGGCGGCGGCGTCGTCTTCGGTGACGGCGGTGTCATTCTTCGGGTGTAGCATTTCCAGATCTTCAATAATCGACATGGGTAATTCGTGTAATTTATCTGGGTCAGTATATGAAATCGGGTGCTTGAAGGCCGTGCCAGCCACGGCCGTCACTGTGCCAGTGGTCGCGCCCGCCCCCGCCGAACGCCCGATTCCTAAATGTTCCATAAGGAGCGCCTTTACATCATCCGGATCGCGCGGTAGTTCAGAAACAGATTCGCGAACATCGGTGAATAACGAACAAACACTAAAAGAACATGACATTGTTGTATTTATATGACACTACAGTTTAAAATGAATAATTAAACTCATTGGACATTTACGCCTATTTTGTGCATAATACAAAATAGTCTGGTGTTAAATGTGGCTTTGATACAAGTATTTCACTCATTCTTTCAATCGGTTCATTATCAAATGGAAGAGGTGGAGATGCTCTAGTTGGAAATAATACTGCTTGGCTTGAAAATAAATTATACCATATTGTTTTATCAGGTTTTACATCATTTTTAATTTTCATATTATCATTAATGATTTGTAAATATTTAGATAATGTTTTTTTAGAATTCATTAACACAACGTTCTCTTTGCCATACCATTCTCCCTTAGTTCTAATTTCGCTTGAAAATACAAATGTTCTATCTGGATCAACTCTAATAAAAACTCTTGGTTCTGTTCCTATTTGCTCTTCTCCGTAAGAACTACGTATTTCTGTTTCTACGGATGTATAATCAATATATCTTGAATGATAAGGTGCTCTAAAAAATATATATGGATGTATATTACTTCTACCAAAATATATACCTTCTCTTTGAAGTTGTTTTCCTGTTTTTAATCCCAAATTACATAAACTATCCATTCCTGCTGGTTGCGTAAAATGCGTCCATACTATTATTCCTTTTTTAACATGTGGTTTTAATATACACACTAAAGCATCTGTATACATAATATCTTCATCATTTATGGGTTGTATGGGTGTCATGTAATCTAGGGGTTGTTCTTCGTCTCTTATGTGCTCTTCGTGGGGTATAGGCGAACGGGAATCGTCGCGCTCACTGGCGCGAGCACTGGGTTCTATGGGTTTTATGGGTCGGTCTCCCAGCCCCCCACCAATCATTTTTTTATTTTTTATTGTTTTATTTTTTTTATTAAATTCTTCTCGCGATATCCTTTTTTTTTCACCATTTTTTTTTAATTTGTAAAAATAACCCTTTTTGGTTTTTAAGTATTTAACCATTTTACAATATATATATATATATATATATGTATTGTAAAATACCGGCATTGTAATACCATTCCATTTCATTCCATTCCATTCCATTCCATTCCATTCCATTTCATTTCATTTCATTTCATTCCATTACATCCCCTCCATAAAGTTCATCGGCAGCTCCGTAATAATCGTCCCGTAATACGCCTCAATATCCTTCTTGATACGCATATCACGACGAGTGATGAAGTTGATACCGACACCCTTGCGACCCCAACGCCCCGAACGACCGATACGGTGGAGATAAATATGGACGTCCTGTGGCATATCAAAGTTAATCACCGTGCTTACCTGCTGAATATCAATACCGCGCGCAGTAACATTGGATGAAATGAGAACACGATGGACACCTGCCTTGAAGTCCTGATATGCCTTGTCGCGCTCACCTTTCTCCATACCACTGTGAATACAGCAAACAGGGAACCCGTCAAAAAGCATCGCCTCGTGAAGGTCGGCTACACGCTTCGTGGAATTACAGAAGATAATACATTGTGAAACAGAAATCGTCTTAAACAAGTCCTTCATCGTGAGGTATTTCTGAACATCGTCGTCCAGTGCGATATAGTGCTGCTGGATACCCTCGAGGGTAAGCTGCTCCGCTTTCACCTGGATATTCACAGGCGATCTCATAAACTTCTCGGTCAATGTATACAACTCGGGCGGCATCGTTGCGCTAAAGAGGACGACCTGGATATCAGACGGCATATACTGGAAAATATTATAGATTTGGTCATTGAATCCAGCGGAAAGCATCTCGTCGGCCTCGTCCAACACGAGCATGCTTACGTTGGAACCCTGAATATGATTGCGGCGAATCATATCAAATACGCGACCGGGGCATCCCACAATAATGTGCGGGACGCATTTACGCAAATCGGCTGCGTCGTCCGAGGTGGAAGTTCCGCCGACAAGCAGTCGGGTTGTAAGTCCCGACATCATTGCGCCAATGCCAGTAATTACGTCGTGGATTTGTTTAGCGAGTTCGCGAGTAGGCGCGAGAATAAGCGCCTGGGTTTTGGCAAGAGTGACATCAATGCTCTGAAGTGCTGCGACCGTGAATGCGCCGGTCTTGCCTGTGCCGGACTGGGCCTGGGCGATGACATCGCGTTTATTAATAATCGAAAGAATCGATTTTTGCTGGATATGACTAGGGTTTTCAAAACCATATGCGTAAATCCCGCGGAGGAGATCGGGGGATATTTCGTCGACGTCTTCCCACTTTTTGAATTCGGGATACGGAGCGGATGCGGAGTGAGCCGCCGCGTCAGTGGAGGCGAAGCCGGAGCCGGAGTCAGCAGCGGAGGCGGAACCAGTGGATGCGGAGCTAGAAGGAGTATCGTCGGGGGATGACATTGTATATCGTAAGGGTGAAATCGCGAAAAAGGTCGGATATGTCTAATAATGTTAGCAAGATATGTTTAAGTCTGTTTGTTAATAATGTTGTAATATAATATATGAGATGGCGAATCCATTGACCGCAATCAACGCCGATGTGGATGAAGCCGATGTAAATAAAATGTTAGTCTGTTTGCTTGAGCAAGAGAGCGCATGTGAGATTAAGTTATTATCGAGAGGAACTTTTGGTTTTGTGTTTAGTATTCGTTTTACTGCAATTGAAGTAATGGGTGAACAAATTTATAACCAATTTAATACATTTAGAGTAGATCATACTGATGGTAAAATAATTGAAACATCTTACGATACAGAAGAACCATTTGCTACATTTTGTTGTAAATTAGTTCCAATATTAGACGTCGAATCGTCACACACTATTATGATTACTCTTCCAGACAACCCTCCCATACAACAAGTCACATCTACAAAGTTAGCATTTATGAATGAATGTAATAAACAAAGACATATATACGCATTGACAAATTACAATTTAAATTCAGTATGTTTACCTTTGTTTTATTTCAATATAGTAAAATTAACAACCCCCAGTAATTTTGGCCGTTTTATTCGGTTTATTTTTGAAAAAACAAGCATATTTATAGAACAACCACCGCCTGATTTACATTACGGTATATCATTTATGCCATTATCTCCCAATACCATTTCAACAACACAAATAACACCAGCAACACCAGCAATACTGTCATCTACTGGATTTATAAGTCATGAAGATCATATGACATTGATACTCGGTTTTATAGATTCATATACGAAAGAAACACTCGATGAAACACGTGTAATTCACATATTTCAACATGAATTTATGTATCCGATTGTTTCAGTTGTTTCATTAGTTATGCGCCTTTATTCTGTTGGTTATTGTCACGGAGACCTTCATGTCAGAAATATCGTTGTAAATCCTGTTCCATCTGGTATGACAGATAGTAGTCACGAACCTATTATTTATTTTGGACCGACATTTACTTTGATAGATACAGGATTTGCGTATAAACACGGCAAGCATGTTCTAGCCGATTTTTCAACAAATTACGAGTCATTTAAATTAATAATAATGGAACTCATATTTAGACAAGCACCAAAAGCCGGTCAGAATATGCTTACATTTGAACCGCTTAGCTGGTTCCCAAGATTGTTTATGAAACAAATTGAGAACGTCAACGGCACTGACCTGAAAATAGATGAAGATAGATGTAAAGTTATTTTCATATTATATTATTATTATGAGAGATATAGAGTAAACTTTGAACGACATCAGGTGGGACTGTTTGTTACATTATATACACCAGAACGACTTGAAGCTCTAAGAAAACAAAACCATAAAATATCGGAAGTAATAGTCGACTATATTCGGTCATTAACTTCACGCGGAAACCCATTATTTTTATATAATAGTCAAGGAGGGCATCGCCGTAATTATTATGTTTCAAACCGAAAACAAACGAAAATAAACAAAAAACATACACGTAGCGTGCGTCGTCGCAAGAGCCAAAAACGACGACGACGACAACGCAGCAAATCAAAGCGTTACTAATAATGTATTGGTTATATTTTATGGTGGCGGCGTTTCTATAGGATTGAATAAAATTGAAATGCTTTCTTATGTCCACAGTCATCAGAAACGCAATGTATACAGCAACCAAAGCAGTCATTCGAGCCAATCGCGCCCTAAAGACCAGAGCACTCGCCAAAGCCATCCAAATTGAAGCCCATGAAGCCGCCCAAAACCGAACAATGTGGACCCAATTGAAGCAATCAATCAACTCGTCGTCGTCGTCGTCGTCGTCGTCGTCGTAAATAACGGCGAACGCCACCACCCCTCCCGGAAATACTCAAACATCCGCCTATCTGTCTGATACGCCCCCCACTTCGTCGCCCGCACTACCGCCTGAAACCGCGGCGAATTCAGCGCACGCACCATCGCCTCCCCCTCCGCCGCCGACCCCACCGGCAACCCAAACGAAAACTGCCCCATCCCGTATTCCCCCGAGTAGTCCAAATACGGATATAATTTTTCATTAAAGTTCAAAATGACCTTCGCCTTCCCGAAATGCCCCGTCCCCCGTGTCTTCGTATTAGAATACCAGAGTCCAAGTCCCCGCCGCGTCATTGTATGGACGACCGGATAAATAAATTCTCCGGCGCGATATTCAGGCGACATATGGGGGAGGTCACTGCCATAGGCCGAACGGTCATAGAGGACGCGGTGTGGGTCGGGACCGGCTGGGGTAAGCATTCCTCGTATAGATTCAAATTCCGAGTTGGGGAGGAATGGCCAATCTCTCGGAGATATAATATTCAAAGTATTTCCATCCGACGCGCATGTAATAACGCGACACGGTGCGCCGTCACTGGCGCCCACGGCGACCCTCACGATAAAGAGGTCCATTCGTTGTTGGACGCATAAATCCCGGATTGCGGTTTTCTTATCAATCATATGAAGATATTGTAGAGAACAAGGTTCGGTCGTCATCATCGTCCAGAGCCCGTGAGGACTGTTCGGTTTCCGCCACGCGGGCGGGGTGATGAAGCAGAGAAATCTCTCGGCGCATGTTCTCGTTCCCGATTCATGAAGATTATGGCGAAGAATTCCGAGAGATTTTACAATAAACTTATCCCACAGGGTTTGACCTCCTTTACTACTGGTGCGTGCTGAATCTCTCGGAGTTTGGAATGGGGGATTGCCGATGACAATGTCCGCGCCCGCGCCCGCGCCCGCTCCCTCGGCTAAAAAATCCGCACACTGTATATTCACCAACGGCCCGAACAAATCTCTCGTGCGTGCTACATTCTCTTCGTTGAGTTCTACCATAAATAGCATATTCCGCAATATGTGTTCATGGCGCGCGACCTGGTCTGGAAACGCGTCTGCGTCCGCAAGCCCATCCATCAGGCGCATATATATCACCAAACAGAAATTCCCTATACCAGACGCGGGTTCAAGCCACCGCAATCCGGGGTCGCGCCAGACCCGCGCAGGAAGCTGGTCGAGTAAATCACAGATATAAGAATACGGAGTGAATACTTCCCCATATTTATTCTTTTCAATATCGCGCACCGAGAGATTGGTCTGGATGTAGGCCTCCGCGCCCGCGCCAGTGGATTGGCGGTATAATTCAAATGCTTTACTTACTGGATGCGCCATATAATTGATATAAAACAACGAGATATATTATAATAGACGCATCGCACGAACGCACGAACGCACGAACGCATATTATGGCAAAAATAACACATCGCTACGACCTTCCTGATTATGCTGCGTTTATGAATATGGGGTTTGACCTGAAATTACCCGATGATGTTATAAAGTCTGTTTCGGATTTAGCCGATTTGGTGGGTGCGGCGACCTATATCAAAACACCGGTGTTTCCTGTTCGCGCAGGGGGCGAATTCCGGTCATCAGGTGACAATAGTGGTGCGACGACCGCATCGGCAGGATATCACGTCGCAGGAAGCAGTGCGAATACATTTCAGAGTCGTTTCGGACACGACGCGGGTGCCGGTGCCGGTGCCGGTAGTGCCGGTCATTCTATAATGCGGTCGTCCGGGTCGTCCGGGTCATCCGGGTCGTCGTCTCGCTCACAACAAATCCCGAATAACGAATGGGAGACGATTCTCTCCTTTCAAAAGACAGAGCTGAAGAAGAAGGAAGGTATTGAGCTAGGCATTGACAACATCAGGTCATATCTCAACAAGCTGACCGACAAAACATACGCGACAATGTTTTCCAATATTCTAAAGGAAATCGCGGATTTATTCGCCGCGTCCACCGATGATACATCCGAAGAGCATAATACCGTCGCGGTAATGAACCGGGTTGCGTTATCCATCTTCAATACTGCGAGTTCAAACGCATTCTATTCCGAGATTTATGCGCGCCTGTTTCGCGATTTGATGGCGCAGGACACCGCGCCCGCGACCGCGACCGCGACTCCTTTCGCGGTATTTCGCGACTTATTTGAACGCAATTTAGCGTCATTTATGTCCCTGTTTGAAACGATTGAATACTGTGACCCGAAGAAAAATTACGATAAATTCTGCGATATCAATAAGGCGAATGAGAAGCGAAAGGCAATGTCGCTCTTTATTGTGAATCTGATGAAAATCGGGATTGTGGAGAAGACGCAGGTGCTCGCACTGATGCGCCAGATTCAAGAGCTGTTGTATTCCAATATGCGTCAGGAAGGCAAGACGAACGAAGTGGATGAACTTGCCGAAAATCTGTATATTATGGTGAAACATAGTCACGCGACATTCACGGCCGCCGCCGCGTCCACGGCCGAGGCTGACGTAATCGAATCATTCAAGACTCGCGTAGAACAAATCACCGAGATTTCCAGGCTGAAACTCAAATCCAAGCCGAGTATTACGAATAAAACCATCTTTAGGCATCTGGATATGCTCGACGAGATATCTGGAAAGGCGAAGAAGTAAAACCAATATAGAGTGAAAATTGAAGTATTACACAATGACGACGACGGCCCCGCGCACGAAATTCATTGTTTCCTTTACAACGAGCCCCACCCGCATCAATAAATGCGGACCAATGATACATAGTATTCTGGACCAAACGCGCAAACCCGACCTATTTTTATTGAATATTCCGGAAACGTTTGCGCGCACAGGTGAGTCGTATGTCGTCCCAAAGTATATTCGAAAATCTCTCACCGTGAATAGAATCGACACGGATTATGGGCCTGCGACGAAGATTCTGCCGGCGGTCGTATACCTACGCGAACGCACCGGCGCAGGCACCGGTGCTAGCGACTATGACCCCGAAAACACCCGTATTATTTATCTCGACGATGATATCGCCTATCCCAAGCGCATGATTGAAACGTATGAGAAAATGATTCCCGCCGACGACGGCAATGTGTGGACGTCTACCGGGTTTGATTTCGTGAATATGGCGTTGAATGGCAAACGCACACACAAGGACGTCGCCACCATTGCGGAGGGTTATGGGTCGGTTTGTGTGAAACTAAATACATTTGGCGATGATTTCGTCGAATATATGACGCGTTATACCGCCGCCGACAATCAAATATGCCGTCTCTCGGATGACGTGATTTTAAGCAATTATTACCACCGACAAAACAAGGGTATCTTTATTATGAATATCCCTGGATTTCTTTCGATTCACGACATTTGGCAGGATAAGAAAATCCTGGATTACGGGAATGAGGCGGATGCGCTTCATTTGGGCGCGGGGGGGACCTCGGACAATAATGTGGACCGGTATAAACGCGTGATTACCGCACTGAATAAAGCGAAGGAGCGGTGCTTCAAGATGTCGTTTATTACGACGATGACGGATGCGGCGACGGGGACGGAGCGGAAGACGGTTGTGTATCGGTAACGAAATGAACTGAAATGTCTAGTTATACCTACGTGAGCGTGAGCGTGAGCGTTTACGTTTTGTTTTATTTTGAATTCTCCCACCTCGCGAGTTTTGAACTGCCGCTGTTGAATTATCTGAAGCCGCATTAACTGTATCTTCATTATTTATGTTCATATCGGCAAATGTTCTTGAAGGGTCTAACACTGTAGTATCAGAACTTTTGGTAAGTCTAATCTTCGCATAACTATTCATTACTGATAATAAATAGTTTTGTTCCAAATAATCAATCGCGCTTTGGACGGTTTGAGACGCAACAAACGGAATTCTATATTTTGCCCCATTTGGTGTATTTACAAACAACAGTGATGCCCCTTTCATAAGGGTTGCTTCTTCTTTTGCTTTTCTTTCAGCAATCAACGGTTGTAAAAATGCGGCGATGGAACGCACGTGATTTTGTAATTTTCGCATATTGAGTTCTTCTAATTCTTGTTGCGATTCAAAGTATGCTGCGGTTTGGGGGTAGTTGCGGACAATTTCACGCATTACTACCTCCGTAGGACGTTTAAGTAGTGTTATCGTGTCAGGATTAATCAGGTTTCTCTCTAAATGAAACGAGGCTAACGATAATGGAAATTGCATACCTTCAAATGAGGTTATGTTATTACCGGCTATGTATAACGAAGTCAACCTATTTGGAAATACAACACCTTTTAATGTCGTTATTGGCGTGTCAATTATATTTAAATAACCTAATTGTGACGGAAATTTTACATTTTCTAATGATGTTATTTTACAATCCCTGATACTTAATACTTGTAATTTATCAGGGAAACTTACACTATCTAATGTATTTATCGGGTTATTATTTATTTGTATTCCTTGTATATCTTCTGGGAATTTTATACCATTTAATGTTTGGATACCCATGTTTTCTAAAGATAATGTTGCCCGTGTCAGTTGCGTATTGGTTTTAATCCATCCTTCGACTGTTACATTAATATAGTTCTGTACCTTTTCAGCTGTATCCAATATCGGTTGTGTTGCCATTTGCCACTATGTTATAAATTAAATATAAACAATCCTAGTATATTATTATTTACACATATATAATAATAACAAATAATTACATTCACATTAAAATAACACACCACGATGGTGAAATCCAAACTCAACACCAATATCAACTATCACGAGTATTCGCATTTAGAAGAAGAAGACTTCAATTACAATACACCATTATTCCAGGTTCAGTTACTGCGCGACCCGCAAAAAGTCGTCATTGGTCTCGGCCAATTGAACTACCATTTCGCGAAACGGTATAGTGTCGTATACGCGCCTATTTATTTATTCAATACAGAAATGGAGTTTATGAAACAGGTCGGTGTCTATGAAATGCCCTCCACCCAGGTTAAAATGGACGAATCCGGTGACCTAGATATCCATAAACTGACGCCGTTGTTATATAGTTTTGTAAATACCGAATTATTACGGAAATCCCGTGTTAAATCTGCGGGCGATAAGGACGCCGCCGCCGCCGCCGCTGCGGACCCGAAGAAGCGCGCAACCGAAGTCAATGAAATCAAGAAATCTCTCGGAAAGCCGCCCGCAGCCGCACCCCTGGCCACCGCCGCCACCGACGCAGACGGCGACGACACGAGCAGCGACGACGACGACGATGACGACTACGACGCCACATTCGGCCTAGACGCCAGACAAAAACACCTATTATCCGGCGCATCCATTCTCCCGCTTCAGACCAAAGAACAATCCGAAATGGAGCGCCGCCAATATAAACCCAGCCCCGCCACCGACCTCTGGATTCAAAAGTATCTCCGGAATAAGTATTTCAACTTCATAGACAATGAAGGCGCCAGTGACGCCTTTTTCGCGGTGATTCGCGACGCACTTCTCACCCAAGGTCGGACGACGACCATCCTAGAATTACGTAAACAACTCTCGGAGGAAGTTACGGACGAAGTATTTCGGGGATACCGAGAGAAATTCGCAATGTATCATGCCCTGACGCGGACACAAACGCGCGAGACGAAAGAGCTCGTGAATAATTACAATGACGTCAAACGCCGGATATCTGCCATCCACGACCGCGCCCAACAACAGCTCATGATTGCGGGTGCGAAGAAACTCGTCGTAGAACATAATCTGAAACACGATGAGATGAAGTATACGAAACTTCTCTCGTCGCAATATGATTATATGCGCGAAGTCAGGTCCACGCAACAATTAAAAGAGCGGATGATGACGTCGCTTTACTGGCCCGACGCATGGGCCATCGCCACGATGGAGCGTGTGTTGAATATGAAATTCGTCATATTTTCACGGGACGCATATGAAGCGGGGGATATCGATAATGTGTTACAATGTGATAATGGCGCGGGAGACGGCGACGGAGGTGGCGGCGTTGACGCGGATATACGCAAACGCGGCGTGTTTGAGCCTACAGCGTATATTTTAGTGGGAAGAGGAACGTCTCTCTCGAGCACCGCCGCCGCCGCCACTGCCACCGCGACAGGAGGCCGCGCCCGTAGTCGTAGCCCTCGAAACGGCGTTCGTATGAACAATTCCAAGGCGACCACCTACAATCTCATCACCTATAAAACGCACGGCGTTCTCGCATTTTCCGAACTACCTTATGATATTAAACTACTCATTACAACGAAATGCCTGGAAACGCAGTCTGGCGCATTCTGCCTCATTCCGCAATTCAAACTATTCCAGCGCGAACTCGGTATACGCGCGGACGATATACCCAACGAGAGCCTAGATGATTTATTAGAGGAAATCCATACTACTGGCACTAGAGGCGAGAGAAATTTGTATACACCCGATATTGTATTCCAGTTTTATGCGAAATCCAACCCGAACGCATTGCCTGGCACGGGTGCGGGTGAGAGAATACCCGAGACGGAGAAGATCCATTTTCATAAACTCGCTACATTTGACAACTGGCGCCGCAAACTATCGAATTTCTGGAATGAGCCGTTTATGTTGGACGGCCACACGTGGCAGAGTGTAGAGCATTATTATCAAGGCAGTAAATTCAAGAATAACAACCGCGAATTCTACCTTAAATTCTCTCTGGATTCTAGGTCGGAATTGTCGGCGGACCCGGCCCTCGCAAAAGCGGCGGGTAGTAAAAGCGGGAGATTGAACCACTCCACCATTATTCGCCCATCACGGATTACGATTGACCCGGATTTCTTCAATCACGGGCGAAGTGAACGAGAGCTGGAGAATGCGATGTTTGCGAAATTCTCTCAGAATCAGAACTTAAAGGATATGTTATTGGCGACGCGGAATGCGAAGCTTGTTCATTACCAACGTGGTGCGCGACCGGAAGTGTATCAGCATCTTATGCGAGTGAGACATAAATTGCGGACGCGATGACGACCGCTGCGCTTATGGCGCTAGCACGGCTGGCATACGCTGAAATAAGAGGTAAAAACTCCCTGTAGCACCGCAAAAATAAACATAATGACGACGATACGGACCCAGTCTGTATGTGACGGATTTGTAAAGTGGAATCCTGCGACAGTGCCATTGCCATTCCCATTGCCATTGCCATTGCCATTGCCATTGCGGTTTATGGGGCTGGCACGGCCGTCGTGGAACTTTCCAATATTGTAATGAATCACATTTTCAATGATGTTTAATACGATAAACACGAGAAACGAAAACACGAAGATGTGGAGCGTCCCCGACTTGAAGTATTTCTTGAAGATGAGTTCGAACATCGTATTATAATTGTAATTATAATTATAATAGTATTATAAAATAGTATTATAATAGTATTATAATAGTAATAGTAATAGTAATACATACATTCATCGATGTGGATTGAAGAAGAATTACAGAAAGATTCAGCGGGAATCCGACGCGCCATTCACGAAATTACGAGAGATTACCAGAAACAATTGCCACGAAGCATCCGGTCACGTCTACCCGAGAATAAAGAGAAGACAACCGAATTCCTCAATCATTTTTATGAAAGACTACGCAATGCGGAATTTACTGTGTATCAAACAATGACCGCAGACGCAGCGGAGGCCGATGATGAACCCCGTCGCCCCGCATTTCATCTGACTGAAATAAAAAACTCGGCCAATGACCTCCCACATCCGCGCATTCTCTCGGAACTACAGCGCGCCTATGATATGCGCCGTCGCGGCGGCGGCGGCGGCGGCGACGATGACCGATATATCCCGTATAAAGTATACGCATACATCCGAGAGAAATCCGAGTATTGTATCCAGTTTCAGTCCACCATTCATGGACGCGCGATTACACTTTATTTCATA